TGCCCAATTCGCTTAAAACTGACATCGTTATGACGGCAAATCTTCGTGAGTGGCGTCATTTTTTTCGATTGCGGACGGCGCCCGCAGCACATCCGCAGATGAGGGAATTGGCTGAATCAATGTTATCTGGATTTCGGCAATCTGTTCCAGTTGTGTTTGAATTGGTGTAGGTGCATGAGTCGTAAAGATGATTTGATTCCTGATTATGTCGGCGGTCGCAAGATCGTGGTCTTGCGTGGAAAATATAAGGGCAAGACTTTTACCGTTAGCCAGTCGGCTAACGATTGGGTTTTGGTGGAAGAGCTGGGGACGCAAGTGTTTGCGAAGTCGTCTGTGAAATATGTGGATGAGAAAAAACATGGATCTGCTTAGCTTTTATCAGGAGATTATTCATAAACCATTCTGTCAATATACATTGATTGACAGCTTTGCGATCTTGCTCGTGTTTATTTTAGTGGTCATGTTGTTAGGTATTATTTCGAGGTGGCCGTCATGATCTGCGTCATTCTTGTTTTGGTGGCGTTCGTTGCTGGTGTTCAAGTTGGGCGTTGGTTTTCGGATCGGTGGTGGATCAATCATTTGAATCTGCCAAAATAATAGGGGTTGGTTATGTTGATTGATGATGTTGCGCAGTGGTATAGAACTCAACCTAACGGTGATGTTGCGGCAAATCGTTTGCGAGAGGCTTTTGTTGTTGATGTGCAGAACGTAGCTGATTATTTTTATCAAAATCCTAAAAATTATTGGCAGTACAGTGATTTTCCTAATATTGCTCCTCCTTTTGATTTGATGTGGAGTGAGTGGTTAATTCCGCAATGGATGAATCATGAAGGTCATGTTGAGCAATGCTCAAATGGGATGCGTGGTCGCTATGGCGTTTTGATGCAAAGTCATGAATTTGCGAATGATGTTGAGCGACGTGTATTTTTTGATTATCCAAAAAAGTTAAATGCAAATTTAACGGCAGGTATGAATATAGAAACGGATTCTGATGTTGTTGCTAGATCAAAATGGGGTTGTGTATTGTTTACGTTTATTCGTTTGGGAAAATGTGATCCGATGTTTTTATCTCGTTTTATATGGGCTGTGTCTGATGATGGTGAAATTTTGAAAATTGGTGAAGGTTATTGTTATACGGATTGCATATCGACTATGGTTCAAGGTCGGGATCAGATAGATAAGTTTATGTCATCAGTGAACGATCTTATATTCATTCCTCTTTTGTCATTATCTTTTTTGCATTGTAAAAATGTTGTGGTGAAAAAATGTTCTGTTGCTAGAGACAAGGTTCAGAGATCAAGAATAAAAGACGGGAAGTTGCCATTTTTTAATTTTCACACAATAGTTATCGAGCCAGTTAAAAAAATTATTCGTGATGTTGGTGGTCAGGATGTAGGTATATCTCCAAGGTCGCTTCATATTTGTCGAGGTCATTTTAAGGATTTTTCTGTGCATGGTTTATTTGGTAAATACAAAGGAAGGTATTGGTGGCCGATGCACAAAAGAGGCGACGCTGATATTGGAGTAACTGATAAAGATTATTTGATTAAGGGTGTAGTTAATTAAGGAAAGGAGAAAACTGAAAATGAGTGAAAAAATAGAAGTGGAGTTCAAGTTCAAAGTGGGTGACTTGGTGATGCCGTCAGCCGTGGCGCATTTGCTTGGTGACATGATTGATAACGAAGCGACGTGGATGTTTCGTGACGAGCCAGAGATGCGGTACGTAGTGCAGGAGCGGCTGTATCAGCAATGTTATAACACGCACCAGATTCATTACACCTGCCGAGCCGTTGGTCGGAACGGGTATCTCGGTAAGGACAATTTGTCCTTTACCGAGCCAATGCTTGCGGCGGCTCCGTCTTTTAAGACCAAGAAAGAGATTAAAGAGATGCGCAAGCAAGCGGAGTCAGAGAGCAAACCGACGCCTCCGCCTGACAACGCTTGAGCGTCAATAAGGCTTATTTGAAATTGAAGGACAAGCCTGTTCCTCTCAAGACGTGCCCGCAATGCAAGGCTGTATTTGAGCCGTTTTTGAGAGGGCAGGTGTCTCGGACGCTGGCGATTATATTTTGGTGGTTGCCGTCGTCGGCGTTAATTTGCCGAGCGTGCAAGGACATTGTGGGGTGGGAATAATTTGTACTGGCAGTGACGCCGATATTCGGTGTCCTTTTGAGAAAGTTGGGTGCGTGGACCGTGAACAACAGGGCAACTGTGACGACATCTCTGCACGGACGCTTCAAAGACTTGTCATAGATACGTGACAAGGAAGGAAAACCCAAGTCGGGCAACCGCCTGCCAGTGTTTTTATATTGAGCGAAAAGGAGACAAATTATGTTCAAAGCGCTAAAAGAATTGATCAAGCGGATGCGAAAAAAGAGCCGTGTGTCTTACTTGTCCGGCGCCGCAATGGGTAGCGGCGAGTATCATGACACCGAGCTGCCACAGCAAATTAGTTTTAATCAACCGACACAGTGGACTACGTTCGACAATGCGACCAATGCGGTTACGACAGGCAGCGTCGCTGTTGGCACATATAAAACGGAAGCCAAGAAAGACGAGCGCATTGAGGTCAAGCCTGTTGAGGTCGTGAAAGAGATCGTGACCGAAACGCCATCTATGATGCTGGACGGATTGGATAAGCAGATCAAGATCGTGAAGAAACGGATACGGATTTTGATGGAGCAGGATATTAAGCCACGTGACGAGGAAGAGGCACTGGGGTATTTGAAAGCCAGGACATATTATAAGAAGCGCCAAAAATTGTTTCCGTGGTCGATCACGACCAACGAGAAAATTAATGAGTTGTGCAAAAAGTACAAGCTGCGCAAGGTTGGTTTCAACGCTTATTATAAGACTGTCCCAACTGAGGCTCTGGATGAGTTGGAGAAGTATGTCAGCGCTTGCAAGAAGGTTCGCTCCGGCGCTCCTGATATTTCTCTTATCATTGACGACGGCGGAAAAGAGACACGTCGTGATCCAATTATGCTTGCCAGCGCACCTTTCGGCAGATGGTTCTATGTGATCGGCGCTTGGGACAAGGAAATTGAGGTTGTTGGAGAATTGATTTACAACGCAAAATAAGGAGCTGTATGGCTACCTTTTACATGGAGACGACTCGCATTGATCCGAAGCGGACTGTAGGTCAGATCCAAGAGTTGTTGGGTAAGAATGGCGCCAACGCTATCCTGATAAATTATGACGCAGGGGATATCGTGGCGTTGTCGTTCAAGATTAAATGGAATGACGTGGATGTGCCGTTCATGTTGCCGTGTCGTTGGCAGGCTGTAGAGGCGTTACTCAAGAAAGAGAATAAGCGACCACGTTATGACGACTCGTATGAACGGTGGGCGAAGCGTGTGGCGTGGCGCCAGATCCTGCGATGGGTTGAAGCCCAGCTTGCGCTCGTACAGACCTCAATGGTGTCTATCCATGAAGTGTTCCTTCCTTATATTCAATCTAAATCAGGCAAGACAATTTTCCAACAGATGGAGCAGAACAAGTTTCAATTATTGGAGCACAAAGGATGACGGATTCTCAGTTCATTGAAGTTGTGTGCGAGGATGGATATTCTCGTTTACTGAACCGTTCTGACATAATAGAGGTTGCCGAGTCGTCTCGTAGAGAGGCAATGGTGCGTATGCGTGGCGAGGGTGAGAATTGGTTGCTGTTGCGTATGTCGTTTGAAGGTTTTAAGCGTTTGCTGGCGCAAGGAACGCAGCAATAATATGGCTGACTGTTGGAAGCGTGGCTGTCGTCAACTGAAGCGGACTTCGACGTATGATGGTGCGCAATGCGTGACCATTATTAAAACGATTTGCGAAGAGTGCGGTCGCACTGTGTCAACGGCGACGTTGACCGATGAACAGCGATTGCTGGCAAAGAAAGAAAATAAAAACCGAAAGGAGAAATAATATGGGAGCATTAGTATTCTTTATTGGGTTTGCTCTGATTCTGTGGTATGTCGTTCGCCAAGTCTTGAATCGAGCCAAACCAGAATCATTCGTAGCCAGGGCGGTGGCGTTTTTTATTGGGCTGGTTGTGCTGACGAATCTCGCCAGCGCCATCATTATCGTTCCGGCGGGTCACAGGTACGTGGTCTTCAATAAGTTTGTTGGTGTGAAGACGATTGTGCTGGGTGAGGGTATGCACGCCATCGTTCCGTTCGTGGACAGCGCCGTGGATTTCGACGTGCGTGTGCAGAAGAGCGACGTGAAAGCGAACGCTGCGTCCAAGGACTTGCAGGACGTGAGCACGGAGGTGGTGCTGAACTATCGACCGAAGCCCGATCTGATGTCCAAGATTTACCAGCAGTATGGACAGGATTACGAAGTGAAGGTTATCGTGCCAGCCGTTCAAGAGGCTGTTAAGGCGGTCATCGCCACGTACACGGCGGAGCAGATTGTGACGAAGCGGGAAGAGGTCAAGACCAAGGTTCAGCAGCAACTGAGCGAGATGATTGCCCAGGCTGATTTGGAGCTTGTTGAAACGTACATGACCAATTTCAGCTTCTCCGAAGCGTTCAGCCACGCCATTGAGCAGAAACAGGTGGCTGAGCAGTTGGCTCTCAAGGCGCAGCGTGATCTGGATCGGATCAAGATTGAAGCCGATCAAAAGATCGTTCAGGCCAAAGCTGAGGCGACGGGACTACAGATGCAGAAGGAAGCCATCACGCCTCAACTGATTGAGCTGCGGAAGGTTGAAGCGTCGATCCAAGCCATCGCAAAGTGGAATGGTGTGCTGCCAGAATTTATGGGGTCGGGTTCGATTCCGTTCATTAACATGGCGTTGTCGCCCAAGAAGGCTGAGGAGAGCAAATGAAGAAAAAGGGATTCACTTTAATTGAGCTGATGATCTTTGTTGCGATCATCGGCATCGTCGTTGCGATTGGTGGTGGCGTGATCAAGTCATCCCTGTCTGTCAGTAACGGGACACGCACTGGCGTGGTGGTCAAGCTGTCCACCAAAGGTATGTGGGTCAAAACCAATGAAGGGCAGCTCATGATTGGTGGCGTGCAGTCCGGCCAGACGTGGGATTTCACGGTGCCGAAAGGCGCCGATGCCGTCATGGAGCTTCTTGACAGCGCTCAGAAGTCTCAGAAGGTTGTGACGCTGACGTACAGGCAAGTTGCGTTTTCGATGCCGTGGAAAGGTGACACCTCGTATTTCATTACCAAGGTTGATTAGATGGGTGACGTGAACCGGACGTGGAATGCCAAGAATCCTTTGCAGGGCAAATATAAGCGGGTGTTGTGTGTTTGCTCTGCGGGACTTTTGCGCTCACCTACGGTGGCGTGGGTGCTATCGAATCCGCCATATGATTGTAATACACGAGCGGTTGGGCTTGATCCTGGTCATGCGTTGATAAGACTGGATGATGTCTTGCTTGAGTGGGCTGATGAAATCTTGTGCATGGATGAGGATCAGAAGAAAATTGTTCAAGAGCGCACGAAGAAGCCAGTGTTTAATTTGAACATTGGCGACAACTTCGATTATCGGGATAAAGGGTTGGTTCACATAATTAAATTGCACTATGACGCCATCCTTGAGGGTCAGAGAGTTGTTCCTTTATAGATTAACGCAGCATCAAGGACTGGGGAACCAGAAATGCTGTGTGTCCCTGCGACTGATCTGGCCGGATCGGTAGTCTGCTAAGTGCACTGAAAAAACCTCGCTACAAGTGTCGGCGAGGGGCAGCCAGGGGCTTAAGCTCCGAGCGTCTACCCGCTGGGACAGCCAAACGCCTCATTCCCAGCATTGCCAGCGGTGAGGGGATAGGAGCCGATTTAAGGAGGGGTTGATGAATCGTTGGGAGTCGGACACGCAAAAGAAAAACGTGGCGTGGTTCTTGCCACGGCCAAAGAAGGATCGCTACAAAGGCGGGATGCCGCTTTATGCCGAGGAGTGGATTCTTGATTTGGCACGGGACATCATTCTGAAGCCGAATGCTGATGTGTTGAATTTGTTTTGTGGAATGAATAAGCAGGGGTATCGGGTAGACCTTAATCCAGACGTGAAGCCGGATATGCTTTGCGACGCTCATGCTTTGACGTGTTGTGTCAAAGCTAAGTTCGATATTATTTTAGCCGACCCGCCTTATAGCGACCAGGAAGCTAAGGAAATTTACGGCACGCCGAAATTGAATTATATGAAGTGGACAGCAGAGGCAACAAAGCTGTTGCGTAAGGGCGGACTTCTGATCGTATATCATAAGTACGTCATGCCCAATCCAGATCCGACAGTTTATAAAGTGATCAAGCGAGTGTTCATTGGCAATCGTGTTTATCACTTGCCACGTGTTGTTGTGTATTTTCAGTTGGGTTAAACAAGGAAATTAGTAGAATCTGAACGAAGCGATTTGGGGGTGACATCCTGAGCGTACCCAGAGTGGCTATAGTTGGTTCACGTCAGTTTCCAAGTTTGGATAAAGTCATTGCTTATGTGAAAGGCTTGCCCGTTGAGACTATTATTGTCAGCGGTGGCGCCATAGGTGTGGACCTGGTGGCTCAGAAAGCTGCTGAAGCACGTGGCATGAAGGTGGATATTTTTATGCCGGATTGGACGCACCAGGGAAGAGCGGCGGGTCCAATCAGGAATCGCACAATTGTTGAGAATTGCGATGCGTTGGTGGCGTTCTGGGATGGGGTGTCGGCGGGAACGAAGAACAGTATTGATCTGGCGCAGAACATGAGAAAGCCTGTAACCATTATTTATCCAAATGGGAGGAATAATCATGGAAGCTCACGAAAAGATCAGCGAGATTCGAGCACGAATGGAAAGGTATAGAGATGGAGATAAGGATTCTGCTGTAACACTGATTCGATTCGACCTTCCTTATTTGATCAAACTCGTTTACGACCTCAGTCATTCAATGGATGCCACGTGTCAAGAGAATAGCCGCTTGCGGTCAGAGCTTCATGTTTATAAGAACGATCCATTGAAGGTTGTTTTTATTCAAGAGGCTGAATTTGAAAATATCATAAATACGGAGGATGAGCATGGACGGAGCGAGATTGACGCAGAAGCGCTGGCGCAAGGAGCTGCGGCGCCGACGCCTTAAGAAGGCGAAAACAACGTATCTCAGCACCAAAGGGCACAGCATCGCTGGATTTGACGCCATGCGCAAGGCGTGGCGTGAGCGTAAGCAGAGGTTAAGAGCCGAGCAAAAAAAAACGATCTAAAAAAGGAACATAGACATGAGAGGTGAAACCAAAATGAATGAGCGATCAAATGAAATTTGTCTTTCTGATTACAGCAAAATGGCTGCCTTAGACCTGCAAGGAATCCGCTTCAGTCGCCATGAATATAATGGTCGCTTCTACGCCTACTACGATCCCAGCGCCCGCAAAACCGATGAGAACAATAAACCAGTTGGCAAAACCGTCCGAGAGATTTTGGACGATTATGAATTGGGCAAGAACGATCTGCGTGATTTTGTGGCAGCGCAGGGCAGGATGAAGGACTTTATTTTTGAAGCTGAGCGTATGTCCAACATGGGTTCCAAGGGTGGGCATAGGCGATAAGGTGATGTGAGCTATCGGCAGAAGTATGAAGCAGCCAGGGAGGTTTTGATCACAGCGCTTGGCGTGGCTCGGTCGGATGCGAGCCGGAAAACGATTATCGAATTTGTTGATGGGCTTATTGCTGAAGAAGCGAAACGAAAACGAGAATTGAAAAAAGAATTGTTTTGGAAGAAGGTTAAATTTCTATTTGGATTGGAGGGGTAAATGCCTAAATGTTCTTTGCCGTTACGATTGCAGCCGGATGAGGCTTGGCACGGCACCGACTGGGATAACCCAGTGCAGCGAAAATGGAAGCACTATTGGTTTATGTATGGGTTCCGGTGTCCGAAAGGGACGTGGTATTTTCCGACGCTGTTCGCTATACCGTGGGCTGCGATCAGGGTTCCGTTTCCGATACCGATTCCAGCTCATTGGCGGATGCACCCGTTTGTTTTGGCAGGCAAGAACATCACTCGCTGGATGAGCGTGAAGCCTATGCCCAGCTCGGATGAGGTCACGGAGATCAAATATTATATTCCAGAGCTGAAAGGGAAGTGGCTGTTCTTTTGGCAGTTCAGGAAAGCTCGGATCGTTAAGGCGTATCGGATAGATGGCAAGTATCTTCCGGCGACTTTGGATGGCGTGCCGTTTGATTTGATCGACATCTCTTATAGGGCGAACGATAACGATGGCTTCATTGGTCCAAGCACGATCAACTACTGGGAAAACTGGGCTACGGGCTTGACGTGGCCGTTGGGTTGGTTCTTTCATTGGAAGTGGGACAAAACGAAAGTCGATGACGTGGAAGTGTTCATCAACACTCCTGTGCGATGGGATTCGGGGGATGGGTATTATGATCTGCCGAATGTTATCGCAGGCGGCTGTTTCAAATAATGTCATCAAAGAAACCAGATCACATATCTGACAAATGGGATGGCAATAAATTTTTGTGGATGGAAATGAACCGGACGAGGCAGAAACCAAACCTGAATCGGATCAGTAGCGAGATGCCTTTTTTTAATTTCAAGGCGTGGTTTGAAAAGTGGAAAGCACGCCTGAAGCGTTGGAGAGCATAAGGGGGCGTTTATGAAAAAGGTGATTGTCTTTGCTTTCATTGTTGGGCTATTGCTCACGTCAGCTTGGTCTGGGTCTCGTCATGATTTGCGGGTTGAGGTGAAGTTGAAGGTAACGAATTTGGCGACTGGAAAGAGTTATTTTTTATCAACGGTCAGGCTTGTGAACCACGGCGATGATCGAGCAGTGACCATTAATGATTGTGTTGGTGAATTGCTGCGAACGTCGTCGGCAGAGCAGTACACGAGCATTGAAAAGGCGAGGGTGCTTGGCGATGAGTGATGATTTTTATGATGAGGCTGATGACGGAACACCTTACGATCAGGTGTTTGATGACATTCTTGGCAGTGACGCCAATGAGAGCACACTGAGTTTTGTTGAATCGCTGGCGGACGCTTATGAAAAGTATCACCATCTGACGCCACGCCAGCATGAGAAGCTGATGGAAATTTGGAAAGAGACGAAAGGAGACTGACAATGGATCATGATATTGTGAACATATTTACGTTTCATGCACCGACGGAAGAACAGAAGTTGAAGTACGAAGCCATCCGGTCTAAAGCAATGGAGTTGGCGAAGGTCATTTACGATAACACGCCACCGTGTGCTGACCAGTCAGCAGCTATCAGGAAGGTCAGAGAGGCGGTGATGACCGCCAACGCTTCGATAGCGCTTAATGGCATCGTTTGACGAGATCAGAAAAGCGGTTTGCGAGCTGGCTAAGGATACGTCAGGGTCTGGTATTTTATTTCCAATTACGTCTGTGCAGGTCAGCCCTTTAACGTATAAACAAGTGTGCCGAGAGGTTGGAACGGAGTATGTGATGTTGCCGTCTCTTTCTTCGGTTCGTTTGGTGACGGATAAAAATTTACCGACCGATGTTGTGATATTGCGTGGTCGGCGTGAAGACGATATGGTTGTCATGAATCTGACGACTGGAATAGTTCACAAGGTCGCATTGCGACCCGTGAAATTGGAGGTAGGTGACGATGGAACAATTGGACTTCGAGAAGTTGGTGGAGGAGAGGGTCAACAAAATTCGCCAAGTCTTGGCTAATAAAGCCAAGGAGTATGCTCGTGGCGACCGCTTGTCGAATTTTAAGAAGGCGGCTTATGCCTTGTCGTCAACGCCGGAAGAGGTGTGCGTCAACTTGTGGTTTAAGCACGTCATTTCCATTGTTGATTTGGTTCAGGATTTGGGCAAGGGCAACATCGCCACTGATGCGATGTGGAATGAGAAATTGACTGACGGGATCAATTATCTCATCTTGTTGGAAGCGCTGGTGACGGATCGGGTTAATGGGATTGCTGGATTATTGGCGTCGCCGCCAGTCGAGAAAAAATGAAGTCGTATCAAGCAGCCATTAACAAAGTAATGTGGCGGCAGGTTCATACAGGAGTTATGTCGGTCGTATTAAATGTCATGATCAATTTACTGATTGTCAATCATTGTCGGGATTTTTTGACTTCCTTAAACGCTCTGCAAGCAACTGCGGCGGTGGTGGGATTTTTTGTGTTGAATGGCGTTGTCTATTTTGGGCTGCGTAAGTTTTTGCGTGCTCGGCGAGATGAAGAATTGCAAAGGCGTTTGCATCGGTTACAGATTTGGGAAGTTATCAAGGCTGATCGAGAGATACAGCAGCAGCGGACGCACAAGAGGGAACGTGAAAAAGTTTTGCTTGGCCGCCAAGACATATAGACGCTTGGCGATCACATTTTATCGTTGGTATCTGTGCCAGGTTGCTGGCAATAAGCTAACCCCACGAGAAATAAAGTTGATCCCTAAGCGGGTTGACGAATTGATGAAAGGAGAAATACTGAAATGCGAATACGGAAAACGAAAATCAAAAAAGCAATTGAGCTGTTGAAAGGGCGAGGGATTGTTTTATCCTCTGAGCAGGTGGATCAGGCGTTGAATGGGCAGCCTGTCGTGAACGAGGCTGATCATGCTAAATTCGATGAATGGTGCCAGCACGCTTGGGCGCATAAGGAACCATTTGTGGTGAATTTCAATCCCACAAACGAACATCCGATCTTTCATCGGTACGATGCGTACCGGAACTTGCGTCGTCATATTGCTTCTGTACATAGGAACGGTCACAACGGGTCAAAAAAGATCATTATCAAGATCAAGCGGAAGAAAAAAGACCCTGTTATTGGGGGTTGATCTTTCAAGGGCGCCCAGTCTAACCTGTTCTTATGATGTGAAATTTGTCTCAGGGGAGCTGTGTCTATGACTGTGCCGCCTTTTGAAATTCTGCAACGGTTTGGTTTGGCTGTTTATCTATCGCTGTTTTTTTCGATTGGTATCTTTGCCTTCACGTTCTGGTTGATGAAGCATTTTCTTGCTCAATGGGAAGCGGAACGGACGGAGCATCAGAAGTTTATGTCTGACTCTGTGCGAGCCAACACGACCGCCATCGTGTCAGCCACGGATAGGTTGGCGGATCTGGGGTCTATGATCAGGAACGTGTCAGAGCAATTGATCCGATTGGAGACTGCCAATCGTTATCAGCGAGATGAGCATCAAAACCAGACAACGAAGCTGTCCGAGATTCAAAGAGATTTGGCGGTTGTGGGAGAGAAAATCAATTCACGGTAGGGGAATCGTATCTGAATGATGTCATTGGTCTGTTCAAATATTATTGGCGCCGCCTTAAGTTTGCCTACCATTTTTGGAATCAGTACAGCGATATTCAATACATCACACCAGGGTATTTCGGCTTAAGTTCAGTGCATTTGGGCGAGACGTGGCGTCATTGCGGCAATTGGAAGAAGGTCTGTCATTTCTGCCGAGACACGCATTGTCAGTTTGCCGGAGGATTTAAGGTTGACGAACTGCGGTATAATGATGCGCTGAGGTATCATTCGTGGCGACCGATCACGGTTCGTTATTTTAATCTTGGTTTGTATGAGGCTCGGCGAATGCTGTTGACAATGAATGATCGTCCGGCTTGGGTTAGCGAATCGGTATGGCTGTACTTGAAGGCTGTTGATCTTCGTATTTGGATCTGGAAACGACCGTGGAATTTAAGAGGGGAAGAGTATCGGAGTTGAATTTGCGGTAGCTGAGAGAAAATGAAAATCGCCAACTGAACCTAATCCTGTTAAGGGGTGTGGCTACACGCTTGTCAAACGTGGTTTAATACAGTGTTGACGAGGTGATTATGGCGAAACAGACGACGTTGATGGAGTGGTTGGATCAGACGAAGAAGCTGTCGAAGTCCAAGGATTATCAGTGCATGGACGCTATTGATAATGTGATGGGGTGTTTGTGGTTCATTGACAAAAGGATGCTGATGCGGCACAAGGATTTTATTAATGCCATGTGCGAGAAATATCACAAGCCCAATCCGGTCAGCATCATTAAGAGCCAAGCGAAAATGGCTGAGCTGTTTATTGAAAAGTACGGCGCACCGATTCAAGAGTTTATCGTTGCAAACATTAAAGCTGTTGTTCCGAAAACGTGTCTATCATTGAAACAATGGAATTCCTGTCCGGCGTCGGCGATCTCAAAAAAGTGGTTAGGCACGTTTGTGGATGGGTCTTTGACTCGATGCGAGACAGGCTTAGAGGATTTGAAGCGGCAGTGGTTTGAAGTGATTGATTTCATGTGGGAGCGCCCTGAGCTGATCAATCCAGCGCTCATTGACGAGTATATTCAACAGACCATTGCGGACGTGTGTATGCAGCACAAGAAAAATAATCCACTGGTAGGCGACGCCAATATGTGGAAGCGGTTTGGCAAGTTTTGGAAAGACACGAATGGGCGGTGGCATAAAGAAAAGCGCCACCGTTTTTAATAGGAGGCGATATGGAGCAAGAGCAGGAGCAAGAGATAGCGAAGTGTCAGCGATGCGGGGCGCCAGAGGGTGGTGATTTGAGAACGTTGTGGATGGCGTGTTTTTACGCTATGGATGAGATCAAACTTCCATTCAAGCAGCGCATTCTCTTTGATGCCGATAGAGAGAAGTTGACCAAAGTCAAAGATCCTGATGTTATTAAGTGCAATGATGGGTTTGAAATTAAGGTTGGTCCTGGTGTGTTGAAATGTGATGGCGAGTTGACGCCACAGGGCTTCTTCACGCTTGTGGTTTGCAAAGATTGTAGGGCTGACTGGTTGCACGCCATTAAAAAATGGTTTAGTATGCAGCCAGAAAGAGCAGAGATTGGATCTGGAATTTATGTGCGAGACTTTGGAGCGAGCAAGGAGATCACACGAGAAGAATGGGATCGTCGTCAGAAGGAAAAAGTTTAGTCACCTTATTCACATGGGGCAAGCTCTGTGCCCCAGTACAAACAGAGTAATCAAAGGTGAAAGGAGAGGTGCAATGATGTATCGAGAACAATACGTTGCCGCCGTAATGCGTAGCGGCAAAATCCAACCAGAAGACCGAGACGGTGTTATCGTTCTGCCGTTTGAGAGCGAATACCAAATCCGAATAAAAAATAAGAGCAGGAAACGTGCGGTAGCTGACATCCATATTGATGGGCGTTTGGCTGTTCGTGGCGTTGTTATTGATCCCTTGGGGTCAGTTGACCTTGAGCGATTCTTGGAGGGGTTCAGTTTGGACTGTGGACCTCGCTTCAAGCTCGTCAAGGCGTCGGACTCAAGAGTGAGCCAGCCAGGTGATAGTGAGAATGGAATTGTCAGCGTGAACTTCTATGCCGAGAAAGACCAACCGAAAGTTGTTGAAGAGCACAGGATCGTTCATGATCACTGCACTCATCGTCATCCTCATTGTTATCACGGCAATTGTCCTGATTGCTGCCCGTGGTGTCATCGACCATTCTGGTATGGGTCGAACATCCTTCGCTCTTGCGAAGATAAGTCGTTTACGACTTATGGACAGTCTGTGTCAGGTGGTGGAACGCAGGGAATGACGCTGAACGCTGGTAACGATGTCAGCGTGACGCCGACAAGCGGTGTCGATGTGAACCTGATCCAATCATCGTTGTCGAATCAGGCGATAACAGCGAAGAAGCTGGATGCAAATATCAATGCGTCTTATACTTCATCTCCTGTCAACGCTGAGCCAGCGGCCACGGTTGAAGGGAGCCATTCGACGCAGCAGTTTCGTCACACGTATATTGACGTGGATCGAGATCATCCGGTTACGATTCAATTGAAGTTGCGTGGTGTGGTACAATTGATTCAACAATGCGATTGTGGGTTCAAACGAACTGATGAATCGTATTGCCCGAAATGCGGCAAGCATCTTGCCATCGCCGCATAATTCAGGACTTGGTGGGGCGTTGGCTTTGGCTTGCGCCCCATCGAGTCTTTATTGAAGCGAACAAGAAAACCGAAAATTAAAGGGAGGGGTCATGCGGGCAGCTTGTTTGCACGCTCACGGTGCATTTTCATTTCAAGATTCATTGATACGTGCAGAGTCAGCCGCTAAGAAAGCCAAGGCTGTTGGCTACGTGGGTCTCTCTCTTACCGATCATGGCAACGTTGCGGGCGTGGTCGAGCACTATAAACATTGCAAAGAGAACGGACTCGTGCCACTTCTTGGCTCTGAGTTTTATATCACGCCGGATATTAAGGTGCGTGACTCCGAGCACCGCAAAGAACTTACCAACCATATCACCGTATACGCCCAGAACTCCACGGGCGTTAAAAACCTTTTTAAGCTCTCCTCGCTGTCTTATCTGGAAGGCTATTACTACAAACCTCGCATTGATTATCCGGCTCTGTTTGAAAATCAAAATGGTCTTATGGTCACGTCCGGTTGCATTAAGAATGACGTGGCTCAAATGATTTTGCGTGGTGATGATTTTGAGGAAGTGTTGAAACGAGTGCAGTTGATTCGTCATAACTTGGGCACTCGTTATTGGTTGGAGTTAATGCCGCACAATTTTCCTGAGCAGGTTAAAGTCAACAGCGCTTTGTATCAGGTTCACAAACTTGAAGGCATCCCGATGGTGGTGAGCTTGGACGCTCATTATCTTGAACCGGAAGATCATGAACGTCAGGATTTGTTGATCAATATGCAAATGCACACCGATCCTGAAAGCCTCACTCGTCCGAAGCTCAAGGGCGAGACCTATCATTTGATGGCGCCCGAAGAGCTACGTTATTTGTTTTTGAAGAATAATACGTTCATGGATGAGAAGGATTTGGATGAGGCTATCGAGAACACGGCTGTGCTGGCTGATATGGTGGTTGATACTGAACAGGAGCCACTGTTGCCGAAGGTGGTCAATATGTTTCCGGCTTATTCAAATAATGATGCCGAGAACATTCAGATGTTCGATCAGTTGGTTCGTGATGGTTGGGCTAAGAAATTGAAAGAGGGTAAGATTTCTGATTTGGCTTTGTATGAAAAGCGTGTGAAGTACGAATCTGATTTGATCAAGTCAAGCGGCTTCTATAATTACTTCTTGGTGGTATGGGACATTGTTCGCTTCGCCAAAGAGAAAGGAATTCCGTATGGCGTCGGACGTGGTTCGGTTGGATCGTCTGTGGTGGCGTGGCTCCTGGGGATCACTGGCGTGGATGCGATTAAGCATAATCTTATTTTTGAGCGATTCATAAGTCCGCTTCGTACCGACTATCCTGATATTGACATGGACTTCTGTCATGATCGCCGTAACGAGATCTTGACCTACATCATTGACCGTTATGGGAAAGATCACGTGGCGCAGATAGCGACTTATTCTGAGCGGTCAGTGAAATCAGCCATGAAGGATCTGGGGCGGGTGTTGAAGATTCCGTTCGCTATGATGAATACCATTACAGCGGCAATTGATTGGGATCAGTACAAGAGTGTCGAAGAGGCGCTACAAAACAACAAGACAGCTCAGGCACTTCAGAATAAATATAAAGGTCTGTTTGATCATGTGACGTTTTTTGACGGCAGCCTGCGTCAGTTCGGGAAGCACGCCGCAGGTGTCGTGATCGCCAGCAAGCCTCTTAACGAGATCGTGCCTTTGATGAAGTCACGCAATGAAGATGACGTGATTCAAACTGTTTGTCAGTTTGACATGGAGACCATGCAGGATTTTGGGTTGATTAAGATGGACATCTTGGGCTTGAGAACCGTGACCATCATTGCCGACATGGTGAAGCGGGTTAAGGAGTTGTATGGGGCTGATCTTGATTTAGAGAATCTGCCCACCACTGATCCAGCCATTTACAAGATGTTTTCCAAGGGCGATGTGGATGGTATTTTTCAATTTGATAAGAGTGCTCAGTTGCGTGTTTTGATTCAGAATATTAAGCCGGATTGTTTTCAAGAGCTGCATGACATGACGGCTATTTATCGTCCAGGTCCACTCAGTCATGGAATGGATCAAACATATATAAAGAATAAATACGAGCCTCGTCCAGGCGCTATGTACCATCCGATTCAAGCCGTGCATGATATTTTGAAGGACACGTATGGGACATTGATTTACCAAGAGCAGATTATGGAGATCATTAGCAAGGCGGCTGGCTTGTCGTATAGTGTTGCCGACACGTTCCGAAAAGCTATGGCGAAAAACAAGATCGCTGCTGAGGTCAAGGACGCTGCTGTGTTGAAGCACATTCATACGTTCCGTGACGGCTGCATGAAGAATGGCTTGACTGTCAAGCAAGCTGATGCGTTGTGGGATTTGGTTTCTACGTATACGGAGTATACCTTCAATCGCTCGCACGCTGTTGAGTACACGACCATGAGTTATTGGATGGCGCACATCAAGCATTATTATCCCAAGGCATTTGTGTTGTCGTTATTCAATCATGCTGAGAAAGACATTGACGACATTAAGCGGTACGTCATGATGGCAGTGCGGGTAGACATCAAGCCACGTTTGCCGGACGTGAATCATTCTGACAAGGGTTTTGCGTACAGCATGGATGGGCGTTTGCTTTGGGGGCTTGGTAACATTAAGAGCGTATCGGAAACCGTGATTGATGAGATTTTGTTGAAGCGTCCTTTTGTCAGTCTGAAAGATATGATGAAGAAGATTGGCAGCAAGCGTATTCTGGATCGTCGTGTGGTGCGAGCACTGTATAAATCAGGCGCCCTGGATCGGTTTGAGAAAGAGAAAACTCTTCAACCTGATTATGATGACCTGTACGGCAAGGGCGAGTTTGATCAGGACTTTCCGCCGTCATTAGACTATCTGTTGATGGAGAAAGAGGCGCTTGGTATTTATTTGACCCGCCATCCGTTGTTGATCAATAAAGACATCAAGGATACGATTGATCGAGCGCAAGCCTGGCTAATGTCGGACTATGATAACGTGGCTAAGTCGTCGTGGAAGTGGGCTGGTGTTGTTGATGATGTTGAGATCAAAAAGTCCAAGAAGAATAATCGTGAATTTTGTGTTATTACCTTAGAGGATAATTTATATTCTCGTGTTGAGCTGTACATGAACCCCACTGATTATGAGTACGAAAAAGACAAGATTCGTATTGGTGACGTGATCATGTGTACAGCCAGTAAGTCAAGTCGTGGTCTTCACTTTGAAAAGTCATTTGAGAATTTGAATATGAAAAACGAACCAACAACCAATGAACCTGAAAAAGCTCATACTGCATAACTTCCAATCTCACCAAAACACCACGATCAACTTTCATCCTGGGATGAATGTGATTGTCGGCTCTTCTGATGAAGGCAAGTCCGCCGTCATTCGTGCGCTCGCTGCTGTACTTCAAAACGATGTCAACAATGCCTATGTTCGTCATGGCGAGGATTGCTTTGAAGTCACGGCTGAATTTGATGATGGCTCATCGGTCGCTCGTATTAAAGGAGCCAAAGTTAATAAGTACATCGTGAACGGTGAAGAGTTTGAGCGTCTGGGTGATTCCGTGCCCAAGCAGGTGATCGAGGTTCTTGGCGGCGCCAGTGTGTTTATTGATGACAATGAGATTCCGGTTACGATCAGTAAGCAGGGTGTGGAGCCGTTTTTGCTGTCCGAGTCGGCTCCGGTGCGGGCTAAGATGCTGGGCATGATCTCTGGGCTGGACGTAATTGATCGTGCGCTGCGTGAGATGCAGAAAGATTCCAATCAAACCGATAAGGACATCAAGATTTCTGAAGGAATCTTGACCCAGCAAGAGAAAGAGTTGAAGGATGTTCGTGATGAGCTTCTTATTAAAGAGCCGATGTATCTTGCTCTCGATGAGGCGGTCAAGAGTTATTACGTGGATTCGCAGAAGCTGGATAAGCTGACGGTCTTGCGCCATGATTTTGGATTTTTGAATGTTGATATTGAGGCGGCGAAAAGCGAGATGCTTGTTCTTGATGTGGTGGTCAATTCAATTTCGTTCGACCGCTTGTTGCGGGCGCACGAGAAGCAAAAACGATTATTTCTTCTGCATCATGATTGGAATGTTTTGAATGTTGAGATTAAATCTGCTCAAGGCGCAATGGTAATTTTGGATCAGGCGATGAAAACGGTCTCATTTGATGTTGTGTTACGTGCTCAGAAGCGGTGGGATCGGTTGGTGCCGTTGCGTGAGCATTATCGACAGAACGAGATCAGCATTTCGCAATTGACAACAGTATCCGATCAGTTGTTGGGGATGGATTTTGATGACATAGGTGGACGTTTTACTCTTTGTGCGGTCATGTCCAATCGTTTGAATGTGCTGAGTAAATATGGTCGTGAGCTGGATGATGTTGATTATGCGATTAAGAAGCTGGGCGCTGACGTGGCTAAGAACAAATCTATTTTGGATTTGTTGCGTGGTGAGTTAAGTGAGCTTGATGTATGTCCGTTTTGTTTGCGCAGCATTCCGAATCAAGAAATGGAAAAAATATTGGGGAGGATGTGATATGGGAAATGAGAATTTTGTCACAGAGCTTCAACATCTGATCAATAAACACAGTCAAGAAAACCTTTCCGATACGCCCGATTTTATTTTAGCTAAATACGTTCAGATGTGCTTAGAGGCGTTTGCTGCGACCGTGCGATCACGGGATACGTGGTATGGCGGGACGCACGCTACGAAGGCTGAGCTTCCGGTTGATAAAGATTATTTGAAAGCATGAATACGACTCCTTTGACAACACATGATATGTTGATTCGGTTGGAGGCTCGGTACGCTCCGCCAGGGTGGGTGACGATTCGAGAGTGTTCAGATCGAACCGGATACCGGAACAGGTCAGCGGATTTGATAGCGCTTGGTATTTGGCCATCACGTGGTCTTGAAATTATTGGGTTTGAGATTAAATCGCTTCGTGGTGACTGGCTCAAGGAATTGAAAGAACCAGAGAAAGCAGATCCAATCGCTGTTCATTGTGATCGTTGGTACATTGTCGTGACCAATCCGGCCATTATTAAACCAGGTGAGTTGCCTGCCGATTGGGGGCTGATCGTGCCTCACGGCGCCGTGTTGAGGATTGTTGTTGAGTCAGCTTATCGAGACAAAGGTGCCGTCAGTCGTCCATTTTTTATGTCTATGATGCGTCATATTATTGACGGTACGGTAGCGAAGGATTTGTTTAAGCAAAAGCTGGATGAAGCGTTCAAGCAGCGTGAGAATGATTTGCGTAACGATTTGGATTGGCAGCACAAAAACACGGAAGAGAAGTTCAAAAGTTTGTCCGAGAAGGTGGAAGAGTTTGAGAAGGCGTCTGGTGTTCAGTTGTCGAATCGGTGGGAGAGCGGTAAGGATATTGGCGAAGCTGTACGGTTTGTTTTGAATCACAAACCGGATGAACATTTGTCTCAGTTGAAGTGGTTGTCAGAACGTCTCAAGAACATCGCCAAGGATGTGGATTTGGATATTGAGAATTTTCATATCACAGACGTGGCGAGCGCAAAAGAGGAATGAATATAATGGATGACATGAGACTCAATTCTTTCATGCGAGCGGTGCACAAAACCGCCAGAGAAAAGGGGTGGTACGAATCACAACGTACGGCCTTGGAGATGCACGCCTTATTCCATAGCGAAATTGGAGAGGCGACGGAGTGTGTTCGTAAGGGCGAAGAGCATTATTGGGAAGATCCGAAGACAGGTAAGCCGGAAGGCGAGGCCGTGGAGCTGGCCGATTGTGTGATTCGTATCGCTGATTATTTTGCAGCCAAGGGTTGGAACTTCGGCGTCATCCTGCGCAAGAAAATGGAGTACAACACCAAACGGAGCTACCGCCACGGCGGGAAGAAGTTTTGATATGACCTGGCGCTGGTGGAGCGACTTCGCAAAGAGAGCGGTGAGTTCGCATAACATCAATATTTCTATCAATCGCACGACGACGATCAATGGCAAGGAACATAAATGCAAAAAAGATCCTTGTCCTGTGTGTGCAGAGATTGACAAAGCGATGGAGCACGTCGGCAACGCAATGGATCATGTTGGTAAGGCGATGGATAGCGTCAGCGACGCTGTTGATAAGGTGAGTGACGCCGTTAAGGACGAATTATGAAATTGTTGTTCGTAACTGATTCCCACATCACTCGCAACACGCCAAAGTTCAGGACGCCTGATTTCTATTTCCAGATCATGGCGAAGTGGCATGAGGTGTTCAAGGTCGCTGATGAGAAAAAGGTTGATTTCATACTTCACGGCGGAGATCTCTTCCATACTGATAACCCCGACGTGCAGGTGATCGTGGATGCCATGCGCTTGATGGATAAGGATGTGCATCTCTGCGTTGGCAATCATGACTTCCGCAGCGATTCGTGGCAGACGCTTCTGGATACGACAGCGCTTGGACTCATGGAGCATACCAAGCACATCATCATTCCCAAGCAAGACATGATCGTGCCCGTGAACGGTAAGAAAGTTCTGATACGGTTCTCTCATTATTTTGAGAAGGATGATCCCAACCGATTTGTTGTTAAGGATTTTGATCAGTATGCGCTCGTGATCATGGTTGTACACGATGCGCTGGTGAATGAAGAAGTCCAGTTCAAGCATCTTTTGGTGTCAAAGCTCAAGGTGGATGCTGATCTGGTGCTATGCGGCCACTATCATATTCCATTCAAGTACAGCAACAATCGGACGCTGTTCATCAACCCAGGCAGCATGACTCGGCTGACCAGGCTTGAGGCGGATATGAAGCGTATTCCAAACATGGTTTTCGTTGACTTTGATGGTATTAATTTCAAATACCAACTCGTTCCGTTCAAGAGTGCCCAGCCGTGGGACATCGTGTTTCAAACCGAGCAGATTCAGCAAGCCATTCAGGACGACCGGAACTTGGCTGAAGAGTTTACGAACGCCATTCAAACTCACATTGGCGCCACGAACATTGAGGAGATGCTGGCTGAGGTGGCGAAGAATGAGCATATTGACGACAGTGTTGTGGAGCTGTGCCGGAAGTATCTGCGGAAGGTAGCATGAAGATAGTCAAGCTATGTTGGAAATGTAAAACGACTTTGAAAGAGGTCATGGGTAGTTTTAATTTTTTAGAGCCAGCAATCCATTACTGTCAAAACATTATGTGCGAGAGGTATGGATTGGTTGCGGCGGTGTGGACATTGGTTGTGACTGATGATAAAGGTTTGTCGATTGAGTCAACGGTCAGCAGCGGAATAGAAATCAGATAGGAGGCGTCATGGTTGATTTGAAAAAGATAGCGCAGCTTCAAGATAATTATCAACGAGCCAAGGAGCAGCACGTCCGGCTCAAAACTCAGCTTGAGTCTTTGGAGGCACGGAAAGCGCAAGTGATTGAGTCTATTAAGGCGGAAGGTGTAGAGCCGGAGAAGTTGGATTCAACCATTAAGGATTTGGAAGAACAGATTGAGGCTGAGAGCGATAAAATTCAGAATTTACTTGCCAAGGTCGAGGTTTGATGAACGATCAGTTTGAACAAAAATATTGGGAAGAACGCTACAAGGAAAAGCTCGGCTCAGGTCAAGGAAGTCGTGGCGAGTTGCTGAAGTTCAAGGCACAGTATTTGAACGATTTGTTTGCCAAGTATGGCGTTGAGTCGGTGTTCGATTTTGGGTGCGGCGATGGACACATGGTTAATCTTCTGAATTGCAAACAATATTTTGGTGTCGATATTTCGTTAAGCGCTGTTCAGCAATGTCGAGAGATGGTGAAGAAAGAGAATTTCATTTTTGAGCAGGGGCACTTTGGTAACTACAGCGCTGCGACAATTAAGAGAAAGTTTAACGGGTTGTTTGGTGCGGATGTGGGCGCTGTTATGAGCATAGATGTTTTGTACCACGTCATGGATGAGCACCTGGTCGAGTTTGTTTTGCAAGCCATGTTTGGGGCTGGTGCCAAGCTCGTCGTCACGTACACAATTCCCAACCAAAAAATGGATGGCTCGAAGCATGGTGGTATTTTTCATTTCAATACGGATCGGATTTTGGATCAAGTGACCCAGGGTTATCTTTTGGTGGCGACGACTCAGCCTCGTGGCATCTCAGGGGCGTCCTTTAACGTTTGGAGGCAGAATGTCAAATGATCAATTATTGAAGCGGTCGGGTGACGCACTTCAGCGTTACGCAGCTTTGCGTGAGATGCAGAAAAAGGGGCAGGAGGCGGTTTCCAAGACCCACAAGCGGTTGGACATTTTGAACGGCGAGTTGAGCGCTTTGGAGCGGGCGGGCGCTTTCTTGCGAGTGGTGTCGGACTACAGCCGTCGGAAGTCCATCGGGCGCATTGAGGACACCATTAACGCTGGGTTACTTCAGATCTTTGAGCCTCGGCGCATTCAGCTCAAGATCGAGTTCGATACCAAATCAAGCCGAGTCAACGCCAACGTGTACCTGACGGGTGATAATGGCGACCTTGAGGACGTGATGGATGGCAGGGGCGGCGGTGTGCGGGACATCGTGTCCGTGCTTCTGCGGGTCATGTTCAAGAAGATGGTGCATCCGCCGTTGGGTGGACCCATTGTTCTGGATGAGAGCTTGCGCTTCCTCAACTCCATCGACAACGAGAATGGGTACGTGGTTAAGACCTACCAGTTTCTTAAGAGCGTGGCGAAGAAGTTTGATCAGCAGATGATTATTGTCACGAGCGCCGACAGCGTGGTGCGCCACGGTCGGGCGATGGACGCCATCGACCGGATGTTTATGGTCAAGCTGGTGGATGGCGTGTCCAAGGCGACCATGACTTATGATGCCGCAGCGGATGAGGCTTACGGGTGAAGCGGATCACTGCCGAAGATGTGATCAGGCACGCCACACGGCAATGGAAGACGTTTCGGGACGGGTACGTGAAAACACTTGAAGAGGCGGCGCCCATCAAACGTCAATTGAGCGAGGAAGAGAAAGATGTGGCGTACCAGCTTTATTTGAAGGGACATTTTGGTGAGGCGTTTACGTTGGATGATTATATTCGTGAGGCTTTGAAGGAACACGCCAGGCGCTCGAAGTTGCCTGATGACAAGCTGGCCAAGCTGATCAAGGATGAGCAGGAGAGTCGGGAGTCGATGTTTAGGGGGGTTGATGAGTCATAAAGGCTACGGACTTGAGCACGAGCTTGAGGCTTATTTTTTAAGGTTCACGGGTCAGACCGTTCAAGACCCCATCATGGACGGGAACGGCAATATCAAGCGCACGTTTCGAGTCCCGTCTTCGGGAGCGATGGCGTCTTTCAAGGGCGATGTCAGGACAGCCGTGCCGTGGCTTCCGAGACAGTTTCTTGTCGAAGCTAAGCATCGCAGGGAGAAGTCTAAGAAAGGATCGAAGAGTGTTCCGGTCTATCATTTGGATATGAGGCTTGTGGATAAGAACAATCGTGAAGCTGACCAAGTTGGTCTTATGCCGATCTTTGTCTTTGCTTTTAAGGGTTGTCCAACGAATCGCATTCATGTGGTTTTCCGAGAACCTGACTATGAGTTTCTAACCAGTCATCAAAAGAAAGAACAATGGGTGCCGGAAGCTATAAAGTCATTGCCGATGAAGACCAATAAGAAGTCTTATACGATCACCAAGAAAGAGCTTGATGCGTTCAGCAGCCGTCCTTCTGCTTTTGCTCATGATGGACTGAGCTATGTTCTTATTCCTTTGGCTACACTGGGGGTTGTTGTTGAGAATTTGAAAGGGGGGACTGATGCAGTACGTTAATGTTCGGGCGGAGAAAGACTTAATCCGCTACGCTCTTCTTGACGTGACCAAGCTGGATGACTTATCGGTTAAGTTCCCGCCTGCCATTTTCTCAAGTCAGACGCACGTTAAGATCTATACCTACGTTCTTTCCCATTACGATAAGTTTGGTAAGAAAATAACGGTCAATGAGCTTTTGGCTTATCTTGATAAAGAGGACATGAAGGTTGAGGATAAGGAAAATTACTATACCTTGGCCAAGTCTCTTTTCGTAGACACGTCGCCAGATCAGGACTTTGCGTTCTGCAAAGAAGAAGTGCTTAAGCTCTGGCGGGCACGGTCACTGATGAACTCGATTAAGAACGCTGGCGAAATGATTGACAAGGGCGATCTTATAAATGGCGAGCGAGCGCTGCGGAACACGCTTGATGAGCCGCTGTTTGTTGGGTCAGATGTCTTGCAGGAGTACGAGTTGTCGGCCAGCGTGGATCGGGTGGTGTCAGCCATCCATGACATGAAGGATCATCCTGAAAAGTATATTTACATTCCAACTGGGATCGCTCCTCTGGATGACCATCTGAAGGGTCTGGCGCCCGCTGAGGTGGGTTTAATTGTGGGAAAGACCGCAGGGTTCAAGAGCACAGCGCTTTATAACTTTGCCATCGAATCCTACATGGCTGGCCATGACACGATGTTGATCACGATTGAGATGTCCGGCTTTCAGATTCTGCGGCGCTTGTACGGTCGGATCGCTAACGTGGAAGTGATCTCGCTTGATGAAGCGTCGGCAAGCAAGGCTGAGATAGAGCGGATGCGTGAAGCGGTTAAGCACTACGGCGCCAGGCGTAAGAACAAATTGTTTGTCTTGGATATTCCAACAGGCTGTACCGTGGACTTGCTCAAAGCTAAAATACGTGAGTACAGGCGTCGATGCAATCTTGAGCTGGTGGTGGTGGACTATATGCAGATCATGGAAACCAGACTTGGCGAGCTTGACTTCTATGATTGGAAGGCGCTGGCGATCATAAGCAAGAAGCTCAAAGAGACCGCTCGTCAGTTCAATATCGCTATCTGGACAGCGGCGCAGCAGATTTCAGGACTCAAACAAAAGAAGAGTGAGGACTCCACGGACGACATTGCGTTCTCGAAAGCGGTGGCTCAGAACGTGGACGTGCTCATTAAAATCAGTCAGACTGAAGAGCAGCGGACGGCAAAGGAAGCGGATTTGAAGGTGCTGAAGATCCGGCGCAAAGGGCTGTGCCCGCCAATTGAAATCCATCCTGACCCTGCGTTTGGTAAAATTCACGTTCCGCAATCTAAATCCTGACATACAAATGGTGTGCAAATGCTGACAATGAAGCTCTATGTGGATGACATACGCAAGTGCCCCGAAGGGTGGCAACTGGCTCGCACCAATGATCGGGCGATTTATTTCCTGCACAATTGCAACGTGGAAGAGATTAGCATCGACCACGACATTTGTTTTTATGACAGGCCGAAACGCATATTGGAACCCAGCGATGAAACGTTCCGTCCTGTGGCTTATTACATCGCTGTCATGCCAGCGGAACGACGACCGAAGAAGATCACTTTGCACACGGCGAATCCGTGGGGGGCGAAAGAACTGAAAGCCATTCTTAACCAGGTTGGCATTGAATGTGAAGTCAGTCTTAGCGCTCCGATCTATATGGATGAAGTTTTAGGCAGCAATGGCAATTGACGTTCTTGATCTTCTTCACCAATATGGCTTTAAGAAGGTAGGTCACTCCGGCGATAACTACGTCGCCTCTTGTATCTGGCATTCTGATCGCAATCCATCTTTCACAATCAATCACATCACTGGGGCTTGGAACTGTTATTCGTGCAAGCGGGCTGGACCTCACTTAATCTCATTCGTGGCCAAACTTGAGAACTGTTCTGATGCTGAAGCCAAGCGTAAGTTGTACGGGGATGAGGAGTCGGATAAGCATTATGAACGGATTGCTGAGTGGGCACGTAATATCAGATTCGACGTGCCTGCCGTGCCGGAGGTGGAGAAGCCTTATATTCCCAACGATTTAAGATTTAAGGATTGGATGGATTCAGAATCCGCCAAAGCATGGCTGCTTAAGAACCGCATTGAGAATAAGACAGCGGACGTGTTTAAGCTGAAGTGGTGTTACGCTGGGTATTATTACGGCCACGTTACGGTTCCTCTCGTTGATGTCGGTGGCAAGTTTTATTCGTATGAGTTCAGGCTGGTCGATGGACCTGGCGTTCATGGCAAGAAAGTGATTTACCCGATGCACACCCAGCTCGGAGCCTTGGTCTACAACATCGCCAACGTACCACAACAGCATCGCAAGGTCATTCTTGTGGAGGGCGCCAAAGACGTGTGGTCGATTCATCAGATTGGTGGCGTGGTTGTGAGTTGTTTTGGCACTCACATCAGCGATAAGCAGCTCAGGATTTTGATGGATCGAGGAGTTCAAACCATTGCGGTTCTTTTTGATGGCGACGCTGCTGGACGGGAAGCGTCGGTGAAGGTGGTTAAGAAACTGTCGTCTTGGTTCGATGTTGAGAATCATGAGTGTCCGGCGGGTCTTGATCCGAATGATTGCGCACCGGATGTGCTAAGAAATTTGGTTAAGACGATTGGTTTATGAGACATTATTCGTTACATGGTTACAATCGTAACAATAAAGATCGTCGTCCAGAATATAGTGTTTGGAATCATATGATTCAACATTGTGAGAATAAGAACGACCAGCGCTATAGATATTATGGTGGGCGGGGAATTTCTGTTCATCCTTCGTGGCATAAGTTTGTTAATTTTTTATCTTATTTACAATCAACTATTGGCTTGCGTCCATCGCCAAAACATTCCATTGATCGCATTAACAATGATGGCAGTTATGTACCTGGGAATATCAGATGGGCTACCAAACAAGAACAAAACAGAAATAGGAGACAATGGCGTGCTGTTAGTTGCCAGTAGTTTTGTTTGTTTTTGTGTATTATAATTGACTTAATGGGGTGGTGATATGTGCCTTCATAAGTTTGATGTGAGTGATGAAGTCATATTGGCTTTTTATGAGAAGCGTCAGAACGTCAAGCCCGAAGACGCTGGATTCCCAAAGTGGTATCGTGGATTTAAGACGAGATGCTTGAGGTGTCCGCAGTTGTTTATAAGCCTCCCGTCGCCGTACAGTCCGTTCGTTGCCATTGAAGAAGTGAAAACTGCTGAGATTGGGGTGCCTGCATGAATTTGTCAGAAGCCACGAAACGCCTTCACGAAGATCGTGGCGATAAAACAGCTCTTCGAGAATATTACAACCACTTCGATCAATTCATTACCTACATTGTTAAAGACGCCTTTCACCTTTATCCTGAGTTTGACGCCGAGAACGCCGAACAGGAATTAAGACAAACCCTTCTTGAAGTGATCGACAGATACGATCCGTCCTACTCAGATTCGGAATGGGAAAATTATATTTTTCAATCGTTGCGCAACGAGCTTCATGATATTGTTTCTCACTTTTATGTGGAGAAGAAACACATTCCGATAGCGCTCGAAGACTTGGCGCTTGAAGACGAGCGCAGCCAAGAATCAGAACACTTGCAAAAGCAGTTGGTATCGCTTGAGCAAGACGTGTATGAGATTTTGCAATCCGGCGAAGCCGAAGCGATCATTGATAAAATTCAGACCGATCTTCAATCTGATTCCTCGAAGGAAGCTCGTCTTGGATTAAGCGTGCTCAATCTTATTCTTGAGGCAGCGCCGGAAGAGCTGACCTTGAGATCGCTAACGGAAGCGTTGCAGACAGCGGAGCCGGAATCGCAATGGTATCCTGACAAAGTTCACAACGTCTTCAACTATTTGCGTTATAAATTAGAGAGTGCGGGTTTTTCAGAAGATTGGGCTGTGGCGTAATGGTGCGGAGTTCTGTTAAAATTGATGGCGAAGCGAAAGCCACAAATGGTAAAGGTATCTCATTACTCATTGGCGGCGGTCTTAACAAGACGTACACCAGCGTTCTCAAAGATCGTCAGTGGCTTCGGAAGCTGTACAAGGCACGCATTAAGAAGTTGAAGCGTGACGAGAAAGACGCCATCGCTGTCACGTGCGATAAGTGTCAGAAGCATCTTTATCGTGGGCACATTGAAGACACGCTGATGGCGTTGTGCTCGGATCTTAAAAGTATTTTGGACAGCTTTAGTCGATTTGATAACAAGCTCGATCTTGAGAAACTTCTTGAGAATGTCGTCGTTGAAGCGGCACGGACGAGCGTGGATTATTTTTTGAAGTACGTTCCTGATGAGACTCAGGAGAAAGTTCTATTTGAATACCGAGACCAATTGAAAATGAAAACAGAGGATCTGATACGGAGGATATTGCAATCATGAGACTACATTGACAAGGAAGGACAATATGACTCTGGAACCCATCGTCCACGAACACGTCCCAGCTTCGTTTTGGTGATGGGTTTTTTTATTTATGCTCTCACTTGACAATTACATCACGGAAGCAGCGGCGGGATTAAAGTCGAAATCCGTTACCGGAGATCGACACATCGTTGTTTGGGATGAAGAGCCGATGACGTTTCACAATTTTATCACATCTCCGTTTCACATGGACTACCCTTCCTATAGCGACCGACAGTACAGCGTTGCCGACTTCATGCTTGGCGACGATCCAAAAAAGATTTTTGACAACATAAATTCTACAGCCGTGCTGGAATGGGGCAAAGGATCAGGTAAAGATACTATCTCGTGCCATATTATTCTTTACCTGATCCACGTTTTGTTGTGCATGAGGCGCCCGCAAGCCAAGTTCCCTGGGATTTCGGTGAGGGACACCATCGACTGCGTGAACGTGGCGTACTCAAGCGACCAGGCGCTCAACGTCTTCTTCGACAAGCTCAAAAACAACGTTCTCAATTGGGCGTGGCTGAAGCAGAAGTACCCGATTAAAATGAGCGGTCGCTTCGTCGAGCCTGCGGAAGAATGGCAATACGAGAACGTTATCACGGTCAACAAAAACTCCATCTTCTTCCCGAAACGACTGCGAGCTTTTTCCCGCCACTCCGAACAAGAATCCACCGAAGGTATGAACATCCTCACCTACGTTTGCGACGAGATCTCGGCGTTCAAAGACAAGACGCAAACTCGCAATGCCAGCAAGATTTACAATATGTTGGACTCGTCGGCGAAGTCACGGTTCGGCACGTCGGTTAAAAGTTTTCTGCTTTCTTATCCACGGTACGAAGGGGACTTCATAGAGAAGATGTACGACTGGGCGCAGGACAAGCTGCACGTCTACGCCGACAAAGGGTTCACGTGGCAGATCAAACCCAGGGAATGTTTCTCCGGTCAGTGGTTCACATTTGAAAGTTATGAAGTGCCGCTTGAGTTTAAGGAACATTTCGACCGAGATCCCACTGATGCCAAGGCAAAATATATGTGCCTGCCGCCAGGAGCGGAGTCGCCCTTTATAGAGAAGGTGGAGATGGTGGACGCTTGCGTGGATGACAACCGCAAGCCGTTAATAGAGTTTGAAACTTACACGGAAGGCAAGTACATTATGAAGAGGCTGGTGAAGTGGAACGTGCCAGCATTTTTGCGCCATGAACATATTATTACAATTGATCTGGGACTTAACAACGACAGCGCTGGGTTTTCCATATTTCACGCTGAACGTTTCATGCTGCCTAAAGGCGCTTCGTCTATTAATTTTATTCAAGATGCGGTGACGGCGTGGGAGCCAGACCCGAAGAAGAAGCTCATCGTCAGCTTTCCCAATATTGAAGAAATCATAAAACAAATTTCCAGCAAGATCATTGTCAAAGGCGTTTACTTCGATCAATGGAACTCAGCGCAGATGGTTCAGAACCTGCGAGCGGCTGGCATTTCCAGCACAACCTACCGATTGGATCTACAGGATTACAAGAATTTCAAGGAACAAATTTACTTTCAACGGATTAGTTTGTTGAATTATCCGAAACAGATCATTGAAATCAAGGCGCTTGAGCTTTTGAAAGGTCTCAAAGTCGATCACCCCGACACGGGTAGCAAGGACGTGGCGGATACGTGTGTTGGCGCCGTCAAGGTTTTGATCGAGCCGCTGGGGTTGCTTGGCTTTGATGAAGGTGAATACGTCAGCGAAAATTTATCCGCTTCAGATGATGAAGGGGAAACCGTTTCCATGTCGTTGGATACGGGCGAGGGAGTGAAGGCAAGATTTCACGCAGGGAAAACCGCTTGAGTTAAACAGGAGGAATACAATGGGATCATTTGAAACAGGTGTTGCGGACAATATGTTGATTGATGCGGCTGAGAGAATCGTCACAGCCAATATCAATTTGGATTGGGAGAAGGCAGAGAGCCACGTTGATCTGGAACGTATGGCGCAGGACATTGAAGTGGAGGCGTATTGCGCTCAGCGCCGGATCGCTGAAGCCTTGCACAAGATCGGATCTTTGATGAAAGCGCAGAGCCGGATCAAAACGATCATGGCGTCGGTGGAGGGCGAGGTGTTTGAAAAGCGGTACGCTGATCTGCACGTTGTTGATGAGCGCTTGGCGTTAGTCACATCGGATTTGCAAAATTATTTGAAGGGCGTGTTCGGTTCCGTCATTGATCCCATGATGGCTATCCGGTTGATCGCTCAGGCCAAAAAGGATTTGTTGCGGCACGCAGAAGAAATTGCTGAAACGATCCCAGGTTATGAGATGATCAAAACCAATGACGCTGGCCGCAGCGTCACGTCTCCAACGATGGGCAAAGGACACGTCATGCACGTTGATCCTGATCGGGTTTTGATTGCGTGGGAGAACGGACAGGAGCAGTGGGTGACGCAGGAAGAGCTGGCCACCGCAGATGTGAAGATGGGTGACGAATCCGGCACCGCTGTTCAAGCTGATGACGGCGCTATGCAAGGACCAAGTGACAATCCTGAAGGCACCATCGGTATGGCCGACCGTGAGCGCAACCCGCTCATGGATTACCTGCAAGGCTACGAGCTGGAAGAAGAGGAACAGGAAGGCATGAAGAAAGCGCCTGTGTCCAAGCCCGCTCCATCAAAGATGACGATGAGCGCTGGCGTTGATTACCCGACCGACAAACCTGGCGCCACCAAATCCAACCCGCAGGAACCTGAGACCTTGAATCCCACGCCGAAGAAAATTAAGTACAGGCTTGAAGCGCTGGACGAATTGACCAAGACGTGGAAAGAGGTCGGCGTCTACGACAGCATGGAAAAGGCGAATGAGAAGTCGGATGCGATGAAAGAAGAGCTGCCGATGACAATGGAGACCAAGGTGACGCCGCTGGTGGGGCTTGACAAGGATGGCAAGCCGGATTATCAGACGACACCGAAGGGACCTGAAGGCGACAACACGGAGCAGACTGTCAAGGAAGTGAAGGCGGCTGACGAGTACGAAGACATCAACGCCAACAAGCCAGGGGCACGGTATTGCTCCACGTGTGACCAATGGATTCCCGCTGGCTCAGGGCTTGGCAAGGACAAGACTGGCTGTCCTGGGTGTTGGGGGACAACCATGACCAAGGAAGAGAAGATGGAAACGGAGTCTAGTCAGAAGAAGGTTGCGGTGGCGCCGGAAGGCTGGGAAGGCACGGTGAAGAAGCTGAAGAAGCACAAGGACAAAGTGGACAACCCGTGGGCATTGGCATGGTGGATGAAGGGCGAAGGCTATAAGCCAGGCGGGAAGAAGAAGTCGTCTTTGAATTACCACAATGGAGCTTGGGAGCTGTGGCTTGAGTCAGATCAAGAAAGCCCAATCGTGTCTCAAGATCCGGCTGTGATTGCTTACGTGACGGCGGGCAAGATGAATTGGTCGCTTAAGAAAGCGTCTGCGATCATGAGATATGTGAAAGATCTGGATATGCCGTTCGTGATCTACGAAGGAAAATAATGAAACGATTTGCTGACGGACCATTAGACAACAGTCCAAGTCAGGATGCCGTTCATCCTTATGACTACGACACCAGTCAGAACTACACGCCTGGGTGCCCGAACTGTCAGCGTAAGATGATCTTAACCACGCAGCCGTTGACGCCGTTCAAGGCGTTCACGTGCCCAGATTGTTCGTTCTCTATTCCGTACAGCCAGCGTGGTGACACGGGCACGCTGGTGGGTGAAACCGGAACGGAGCATCTGCAATCCTTTGAAGGGCTGGTGGAGAAGAGCAACAAAGATCAGCCTCTTGTTCATGCACCGTACAAAACCACCAAGCGGCCAAAGGAAAACCCAATGGCAGATCCAGAAGGACATGGCGTGCTCATGGACAGGACGCTGACGGCAGATGTACGGCAGAATGGCGTCAAAGCGTTTCAAGCTGACCAGCCGTTTCCACGCATGATTCATCAGGAAATGGAGACCCGCAACCAGATCTCCAACATCATTTACGGCCTGACCTATTTCCAGCTCACGGTCGGCCAGAAGGACAGGGTTGATCGGGCGATGCGGATTTTTTGGGACAGCCACGGGCTGTTCTCGGCTCAGCAGGTTGTGAATTATATGAGGAGGATGGGACTTATGCTTAAGCAAGCGGACGTTTTGGATTTTCTTAAGAAGAAAGAAACAGATGCGCCTAAGAAAGGTGAAGAGCGTGGCGTGGCTGAGATGTCAGCGAAAGAGATTGCGGTTAAGAAAATTCTTGCCGTCAATGACAAGCTGGAAACTTTGTACGCTGCGGTGGCGCTCATGAACGAGCAGGTTAAGGATTACCAAGCCAAGTTAAGAACGAAGCTGGGCATCCCGAAACTTGAGGAAGAAGCTAAAGGCGCTGAAGAGTACATGAACGAACTTGCCCGCTTGCTGGAACAGAAAGAATTTTTGCTTGGCAACATGGTGTACACGTTTAAGACATCTTCAGAACGACTGGTGTCGGCGTTACGCTCAGTTGAGAAGGTCAACGCCGCCATCGCCACCATTGAAGAGATTGTCAGCCCGAAGAAGATGGCACGCTATCAAGAGATCGTGCAGGATTTTACAAAGATGGAGCCGATAGCAGAGAGCTTCAGCGCCTACCTTGAGACCGAGGAAAAGAAGCGGCCAAAAGAACTGCAAGCGCCTGAGCTGGAAAAACTCAGTCCCGAACAGTTGACGAAGCTGATGGAGACGCCGCAAACGAAGTCAAGCCTGAACGTCATGTCAGCATCGTTCTGGGACACGATCAAAGGCTGGTTCAATTCTTTGAAAGCGCTTGCAGCCGACGCCATTGGACTCGTCTCTGACGATTTGGCGCTGCTTCAAGAAGTGCAAGCGGACTTGGAGGCGGGGTTTGGAGAGATATAAACTCGCTCATGGCAACAGCGTCATTCTGGGTTTCGTCATTGAAGCCCAGCTTGAGCATACGGAAGAGACGCTGATGAATTGCTTATCTGCGGAGTCGGAGTTTCTTAACAAGGATATGCTAAGACCAGAAATGCTGAAAAAGATTCTGATTAAGATCAAAGAATGTGAAGCCATGCTGTCAGAAGAGCTGGCGCCACGAACAATCTAAGGAGGAACAAATGGCCAAACCAATTTGGGGAACAGGAAACGCACAAGCGATCATAGGCAGCGGTAAAGTGACATCCGTTCAAGTCACGACAAATGCTCAGCTCTTTGACAGCACGACCGGAGCCAATGGGATAACGATGACGACTCTTCTCACTGCCGTGGGAAGCAACTCTCATCCGTTTCCGAACGGACTTGATTTCAAGAACGGCGTGTACGTTCAGGGCAGCGGAGCGTGGGTGATTGGCATTGCCGGAGCGGAGTACATTGGCGGATAACGTCATGGACAAAGTTCATTATTATGCCAATAATGGGCGTGAAGTTTTACCGCCGGATCATTACCGCTCTATATTTGAGCGTGCGACCAAACATGATGCGTGGATGTTCAAGACGTTTCCTGGCATTGTTTTCACAAGACGATATATGCCTGGCGAGTTCTGGCCGTTCATTAAGTTCGACAAGCCGGATGAGTTGATTTGGGTTGAGGTTATAAGATCGCATGGAGGGTTAAGCTCACGGCGCCCGCTTGGGGTGACTCGTGGCTTTACTGATGGATCATGTTCACAAAACAATTGATTAAGAGAGCGAACGTACTCGATTATCCAAAGCCAGGACTCTGCCCAGACGTGTGGGAAGAGAATGGAATATTGAAGCAAAATATCAAAGCCGACATACTGGCGAAGATGAATGAATACCTGGCAGATGTGAACTGGATTGGCGCTGTCAGAATCCTGGGTAGCCTCACGAGCTGGCAGTACAACTCCAAGTCAGACCTGGACGTTCACGTTGTCGTGGACTGGGATGCGCTGAAGGCTGAATATCCTGGGCTGTCTAAAACCGATCTGGAAGAGGTCGTTGACACGTACAAGGATGCCATAAGAGATCAGCAGTGGAAGGTGGAAGGAACAAGCCATCCGTTGGAGATCAGCTTTGAAACGCCGGATAAGGTGGCAACCACAAGTGATGGCATTTATGATTTGCTGAACGACACGTGGGAGCAGGAACCACGGTCGGTTGAATCTGACTTTGATCCTGAAGCGATTTACTCTTCCATTATAGATGACGCTGAAGCAATCACGCAGGAGCTGGACATATCCATTGGCGACGCCAAGCGTGACATCCAGAACATTGAGGCGCTTGAAGAGGCACTACAAACTATGGATGCCTTGTCTCGATCAAAGTTTCAGAAGAGAGTTCAGGAGCGGATGGGTGAGTTGGAACAAGAACTCGTGGACATCATGGAGAAGGCGTATGATGTCAGCGAGGAGCGGGACGAGGCGTATGAGCCGGACTCGGAAGAGAACCTGACCTTCAAATACCTGCAAAAATTTGGCTACATTTGGCTGTGGAAGAATCTGGAAAAGATCATGGGAGAGGTGGATGAACAGCCGGAATTGAATCCACAAGATTTGTCCGAGATCAAGAACGTCATTGATGAGGGGTGGTGCGAGATGGATGACAAGAGAGCGGGTAAAACAGGTCAAAAAGTTCCACATGGAACGTCAAAATCAACAAAAAAAGTTCAAAAGAAGGTTAAAGCACCTCGTACAGCCCGCAAAGTAGCGAAGAAAGCGAGCTGGGCGCTCACCAAGCAGGCGCAAGAGCCAGGTGAGCCGAGAAAGGTTGATAATGAACCACATCACATTGAACGTGGTGATAAACCTGTGGAGCCAGTGAAACCAGCGCCGCCGCCCCAAAAACCGGAGGCGGTTAAGCCGCCTTCGAGATCGCCTAATCTCCCACCCTTAACGGTGATGAAGGCTGATGAACCACGAACGGACTCGCCTGCCGAGCCGCAGCGCCGTGGCCACGCATGGCAATACGATGAAGAGGTTGAGAATCAAGTCATTCAAGTGCTGCCGGATCTGGTGCCGGATTACCTTGAACTCGATTTTACTTTGTACCGCCCGCAGATCACCATCACACACCTTGACGAGGATGAGGGCGTGGTGTTCGGTGACGTGTTTGTGGAGCTGATCAATAAAGAGACGGGACAGAAGGACGGCGAGATGCGGCTGAGCGTGTCCGCCAACGTGGAGTCCGGCGTCAACTACGAACCGGAAGGACCTGAAGCCTGGTCAGGATTGGGGGATGTGGATGTCGCCATTGAGGATATGAAGGTATGGAGTGGTCTTAAAAAATGGTCTAAAATCAGTGATCATGAACTCGGAACTATGCCAATGCGGCCAGCAGAGAATGAAGGGGAACGGGCGATGCCTCGATTGTCATCGGGCATATATGAGGGAATACATGAGGACGTGGAGCAAGACTCATCCTCTCAACGAGGCACAGTTGGCACGCAAGAGAGCACGTCAGATGGCTTGGAATCATCTTCGACGTGGACAAGAAAAGAAGATGGAACCGTGCGCTCATTGCGGGAATCCGATCTCACAAATGCACCATCCCGATCACGGCAAGCCTTTAGAGATAGTGTGGATGTGCCGCAAGTGTCATCTCGCTCTCCACAATTTGGAAGTGAAGCCACGCAAGGTGCGAGTGCGAAAACCTCCAACACCAGAACAGATAATGAAAGTCAAAACACGAAAGCAGGCAAGACATCTCGTTTCAGTGGGGAAAATAAAGAAAGAACCGTGTTGCAAGTGCGGGAGCCTCAACTCAGAAATGCACCACACGGATTACAGCAACCCATTGGCAGTGATTTGGATGTGTCATCTGTGCAATCTGAGAGCGTGCGCCGAGAGTCGCTTAACACCTCAATAGATAGTCAAGCGGCGATCAGCCTTCAACCAGTCTACGTAGCGAACCGAGTGCTGGAAATGGTGACGCTGGAAAAGCTGAAGGGCATGGATATGGAGGCGATTCAGCATGAGATTTACACCTGGCTCAGCCGCAACCAATTGAAGTACACCAAAGAGGATGTGCGGAAGATCCATGACCAACTTGCCAAGCAGACAGGCATTGAACCGCCACCGCCCAAGGAACCGAAGCCGGAGGATGTGGCCGGAGTGGGACCACAGGAGAAACCGATCCTTCCGCCAACGCCAGTGGAAGAGATAACGCAGCAGCGGCCACCGGAACCCACGGCGCCGCCGGAGCCGGAGGTTCCGCCAGAGATTGTTCCTGGCCAGGAGCCTGTGTTGAAGACGCCTGTGGAGGAGCCGACCGCCCGCCCCGTGCCGAAGATCATTGGCAAGATGATGCGGGTACGCAACGCAGCGGAGCCAGCTCAGCCGCAAAAGGTTTACACGTATGCGCTTTCATATCGTCCGGCGGGATTCGCCACGCTGCCCAAAGGTTGGATTCCTAAATCAACGAAGCCGCACGCTGATTACAAATTTGGAACCGTGGACTTTCCACGCCCACTCACGAAAGATGAGATTGAAGCGTACCAGCTCGTGCCGCTTGATCCGAATGATCCAATCAATTTGAAGAAAGCCAAGGATGAGCGCCGCCAGCGTTTGGTGGAAACCATTGATCCTGAGCAAGGCGCTGTCATTGCGGGGTTGTACCCGCAGCCTGCCGTGCTGTCCAAAGACACAAGAGCTGATGGATGGCGGCTGACGTACTTTGCTGAAGATGGTCAGCCATCGGGACATGAAGTGTTTGCTGACATTGCGGAGGCGATTGACTTCGTAGCTGGATTCAAGGACGCCAAGATCGTCAGTGTGCCCAAGCAAGTGCCGCCGCCAACGCCGCCCAAGACCTATGGCCGGATGATGATGCAGAAGGTCGGAAACAGATTTGTGGCGACGATGAAGATTGACACGGACAAGTTGTGGGGGGAGTACGCTCGCATTGTCACCACTCATCCTGACTGGAAGACAAATGGTCATGACTGGATTATCGCAAAAGCAAATGGACACAGTGATTTTAATAGGTTACTTGAGCTTGAGTCGAGCTTTCCCAATGATCCCAGGGTGGTTCAGATCAAACGGCTCGCCACCGATCCACAAGAAGCGCTGCTTGACATTGCCTGCAAGGTGCTTGGTTGCCACGTGGACGCAGGCCAGACTCCGTTCCTGAACGAGAAGCAGGCCATGAGCGTGGCCAGCCAGTTTGCATCGACCAATGGCGGCGACGTGCCGGACATCTACGGGCTGATGGTGTCGTGGTTGTGGGTGAAGCCCGCTGCTATGCACGCTCATACCGACACGGAGCCGGAGAAGAGCGGACTCGATAAGGATGTGCAGCCCGCTGCCCGTGATCGGGACAAGTTGGAAGATCCGGTTGAGTACGGGACGCAAGACGTGTTCCCGAAAGCAGGGGCGCCGGAGCCGGACATCGCCACCAATGCTGCCCAGCTTGTGAAAGATTTGTTGAAGCTCGGCAATCTTAATGAAGACGAGATCGCCGAAGATCTAATGAGCCAATTCAAACTGTCTGAAGTGCAAGCGTTCGACATCATTGACGACGCCATGACTTCAAAATAAGGAGAGATTTCAATGGACAACGTACTACCTAAGAAGAAATGGATTGATGTCGTGGAACCCAAGGACAGGAAAGCGCCGCCTAAGATCAAGCAAGAGTCAGAGACTTGTAGCTGCATGGGCACGTGTAGTTGTTCAGCCAGTAAAAAGGCAGCCAAGCAAACTTTCAAAGTCGGCGACCAAGTGAAACTCAAGCCAAACGCATTGGCGATGCACAGCCGGAGCGTTCCGGCGCACGCTGGTTATACGCATGAGCAGTTTGAATGGCGTGACACGCTGAATAAGTTGGGCGATTCAACGGGAACGATTGAGCGGGTGTTCGAGAACAGCTCTCATGTTAATGTGGATTTTAACGGGACTTTGATTGGTGTTGAGTCTGACTATCTTGACCCAATTGGGGCTGAGCGTTCCGCCTCAGTGAAATGCCCTGAGTGTGGCAAGCCCGTGTGGGATGTGGCGACCGTGGATCAGGCTTTGAACAAGTGCTGGAATTGCGGCGCTCGATGGATGAATGATCCAGATGATGAGCCGGAAGTAGAAGTCAGCCAGCGCAAAGCAGCTCAAGGCACGTGCAAGCGTTGTAAGAAAGAAGGCATCATCAACAGTTCAGGAGCGGCGGCAGGGCTTTGTGATGTGTGCGAAGACGATTTGCTGCGGCAGACTTATGGCGAGCGTGAAGCGGCGGGCGATGACAAGGTTGCCGGACTCATCAAAGCCATCATGGACGGGACTGATCCTTATTACGGGTATGGTCATTTTGACACATCCAACATGGCTGACTATGGTTTGATGTCGGACACGATCAATGAAATGGTGAGCGTGTACGGAATCAATGAAGAGCAAGCGGCGCAGATCATTGAAGCGCTGACCCACGATCACATGGCGTACAAGATGAAGAAGCAGAAGCAGCCTGTCACGTCTCGTAAGATCGCTGGCGAGTTTAAGAAAGTGGCGACGGGCGAGCCTGACCAGGATTATGATCATGAGCTGTACGATGAGATCACGAATGCGCTCAGCGCCGAAGGGTTCCGTGCGTCCCATAAAGAGTTTGACAAGTACCAGGGCGTCTACATCAAGGTTGATGGCGACAACGTGCATGAGAAGTTTTGGACTGAGGATGTGTTCTTCACAGGTGAACGTGAAGGCGATCCGGCGGCGACAACTTTTACGTACAAGCCTGGCACCGAAGCTCAGCATTTGATTTTGATTCCTGAGAGCCAGCCGGACGTTAAGATCCAATACGATGCGGGTAGCGGTGACGTGGGTGACATCTTGGCTTATCTTGAATCGAAGCGCCCGCAGAAGAAAGGGGCAGCGCTGTCTCGTGTGGCGCTGAAGTTGTGGGAGCATCCGGCTGATTACATGGGTGAGGACTATCCCGATTATTATGTTGGACCTGGCCAGAGCCGTGACTCTGATGCGCTTGAGCGATCCAACTTCAAGTCAGCCCTTGAGATGCTTGGCGGCGAGAAGGATGGCGTTATCGTGGCTCGCTTTAATCATTGGGCTGTGGGTTGGGTGGAGAGTATTCTGGTTCACAAGGACGCCAAGGAAAAGGTGGCGATCCTTCAGGACATCGAGAACAAGATGGCGGACTATCCTGTGCTTGATGAGGATGATTATTCCGAAACTGAGACTGAAGAATATCGTGAGGACTACGATAGCTGGGCACGACAGGATGCGCTGGCTATGATAAAGAAGCATCTCAACCTGCCTGATTATGAGTTATCTGAGAAGGCTGACGAGATGTTGTGGCGGGCGGTGGAAGATACGTTTGCCAATCATGGCGAAGCCTACCTTGACGAGAAAGAGTTGTTGAACAATGCCGAGGAAGTGATTGAGACCATCAAACAGGAAACCGGAGGAGTGGCGCCGGAACAACCTGAGCTGCCACTGGAAGGGCTATCCAGAAAGAAGCCTGGCTGGACCAAGACATCCAAAGACTGGGAGACCTGCACGAACTGTGGCGGCGACGGTCATGTGGAAGGCAAAGAGTGTCCGGCGTGCGAAGGCACGGGGCGGTTGCCGAAGACTGAGGCTTCAAAACGTACAGCACGGGGCGAAGAGAAAGGGCAGTTGATCCTGTCCTATGACCAGTCTGATGTTGCCGACAATCAAGTGAAGTGGCTTATGGAAGAGCCGGACGAAGGCAATGACTATTGGATGAAGGATGAGGTTGAAGAGGCGTGGGAGAAGTCCGGTCATGATGCGGACAAGTTCAAGGCGTTGCTGAAGCAAGAAGGACTCGAAGGCGAAGCCGAAGAACAGGCTCGTAACTCTGCATACGAAGACTCGGACATTTATCAGTTCGCTTGGGATGATTTGAAGGACGGTCTTAGTGAAGCTCTGGCGGCCAAGAATCCAAACAATCTGCCGTGGCGTCTCGATGGATCAAACCTGGGCTGGCAGGCTCGGTCTGGTTATATGTACGTTGAGACCAATAACGGCGCTGAGTTCCTTGACAAAGTGTTGCCGAAGACAGACGTGACTGTCGAAGTCTATGACGAGGGTGACGCCCTGCACTTCAAGGTCTATCACCACGACGCACCGACAGGCGAGCATTATTACGCCCGACCGGAAGCGCCGAAGGAAGAAGAAGATATTGGCGCCGAGTCATCCAAGCGAAGTCGTTGGACAAAGACTTCCGGCAGAGATGAAGGCGTGGCTGATGAGCGTGGCGCACGGAATTGGCACGTGCGTTATTACAGCATTGAAGGTGATTTGATTTCTGAACACAATATCGAGAATCGTGATCAACATCAAGCTGAGCATGAAGCCATTGCTGATATGCCGCAGAATTGCGAAGACTGGTCAATGTCGCCCGTGCGCACAAAGAAAGCTGGCATGGTGAAGCGGATGTTGATCGAAGCCGCTGAAGACATTTATTATCTTCATGACCAACCCATGATGTGTCCGAAGTGCGGCGCACGAACTGATTTTGTTGAAGTGCCAGGTGCGCCCGTTCACACAGAGACTCATACCTGCCCTGAATGCAAATACGCATTCACAGCCGAAGCCGAGCCGGAAGATATGAAGCGGTGCGATGATTGTGGCGAAGAGCTGGACATCAAGAGTCCGGCGGGCGCCTTGCAGTACCATTATGAATGTCCTGGCTGCGGAAAGACGTATGCGCAGGATGTCACGGCGGCGAAGCGCAAAGCTGACTTCTTTGATCATGGCGTTGCTGATGGCAATCCAGATGAAATTCTCCCCGTTGAAGATCTGCTTCAAACCGATGAGCCGACTGAGCCTGCCGATGACGACATCGTGATCACGACCGAAGGACGCCTTGGTGGGATGTACGCCGCTTATCAAAGTGGGAAACAGATTGCCAAGTCCGTGGAGTGGGATGAGATCATGGCTGCTATCAAAAGCCACATGGACAAAGAGAAGTTCTATCCAGGCGTTTGGTTGCAAGATGACCACGGCGGTATCAGTCCCGTGGATATGACGAAGACCGCTGGTCGAGACGAAGAGATTGTGAAGCGGGATGTGGAGCTTGAGCAGGCTGCCATTGACGAATATCGTGGGCAGAAGGAAGACGCCAGCCCGAAGCTCAAGAAGGTGCTTGACCATACGATAGAACAGGAGCGAGAGCACCGTAACGAGTTTGAACAGAAGAAGGTTATGGGCGCTGACGTATCCTATCAAGGCTTGGGTGCGTTCGTTGGCTCGTATCTTGAGGCGGCGCTATGGTCGTCCAACGATGAGTCAGATGAATCGGGCGGCGATCCGCTGGATCAGAATTATGACTTCTCTGACATCGCTCCTGACGATATTGAATTGGCCAAGGCTGACTGTGCGGAGTTTCAGAAGCAGGCCGGAGATTTATTGAAAGACATGAGCGAAGAACAAGCCGGACATGACTTCTGGCTGACTCGCAATGGGCATGGCGCTGGATTCTGGGATCGTGGGTTGGGCGAGATTGGCGACAAGTTGACCGAGATCGCTCACTCGTTTGGTGAGATAAACATTTATGTTGGCGATGAAGGCACGCTTCATTTTGCCGGACTTCAGGAGGGCGGTATGAAAAAGACAGCGGCGGAGGGGATTCGACCTTATGGACCTGGCAAATTCGGCACCATCGTGGATCAGATTGCCTGGGAGTTGACGATGGCGGGCGCCGACGAAGAAGTAAGCAATGAAGGCACGTCGGAGTGGTATGGCTTACTTCGAGACGTTACTGTTGAAGAGGCGGAGAAGGCGGCAGAAGAATTAAAGGTTGCGCCTCTCACCGACGCCGAGAAGGAATGGTTCAGAGTTCATCCGTTCATCATCATCGGCACGGGCGAACAGGGTTTCGTTGCCGTCAATGGATTTACGAATGAGGTCACGGCGAGCAAGCTGTGGGATGAGATCGTGTTCGATATGACTCCGGCAGAAGAAGATCTTGGCGCTGAAGGTGCGATGGGTGACAAGACCAAATGCAAATCCTGTGGTAAAGAGTTTGACTCCACGGGGTTCGTGTACTGTCCTGAATGTGCTGACGTGGTGAAACGTCAGGAGCGGTCGTACACAGAGCGTGTGCGAGATCCGCAATTTGAAGTTGACGCCGGACTCTCCGACCAAGTGAAGTCCCTGCGTCGGAAGCTGAAGGATCTTGATGTGGAAAAAGCAGATCCGTCTGAGATTGCGTCCACTGTAGATGCGCTTGAGAAGATGGAGAAGAGGCTGAAGGATCAGCAGGAGACTCGTCAGACCAAGAAAGACGAACGAGCCAAGGCTGTCGAGGAAGCGGCTACAGTAACGGCAGGAGCGACCGAGCAGGTGAAGCCAGGGGGAGAGACGAGGGAGCAGAAAATTCAGAAGGTTATTTCTGATCTGTCGAAAGATCCAGATATTCTTGAAATGGTCAAGACCATAGAAAGTAAGATGGCCACCACCAAAGGACATTATGGTGATTACATGAGAGTCTTGGACGATTACAAAAAGAATAGAACTATGCTGAACGTCATGGCTCAAGCCCTTATCGGCGCCGGAGCTAACCCCGAAGGAGTGCAGGCGGCGCTTGGTATTATGAGCGGGAGTGCGTTCGGCTCTGTTATCGAAGCCGGACTATCAGATCAAGTGAAGTCGCTCCGTAAGAAACTGAAAGAACTTGACGTGGAGAAAGCGGAACCGTCCGAAATAGCCTCTACCGTCGATGCTTTGGAAAAGTTGGAGAAGCGTCTCAAGGAGCAACAGGAGACCCGCAAACAAAACAAAGAAGAGAAGGCGCAAGCTGCTGAAGAAGCGGCCAAGACAGAAGTGACAGCGGCTGAGTTTGGTTCGCATGGGTTGGGTCATGGACTTGATGATCTGTACGTCCTCCCATCTTCTCCTGAAGAAGCGGACAAGATCATAGCCTTCCTTGAAAATGAAGGCATGGGTTTCCAATGGTCCAACGCTGACGTGGAGGGTCATGAATGGTATGGCAAGCGGTTTATTGAGATCCCGTTTGGTGATGCTTACAAGGGAGAGATTGAAGCGCTGTTGTCTGGTGGGGAAGTGAAGGCGTCGCTTGAAATACAGGCTGCCACGAATGAGCAGGTCATTTCAATGTTCGCTGCTGACTCATTCCCGAAAGACAAGATGCCGACTTGGGGCACGCAGAACTTGAAAATCAACAAGGAGCCGAACGGCTGGTCGCTTATCAATTACGCCACGCCAATCGCTTACCGATCCAACGAAGGTCAGACGTTCATCAACACGCAGAAGTATTCGCAGACAACTTCCAAGATCCAGAGTGTGCTCAAGAGATATATGGGCGCCGCTGCTGAAGTGGATGAAGCGGGAATGAAGGCAGCGATGCAGCAAACTGCCGCCGTTGAATCTGTTGATGATGGCGACAAGGGTCTGCACGGCGAGTCGTCACTGGACAAACAAGCTGACGGCGAGAACGGGTACATCGGTTACTACAGGGGCAAGCAGTATGAGACGCACGCCAAGACTTCTTATGAGGCTCAGCAGAAAATAGCCAAGGAGCACGGGATCAAAAAGGCTTATGAGATCACGGTCGTGCTGGCTGAGAAGGGCGGCGAGGAAGTGACGCACAAGCCGCAGGACATCGTTGGCTCGATGAGCAAGAAGGCTGACGAGCTGGACTATGAGACGGTCATGAACATGAACAAGGAACAGTTGATGGCGTTGCCAACCATTCATTCGGGTCACTTCGACAACGTGAAGTTCGATGATGGCAAGCATCGTGTGTCTGTTTCCAGAATGACCGTGGCTGACGGCGCTGCTGAAGATAATGAAGTGAGCTTTGAAGTTCTCACTCCGCAAGGATGGATCACGGCTGGGCTGAAGAAGCGAGCTGGTCTTGAACCTGGCACGAAAGTGAAGGTTACACCGACGGCGCCTGGTCTTGTTGAATCTTATCCTGCGGCGAAGTGGCTGACACAGGATGCGGAAGTGACGCTGGTGGATTATGCGCCCAATGAAGGCACGTTGGATGTGATTGATGTGATGTTGCCGAGTGGACAAGTGGAGTCCATTTATGATTTCAATATCATTGAGCCAGAGCGTGAGTTCAATGAGCGGTTTGAAGAAGAGGCAGCTCAGAAATGCGCTGACACATCTGGTACGGGTCATGCTGGACCTATCGTGGCATATTACAGCGGCAGCAATACGCCTACTTATTATTGCGACAAACACGTGCCGATGGAGATGAAGAAGGATGCCAAATACTTCGAGCAGTTCAAGAGTTCAGACCTGGCGGGTAGCGCCTGGGAACTTGACGCTGAGTCTCGTAAGTTGAAGCGCAAGAAAATGGCGCTTAAGATTCAGTCAACGGAAGAGTTCTTCAAGAGTGGCGGGTATAAATTCAACGAGGGCGATCTCGTGTGGCTTACATCAGGAGACAAAGCAAAGGTGTTGAAGCGGCACGCAGCGGATGTTTCCGCTGACAAAGAGTATGACGCTGTGACGCTCGATGGATACGATCAACCGACCGGATTGGCTTTTACGGTCGCTGAGAAAGACTTGGAGCTGGCATGATATGAGTCCATCTCTTACGTCTGATAATTTGAGAAATGTGATACTTAGTTACTGGGTAAGCCTGGGCAATGTTATCGGCTGTCCATCCTTGTTCGGACAAGTTGCGTATGTTCTTAATATCGTTTGTAGTCAGCTTGGCTCTTCCATGCGTTTCGCCTTGAATAAAGCGATGCTTATTCATGGCATCATGTACGTTATCTTTTGGGGTTCCAAGAAAAAGATGTTTGGGGTTTACGCATGGAGGGTTATCGCAACGATGAAGAACTTGTTGTCCAGGTGGGATTGTTCCATAGTGAAGTTCCCAAGAAAGGCGATGAGCAAGCAACATGATTCGTTTACTGTTTTGATTTGGCATCCGTATCATGCCATATTGAGATTCAGCCGAGACCTTGCATCCTGTCCAAACCCAACACGATTCATTTTTCTTAACGTGTTGCCAAAATCTCTGTTCGATTGGTTTGGGTTTCGGTCCTCGTTTGTTCATGGGCTGAAATTATATGACTTTGTGGGAGTTGAGGCATGAAAATACGAGGAAGTCTCGATGCTGCGCTGGCGTTATTGAATGGCATTTCCAGGGTGCGCCATCCTAAACCGATGGTGCGTCCTGAGTACAAGCCAAAGATAAGAAAAGCGGCGCCGGAGGGGTTCAGTCTTGAATCGAGACTGGATGACAGATCGCTTGAGAATTTGCTGACGTGCTTGAAAAGATGATCACCGAGGAAGAACACACTACAGATTGTGCTTATAACAGGAAACACTACCAGACAGTGTTGAAAAGATTGTATAAATACATTACATTTTAGGAGGCAGGGCGATGGAAAACTGGCTTGAGACCGAGAAAGTAGATTTTGAGGGGGGCGAGTTCGACCCCGTTCTTAACAATTTGGAAAAACAAAAGGCGATCAAACAAAAAGCGTCAGCACGTGACTGGAACATAAGTCATCAGTATGCTGACGTTTTTTATGCCGGAACCAACACCCGCCCTGAGAGAGTTGAGCTTGAAAGAAATCTGAAACGGATGATCAACGAAGGACGTTTTTCTTACAAGTTCATGGAAGGCTATCTCATCAGCCTTGGGTATCAGCGGGACGAGATCACAAGGGCTTTCAAGCATCTCACTGGCATTCATCCTTATGATTTGTTGAACCCCGCAAAGTTCTTAGCCACGCCAGCGTCGATCCCTGGCATCTCAATGGGCTGGGGACAAGCGAAGGACAAGACCTACGATTATTATTTCATCAACCCTTACAACTGGGGCTTCGCTCTCTTCGGGCAAAAGGGTGACATTCAGCGTGACGTGGTGGAGATGTACATCACCAGCGATCATGCCATTGACGGTCTTAAGGAGCACGTCAAAGAAGCCAATCTCTTTGATCAGCCGCTCACGAAAGATGTCATGAAAGAATTTAAGGATGAAGGACCTGAGCTGTCTACGATAGATTCAAATCCAAGCATCCTTCTTCAAGCAGGCGATCAAGCGAACTTGGGTGAGCGTGCCGCCGGACTTTATCACCAGCTCAGCATGAACGGTACGACTGAGAAAGACATCAAGATCATGCTTGAAGGCGCTCTTGAGTTCAAGCACATCACCGCTGAAGAAGCGGAATGGATCAGGAAAGCGTTGGCGCCCGCAGAGGGCGTGCCCACGGATGCGCCGCCGCAAGACAGCCAGCAGAAGTCAATGGAAGTCGGCATGGCTGAAAAGCTCATGGACGCTGAAACGGAAATGAAGAAGCAGCCGTTTGAATCCGAGAAACGGCAGATAACGCCAGCGGAATATTTTGACAGCGAGCGGGATGAAGTGGATCTGGATAAAGCAGCCACAGACAATGTTGGTAAAGTGCTTGAGTACATCAAGCAAAAGAATTCCGTGCTTCGGAATTTCACCATGCGGGTCAGCTCTTTCAAATATCACGGGCGAGAACTCTCGGAGAAACTTGAGAACGAGATCCAGGTGCCTGGGCAAGACATCGAACAGTTCTTCGCCAGCAATGCGCTTCTGTCCGTTATCGTGGACATGATCGACAACACGTTGCCGGAAGAGATCAACACGAAAGCAGCTTTGCTTGTGTTTGTGATCGCCGATGGCGAGGTTGTTTATGACGACACGTTCAAGGGCGACGACGAAAAGATTTATGCGTTGACGGAAGAAGGCTTAGCAAAATTCTTCTATAGGGAGCGGCAGCAAAGCCATGAGACCGCTTTGGGTGAATTATAATGTGGACGAAAACCGCTGATGAAGCGCCAGCAGCGCCCGAACAACTGAACGACATTGACATTGGTTTCAAGGTCATGATTGAAGACATCCTTTCACGAGGAATCTCTGAAGAGGAAGCGAAAGCGATTCTGAAAGATTCCACGGCGTTGAGTGACTTGAATGATTTGCTTGACGATTCGTATCGAGCCTGGCTCGATAACTTGGAACAGTACAAGGGTTGATTATGGACAGGCTTAAACAGCTTGAAGAGTTCGCTCGAAGAGGAATGGATGCGCAGGCTGCTGTAGATGAGCTGGCGAAGCAGGCGTCGATGGACGACGAGGCTGCAATAGCTGATCTTGCAAAGGCGTGCTCAGTGGAACCCGAAGGTGTTGAGGATTTTAAGAGTGATGACAAGGGCGGCTCATTCAAAGCGGATGGCGTTGAGTACAGATTTTTCTGGGGAGAGGACGAGGCGCACGCTGCGGCAGTGGAACAGACGCATGACGATCTTGAAAATGAGCCGACCATATTTAATCAGGAATGGTTGAACTCGCAGATTGATGAAGGCAAGGCTCGTGATTTTTTCACTGAGGTTTACAATGAGTGGAATCAGAGCTACGCTACGGACATCGACAGCGAGCCATCTCATGAAGGGTTGTCCAGCCGTCTTGCAGACGAGTTGGTGGAGCGTGGCATCGTGGATAAAGATGACGCTCTCGTAGAAGGCTTTGAGCCGCAAGATCACATTGATGAGTTCGTGGAGAAGATGACCGAGGATCAGATCAGTGAAGGTCGAGGCGGGTACGACCATTACGAAAGCAACTTCGGCGAAGAAGAAGCGAAGAAGCTCATCATGGAAAACAATTTGATTGACATTGACGCCGCCGCCGAGGACGCTGTGGATACCGATGGCTGGCCGCACTTCCTGAGCCATTACGACGGCGAGTACAGCACGACCGATGGTGGAATCGTTTATTTTCGGGAGTCGTGATGATTGAGTGTGTTGCTAAAATATGCAATACGTGTGGGACAGAAAAACCTCTGTCTGAATATTCTAAGTGCGTGACAAGCAAAGATGGTTTGCAGAAGAACTGTAAATTATGTCAAGCGGATTTGGTGCGGCTTTGGAAACGGAACAACCCAGAGCGACAGTATAGGATTGATTCTCGCTATTACCAAAAGAACAAAGATGTGATCAAACAAAGAAGTCGTGATGTGGCGAATCAAGATCCTGTAAAAAATTGTGAAAAGGCTCGACTTCATTATGCCAAGAATAAGCACAAAGATAAGGCTGTGCGATTGTTGAGACAATATGGCATTACGCCTCTTGAATATGATCGTAGGTATCAGATTCAAGGCGGTAAATGTGGAGTGTGCGGACAACATCAAACCGAATTGAAAAGAGCTTTGACGGTTGATCATGATCATAAGACAGGACACGTTCGTGGATTGCTGTGCGATGGGTGTAATGGTGGTTTGGGGTTTTTTCGAGATAGCGTTGAGCGCTTGGAAAAGGCAATTCGATATTTGAGGGAGAACTGATTGTGTGGGTGAGGACAGCGCAAGCGACTGAGTTTGTTGCCGATGATATTCGGGTTGATCTTGGCTCGGACGAGTTTCGGCAGATGGAGACCATTCAGCCGATTTCGATCCGGTGGAGTCTTGAGCTGGAAATGCGGGAGTGGGGCGTCAAGAGCACATACGTGAGCGTGCCCGACCAGGACATTACCCTGGTGTATCAGATCGAGAAAGATCTTGGCAACGACGATTTTGAATACGTGGATCAAGAGAAGACGATCCACTTAACGAACGTGCAGGCAGAGTTTGAAAATGCGAGATGGAGTCATTCTCTGGTGCCGACGGCGCTTAGCGAGTATGGTGGAAAGTGGACGCTTGAGTTTTCGTTCGTGAACTGATTTATGCCCGATGACTCTGGAATCAATTTTGGACCAGGACCAGCAGGAAAAGAGTTTGCGCCGATACCAATATCGGACATCGCTTTCCTGCATATAACGGAGGCGACGCAATTGCAATTTTCAGCGGCGCCGCTTGAGACAGCGATGGCGTTCTCAGGCGGGTTAATAGGCACGCAGGATTTAAGCAGGGCGGGCGTATGGCGCCCAGCAGGAGTCTGAAGATGACGACCGAATGGAACAAGAATAAGAGTGAGGAGCAAGCAAATGTGGGTACAGGTGGTGAACGGCAATGAGAACAAGCCCGATAATAAGGCTGGTCTCGAATTGCTGCACACACATGGAATATGGGTTAAAACGGTCATCGCAAGCAATCCTTTTGCGAGCGAGGAAGAACTTTTGTCCTTCTTTGTTAAGCATGGGTTTCCCGAATCTGAGACACGGCGCTGGATCACGTGTCAGCAACGACCGCTTGACGATTACTGATTCTTAGGAGGCAATATGAGTTTTATTGACTTCACTGGGCGTGCTATTCCCAAAGTGGATGCGGGGAGCTTGGACACGTCATTTATTCCGGCTTACGAGAAGCAGGGCGTGGCGCCCAACGTGGCTGCGACAGACAATTTCGGCAACAGAAAAACGCAGTCCGTGGCGACGCTTAATGAAGCCTCGACCATCGGACAGGTGCCTCCCTATCCATCTATCACAACCGTTGTTAAAAGCATTGGCGTGGAGCAGAGCGGCACCAGCGTGAACAACGTGAAAGGAATTTCTTTAACACCACCCGAAGCTGAAAAGACGTTGGCAGTTATCAAAGACGTTTAACAAAACATATTTGTCGGAGAGCGGGAAGGGCTGATCACCTTTTGGGGACCTAAGATCCCACCGTGCCGTGCCAGTTCTTAGGGCTGGATGTATAGCTGAGAAGCTATGCGTTCAGCCCTTTTTTATTGGCACGACAATTTTGAAGTGAATGTCTAAAAGGAGGACTTATGGAAGATAAGTCAGCCACACCCGAAGTACCCAAGACAATGGAGTTGACTCACGAAGAGAAGTTGCAGCGGCAGTACGACCAGGCGGTGCGAGAGATCAAGATAGCAAACGCCAGGTCTCATGTGGTTAAGGGCGACATCACGGAAGCGTATCGAATCTTGGAGCGGATCAGGTTCGATCACATTGGAGACACGGCGTTCCGTGACAAGGTAACGAAAGCGAAAAAGAGCCTTGAAGATGCGTTGGAGGATTTTCTGCTCAGTGATTCTTACTGGGCAAGACGAAAAGAACAAATGCGAGACATGACGGCTGAAGAATATGAGCTGTCTTTGCGAGCATCGTCAGGAGATGAAAACGAAATACAGATGGGCGTTACATTATAACAAGGAGGCAATATCATGACGTTTATTGATTTTACAGGAAAGGCGATTCCGCCACGTGCGGAACAACCGAGCAATGACCAGATCATCAAAGCTGTTCAGGATGGTCCGGTGACTCCGCTTCAAGAAGATAAGCCGATCAAAGACGTGTCCGTGAGCAGAGACACGCTTCACGAGAGCGCAGTCATTGGCGAACCAACGGGTGTTGGCGTCATCACTCATCAAACCAAGAGCGTCAAAGTTCCTGCGTTTGGTGGCATGAATTCTTGGGGTCCTGCTCTTTTGGACAAGCAAGACAATCGTCCGCACTCTGGTTCGACACAAGCTCCCATCGGCACCGAACAGTCTGGCGCTGGCGGAAACTTCCTTTAATGGTCACTGTCTTTGCAGCTACTCGTGCGCCGCAAGGCATATTGGGATGGCGCAAAGACAGTATGCCGCCTGGCACATGGGCAACCATGCGCAAGCCAGACGGCACGTTTGCGCCTGAGATCATCGTCTCGTGTCCGAAGTGTTACGGGGACATTGTGTTGACGGCAGAACAGGCGTTCGGGAAGAAGTCGGTGTCGCACGTTTCGAGGTCGTTGTTTGATCCACGGCGAGGCAGAGGAACAAAGACATTTCGATGCAGCACGCAGTTCATTTTTCGCAGAGACAAAGAATGTTTTGAAATCGTTACTTAGGGAGGACTGAAAATGAAACGAATATTAATTGCAGTAGCGTTGATGGCGGTGTTGGCTTTGCCTGTTCGGGCAGCCAGTACAGGCACGGTGGTGGCGGCAGACAGTTTCATGAACAAGGTTTGGACAGAGGTGAAGACAAACAGCTCCTTTCACTTCTTGGACAATCTGACTCCGGCGACGTTCTACGACTTCAAAGAGCACACACTTATGGCTGGCGGCACCACGGCGGTCTATCGGTATCGGATGCTCAGCCTTGATGGTGGTGTGGTGAAGTCCATAGACGATCAGGCGGCGCAGAACGGTAACGCCATTCCTATTATTGGCATCAACTTTCATGGCGGGACTTTGATTAACAATTCAGCGACGCTGACCAAAGCCGTTAATAGTGCAGGACTCGATCAAGGGCTTTGGAAGTATTTAACCGCAGGTGGATGGGCAGGGCGTGACTTCGCCGAGCATATTAACCGCTACGGCGTGTATGGTGGGTTCCTGGTTCTCTTTCAATAATGGACACCCGTGAGCGTTATATGGTGGATGTTGTGAACTTGCCACGATTGCCTGTGCAAGAACTTGTGAAGCAGTTGGACGAACTGAGCAAGCTCGTGGCAAGAGGATGGAAGATCGCTCTTTATGACGACGTGCCGAAGCTGTGCTTTCTTGTCATAGCTCGGTCGGAGTCGGGATTGACGGCTCGTGCTGTCATCCCATACGAGTACATGGAGAGCATTGGCGATGCGTCCGAGCGAGATGTGCTTCAGGCAGTGTGGGATCAGCGCAACGCAGCGGAGAAAAGATTGATTGATTGCGTGGCGGCGCTGTTGACGAAGAGAGCTGCACAAGTGACAGAACTTCAAGACGCAGGGGTATTTAATGGCCAAAAGTAACGGTCAGCATCCAGACGAGTTTGATGGCATGGGCTTTAGTGCTCCGTTCCATCGGTCTGCCGCTCAAGAAGAGTTGTTGGAATCGGCGTCCGACGCTTTGAAAGAGATGGCTAAGGCCGATGGAACGGGGACACGCACAGGTAGCGGCCAGCTTGGAACCAGTCAAGGCTTCAAGCGCCAGGCTGACTTCCAGCAACTATTCCAATCCAGTTCGCAGGATACGATTAGAACGCCACTGCTGTACGTCGATCCACTCTGGGACACAGTTCTCCTTCTCTTCCCTGAAGACAACCTAAAAGAAGTCAACAAACGTCTCCGCCACTATTACAAATTTCAGCCTTACGTCGGCTCCGTCATTGACATCCACAGCACCTTTCCTCTCTCGGATTTCGAGCTTCAGGTGGAAGATCCCAGTGTCAAAACCTATTTCAATTACGTCAAAGAAAAGCTGGATATGCTTCAAATGGCTCAGTGGATGTTGCGGGACAAATATCTCTTGGGCGAATCCATTTGGTATGGCGTCTGGGATAAAACCAATTTTGAGTGGCAGGAATGGAATCAATATCCGCCTGAATACATTGACATCAAACGGACTTACGTTTCCAACTCTGCCGCTTACTTTCTTCTTCCTGATCCTGAGATCCAAAAGATTGTCGGCTCCAACGATCCCGTGGATCGTGCCATTGTAGCGCTCATGCCCAAGCAGTTCGTGGAGTCAATGGGTCACGGCAAGCCGCATATGCTTGACGCCAACCGAGTTATTCATTTCGCCAACAGGACATCAAAGTACACGCTGCGTGGCTTATCGCTGGTGAAGAGAGTGCTGAAGGATCTTCTGTTCGAGGATAAGTTGCGTTACCTTCAGTACACGTTCGTTGACCGCCATATGTTCCCAATCAAGATTTTCAAACTCGGCTCTGAAGCCAAGGGCTGGATTCCATCGAAGAAACATTTTGACAAGTTTAAGCAGCTCCTTGTCTCGGCAGCGAACGATCCCGATTACAACATCATCTATCACTTCGGCATCCAGGTTGATTACGTGGGCACGAAGGACAAGATTGAAAACTTGATTCCGTGGTTTGACTGGGTGGGGAAGCGGATCATGATCGGTCTGTTTTCCAACGAAGCTCTGCTTGGCGGCGAGGCGCCGTCATACGCAGGTCAGACCGTGAACCTGAAAATGCTGTTCCATCGCTACATTACGGATCGGGCTGCCATAGAAAAGATCTTCAAGTACAAGATTTTCCTTCCCATCGCACGGGAGCAGAAGCTGTACAAGCCGACGCCCGCTGAAGTAGCGCATAAAGTGAAAGTGCTCAGCAAAGGCGTGGTGCCGGACGACCGCTATTTCCTGCCGAACTTCATTTGGCAGAAGCTGAACTTGCTCAACAACACGACCGAGCAAGAGATGTTGATCAGGATGCGGAATGACGGGCGCATACCTCAAGAGGTCATCAACGACGTGTTTGGTTTCAGCGCCAAGACAGTCACGAAGCAATTTGAGACCGAGGAAGCGACGTACCTCGACAAAGACTGGCAAGAGCTGAAGAAGAAATATCTTGAGAACGAGGACAATAAAGAGCTTCGAGATCGGTTCCTTCGTGGCGATAAGATCAAAGACATCCTGCAAGATTTAGCCACGAAAGAGAAGATGCAAGAGGGCGCCGACAAAGAGAAGCCGATCAAGCGACCGAAGCCTTTGTCTGATTTGACGCCAGCGGGCGAGCCAGGTGGACCAATGGGAGTTGGCGAGCTGCCTCCTCCGCCAGGCGGTGGACCTGAACCAGGCAAGCCAGGGGGCGCCCCAGGGGTCGGGGAAGCGCCTGAAGAGTCGGAGAAGCTGCCTGTGGCGCCAGGTGGAGAAACGGCGCCGCTATGAGCCAGCTTGAAGATTTGCAGGCGTTCGAGAACGATGCCGGACATTATCTGGCGCAGCTTGATCGAGCGTTGATGCAGTTGAATCACGTTCTCATCGGCGAGTCAGGAACAGGATTTTATTTTGAAGTGCAGGGCGTTTCGCAAGGAATCAAAAAACTGGGAAGGCAGATGACTGAATATGTCCAAGAAAAAAGAAAAGAGATCTTTGACGAAATCGACAAAGAGTCAGGGCGAACTGAAGCGAGCCATGCGTCAACTGTGCAACGAAAAGGTGACGCTGCGAATACCGAGAGGGTTCGTTCCGGCGCTGAACCTATTTCTTCACCACGTCTCTGATGCTTTGTTTGGCGACGACCGACCGGATCACGGTCTCGCTAAGATGCGGGCTGGCAAGGAATATTTCAAAGATCCGATGTGGTTTTTGATGGGGTTGATGAAGCGAGCCGAGATGCGGATGGACGGCACGATTCGTGATCAAGCGTGCAACGAGTTTTGGAAGTGGCACAAAGCTAAGACAGAAAACGAAAAAGAGTTCTTAGAGAGGATAGCGGCCAAACATGAGCTTCGTAAGACAGGGATCGCCAGAACCGATTGAGCAGTGTCAGTATATTCTTGACGACGCACAGAACATCATCTGCGAGTGCGGAGGCAGGATTGGGCGGATCTCGCACAGCGTTGTCGAAAGTGCAGATGGAGACATGATGCTGAGCATCAACGGCATGAAGTGTCCGAAGTGTGGCAAAGAAGTCTCTTCAAAAGGGGTGGAGGAATAATGTTTATACGACGAGCAACCATAGAAATTTCTGACATTCTGATGCAGAATGATGTGACCAAGAAATGGTCGTGGCTTGATGTCGTCAAAAAGTCCACGTTGCTGAAGAAGAGTGACTTCCTTCCCGCCGAAGCCTTTGAATACGACCCAGACAACTTTGTTTATTTTCGTGCCCGCTCTATCACAGCCGATGTGCCCAATGGCAACGGCGACTATTTTGAAGAGAAGGAACTTGAGTCCTCGTACAAATCGTTTGTTGGCAAGGGGTTTTACATTGAGCACGACAGCGACAGCATTGAGAAAGCGAAAGGCATCATCCTTGATTCAGTCTGGCACAAAGAGGGTCGGTATATTGAGTGCTTGGTTGCCGTGGATCGGAAGGCGTATGCCGACATCGCCCGCCAAATTGAATCCGGCATCCTGAACAGCGTTTCAATGGGCTGCGTGGTTGAAGAGGCGGAGTGCTCGCTGTGTCACAACGTGGCGCACAATCAGCATGAGCTGTGTGAGCATATGAACCCCATGTCTCAAACCTATTGCAAGGGTCGGCTCATGCCGGACGGCAAAAAAGCCTACGAGACCAATCGCAAAGTCACCTTCTCCGAACTCTCTGGCGTGGCGCAGCCCGCCGACATCGAAGCCCACGTCTTTGAAGTGTTCGCCGCCATCCAAAACAATTTGCTTCAGCACGCCGCCAATTACCAGAACAAGAAAGCGCTTTCAGAGGGCTGTCCAGATGGGAAGTGCACGCTTGACGTGGCTTTGGGGCGGCTGTCTACGGAAGAGCGGTACGCATTGCGTAAAGCAATGGAACGCACAGCGCTGAACATCCAGTCTCCTTCAACCTTCCAAGGCAATCCGGCTATTGACTCCGGCGCCGCCAATCCCAAGAAAGTCATGGATCAGATGCCCAGCACCACCACTCATGGGGGTGGCGGGAACGTGGTTGTGCGTCATATTGACGAAGAGGAAGAGAAGAAAAAGAAGAAGGCGAACGTTTTAATCAATCCTGATGGCGTGGGGGCGCCGGATCTCTTGACCGAGATCCAAGAAGCCGCCAAGCCCGTGCCGGAGAAGATCGAAGAAGCTATCAAGGAAGCCATTAAGTCTCGCATTGACGGCATTGTGTCAATGGAGGTCATGCGGCAAGTGGACGCCCTGTTATCAGATCTCCTGGCGCAGGCGCAACTTCCTATTATGAATGAAGTGAAGAAGCAGGTGGAAGAGCATCGTGGCGAGATGACGGAAGAGGTGCAAAAGGTTCACGAAGAGATTACGAATCCGCCTGATACCGCCTGCGCACCGGATGAATTTTATGGACCTAAAGTGATGGCGTCGGTTCTCATTGACAAGGTGATTAGGAAATCGTCAATGAGCGAACCTTTTAAGGAAGCGTTTTTGAAACAGTTGTATTCATCTATGGTAGCCCTGCCTGCTTCGGATCACATTGAGATTGGTCCTGGCTTAGCGCTTCGGCGTGAAGCAGGCAAAAATTTGCTTCGGTTGTACAGAAGCGGAACAGCGACAAACGTTTGGCTCAGTCCCCTGAATCCTGAAATCCCTGAAATGACGAAGATAGCCTTGTGGCGTGAAGCGCTTGGAGTAGACAGGAAAACAGACACGGCGGAAACGCCGAAATAATGATTAGGAGGACACACAAATGGACTTTACACTGAAATACGTCATGCAAGAAGGGGCGACTCCACGTGATTCATTCCTGCGAAGTTTCTTCATCGCCAGGGAAGGATCTGGGAAAGCCAAAGTCGTAAAAGCCGCAAACATTGTACCTGTTGATGTGCAGAAGCTCATCGTCAAGGGCAAACAAACTGAGGTCTTGGAACCCGAACAGATTTGCGACATGATCAAAAAAGAATGTGGTGGGACTTTCGACGGATACCTGAAGTGGGTTGAAGCGCAGCGCATATCGGTCAGAGCCGATCTCAAGAGAGTTGCAACCTCTGGGGACAAGGACTTTGACTATGCGAACTGGGCGATCAATGAAAAAGAAATGCCACGTCAGGACGCCAGCAAAGAAGAAATCACGAGCGCTGTGTCTGAGGAAGAAGTGGAAGCCAACAAAAAGTTGGCTGACAAGCCGTCTTCTGTTCCTGGGCATGGTCGGAAGATCAAAGACTTCTTCAATCGTCTGCCGGACGCAGGCGGCGTTGGTGAACCAGCGAAAGCAATCGACCTCAAATCCAAAAATCTTAGCGGTCCTCTCAAGCTCTTGAAGAGAGCGCTTGAGGAAAAAACTGAGGCTGTCAAAAGAGCCGATGCAATGGCTAAAGAAGCCGCAGAAGCGAAAGCAGCCCTTAAGAAAAAAGCTGAGGAAGAAGTGAAGCAGGCAGTTGCTCAGCACATTGACAGCATCTTGCATGAGATGTCTGCGATGGGTCTTAAGGAAGCAGAACTCGAAGGAATCCGCAAGTCTCTGGCTAACCTTGACGAGAAGGCGTTGCTTGCCGTCGAAGACGTGGTTGAAAAGTTAGAGGCTGCACAATCTGGCGCAGGAAAACCGAAAATCGAAGAAGCACCGACACCTGAAATGGGAGCAATGGGAAGTCTTGACGAGGGAGGGGAAGATGTGCCGCCTGTAGTGCTTGGTCCTGATAAGACCGCACAAGGCAGCGTGGTCGAACGATTCTCCCAACTGTGGACTCAAGACACCATCAATCGTTCTGATTCTAATTAATCAGAACAAGCTACAACTCCAACAATCGGAGGAATTCACAAATGGCTATTAATACTGACAGGAGAGTGGAAGAGGACTCAACCAAAGTTGCCAACAGCGCTGCCGTGGTCTATGCAGGCCGCCCAGTGTCGTTGGACAGCAATGCGCAAGTCATCGCCTCCACACAAGCCACGTTAGTTTATGGTCTGTCCAAAAACGATAAGAACAGCTATCGGGACGATACGTTTGGAGAGTTCGGTGCATTCGGTTCAGGCAAGCTCAATGTTGTTAAAGCTGGGATTGTCACTGTGTCACCGTCTCTCTATTCTACCGTCAATGGAACGACCACAATCGACGTGTATGATTCTCTCTTGACTTATCACGTGAATGACAACCTGTGGACGAACTCTTCAGGTCTAATCACGAATGATTCTGGACAAGCCAATGGCTTGACCAATTTCATTGGCCGAGTGAATATACCGCCGACGGGTACAAACCCCAATATGGAGATTCGACTTGGGCTTCTCGCCTAAGCGGAACTGAACAACTAACAGGAGACTATCATGCTACCAGGACAAAACCTGATGGGTGAGTTAAACGGAGCGGCCAAAGACCGCTTCATTGCTCAAATCATGAAAGCCGCAAATGCTGTTGGTGGTTCAGGACATCTTGGAACAGGAGGCTTCGCTCGCTCTGCGGGTTCGGCTCCTCTGCTTCCAACTGTTCCGCCACAGCAAATGGAAGACGCATTGTCACAGATACTGTCTGGACCTAACGGTTTCAGACGGTTGGCGTATTCCATGCAGTTGCCCTTGAAGACTCGTTTGGACTATGTTTCCGTGGACAGGAAAGTTCTTCTTGTGGACGAAATGCCACAGGGCGACTTCCCCATCTACGACGTGGACATCCCTGAATTCGGTGCAGTGAAACTTGCTGCATTGGGTTCTCCGACCACGTTTGAAACGAATATCCGTCGTGTGCAGTTTCCTACCTTTGTTCTGGGCATTGATGAGGTTGTTAAGTACGAAGACATCCAGATCCGTCGTTATCCTATTTTCGACCGTGCGAAAGAACGTGTCGCTATAGCGATGGCGATTGCCGAGGATGATGAGTTTTATCGTGTGTTGCAAGCGGCGGCAGCAGTGTCGCCGAATACACCGTTCTCTTCCAGCGCTGTCACCAAGACAGTGTTGGCGGACATGGTGGGCAGCATCACCACGAATCAGCTCATTGCTTCGACCGTCCTCATGAATCCCAAACAATATTCAGATCTGTTGAAGTTCCCGTCAAACGATATTGATCAGGTAACACTGAACACCATCGTTGAAACTGGATACTTCGGCAGCATCTTTGGGATGAAACTGATCGTATCTACACGAAATCCGTTGAATAAAGTGTTTGTGGTTACTACACCTGACAAGCTCGGACGTTTACCTGAGCGGAAAAAAGTCGAAGTGAAAATCTTTGACAACGTTCCCCAAGGGCAATACGACATCTTCGGATGGGAGCAAATCGGAATGGGTATCCATAACACAGCGGGCGTCGTGGAACTCGACATAGCGTAAGTCTGAGGCTATCGAAAACTGAATTGTTTTAACCAGGGGGCGGGGCTTCCCGCTCCTCCCCCTGGTTTCTTAAGCAGAAGTGAAAGTTCGTGAATAATGAACTTGAAACCAGATAAAACGAATAAGGAGAGTAAAGCCATGAATACAGAACAAGAATATTATTACTTCAGAAACACCACCAACAGCACACTCATCATCAACGACCTGACCAGGCCAGCCAGCATCATGCCTCGGTCTTTGTCACGTAGTTTCACTGCTGACGAAGTTCGCCAATCAAGCGACATTCGTCATTTTTATCAGGTGGGCATTCTCGTTCAAGAGGACAGCCCGCTTGAAGTGTTGCCGCCTCCGCTTAAACGAACCATCCGAGCCACTATAGAACCCCTGCCAATGCCACGTTCACGAGTCCCCGAAGGTGTGGATGTTCAAGCGTTGGACGATCAGGGTGGAACTTATGTGTCGGCTGCCGGAACTGAGTTCGTTAATCCCAAATTTATTGTTGGGGATTTCGTTTACATCAAAGGTCCATCCAATCTTTCCGGCAAGATCGTTGGTCGGCGTGGCACGGACGGACGCTGGATTGTGTCGCTACCAGATGGGCGCACGGCGTATGCTTATGAGGAAGGCTTGCTTACCGTTGATCAGTTTGCGGTGAGTCAGCCGGAACAGCCTCAAAAGAAGACGCTGAACGCCTCTGAAGTGCTGAAGAGAGGCATTGTTCCGCCGTCACGACAACGAGAGTTTGAACGAAACACCAACACACGTATTCACGCTGATGACGTTCTCCGAAACAGAACAGCCGTCCCTGCCAGCCAGCTTCACGGGCGCCCGTTTCCAAAAGAAGTGGAAGCGCCTGTCTCTGGGGGTCGGTTCAATGTGGATGAGGTGAAGAGCCGTCCCGTATCTACAGGAGCGGAGATTGTCATGGGTGATGGGCGTGTCGTCAATTCTGAAACCATTATGTCTGAGCGTCAACATTCTGGCGTCAGCGGCATAGGGCAAGCGCCTATTCAAGAACCTGTTGATGAAGATCGTGGCACGATCATCATTAATGGCGGCAAAGAGAATCCGCTTGGCGGCGCTGAAGTGACGACCGGACGGTTGATCACGGACACGATTGAGCACGCCGGACGTGAAATGAGCAAGGCGGAGAAGAAGAGGATCGCCAACAAGAAGTATCAAGAGAAAGTGAAGGCGATCAAATCCGTTAAAGCTCCTACGATGCCGAAGAACGCTCCGGCTTATGTGGCGAAGTTCATATCCGCCACGCCAGGGGAACAAAAACTGTTTATTGTCAAAGAAAATGATGTTGAGAAGCTAACCGAGCTGGCGAGCTTTTTGCCTGCGGGTTCGCCAATGAAAAAAATGATTGATGAACGGGTTGCTCAACTACAAATCGCCTAAAGGAGAAGACTGAAAATGAATACTGCAACACCTAATAGTCAAGTTCATAAGCCGCCGATACGACTTCGTGTGTATCGGCGCACGCAAGAGCTGATCACGCTTTTGTGGGACACGACAGGACTGACTGATCATCAGCGATCCAACATCGCTATTTCTGTTGAGGAGCATGACGATCATTACCGTCCGGTACGGCACGGCACAGCATCAGGCGAAGGCATTAAGATTGAGATCCCGAACACGGAGATGGCGCTGGTGCGCCACGACAACAATAATCTGGTGCCCAATGAGGATTATTGGTTCAGGGTTGTGTTTGGACCATCTGAAGTGCCGGACGAACAGTTGGAGGCACGCATAAAAGTTCACAGCTATGGCGTGCTGCCTCCGTTCGAGAAAGACGACAGTCGCAAGAACAACCATATGTACGCCTACAACACGCCCAAGCGCAAGTGGTTCAAGATGCCTTTGATTGAGCACGGCGGGCAGGTTGGCATTCCGGTTGTCATTCTCAACGTGGATGAAATTAAGTCCGGTACGAGAAAAGTGATTGTTGCCAAAGATGACTTTGAGCCAAATCATGAGGAGGAAGCGACTTGAGCACACAAATCAATTGGACAATTCCAGCCAACATCCAGGGGTCGGCGAACTACGATCAGATTCAAATCTTTCGCTCCGTTTCAGAAGGAGACACGTATTCTTTGATCGCCACCATTCCCTCTGGGATAGCGAATTGTCCACCTGCATTTGTTACCTCATATTTAGACAACACGGCTGGTAACGGAACCAATAATTTTTACAGCATTAAGTTTTTTGATTCCGCTACCAGCCAGGCGTCAGGTTATGTGCCTGCGGCGCTGGATCTGACGCCGAAAGAAGCGAGGCTGGTTTACACGCTTCGTCAGATGTTGGGTTCGGTCATTACCAGCGATCCTCTCACAGGCACTCAGTTGACGGATCAGCAGTTGTTGATTGATATTCACCTGGCTCTTAACGCCTTCAATATTTATCCACCTGTGACGTGCTTCACCATTGCGAATTTTCCTTGCTGTGGATATGAAATGATGCTGCTTTATTTGGCGCAGTTGTTTGCGCTTTTGAACCAGTATTTGGGGTTGTCGATCAATGATTACAATTACAACGACAACGGCATCGCTCTTAACATTGATCGTGGAGCCAAAATCAATGTCGCTATTCAAAACGTGCAGAAGATCGTGAACGATCTTCTGGCTCTCATCAAACTTGAGTTTGCGTTTCAGGGTGAGAGCATCGGCACGCTGCAATTACCTGTCGGGATCGGCGGCGCCATCAGTCGTGGCGTCAGCAATATCTTAGACGTGTTCAATAGCATGGGGAGATAATGGGAACTCCGAATCCGCCACAGATCGGACAGCCGATGCGGATTACGGAGAAGATCAAGGTGTTCAGTCAGTCGGTGTTTCGAGTGGAGTGGATTATTATCGTCGGACTGATTCTCATTATCACAGTTTTTGTTGTGGTGATTTACAAAATGGGCAAGACGCCTGGTTCTTTTACAGACATGGTAGTGGGGAAGTTGCTTGACCAGTTGAACACTTTGGAAGGGGCGCTGATAGCGTGGGGAACTCAGATCATCAGCGCCATCACAGCAAGAATTAGATCAAACATAGAAAAATGAAAAAGATTTCGGTAGACGACGGACAGCGGTAGTCATTTACCGACGGAAACCGTCTGAACTTACAAAGTTATTAAGGAGGATACGCAAATGCAATGGACTAAAAATGCGGATGTGACGCCAGGAGTCCCGAATAAGGCGATTAAACCTGGAACGACGGATTCTGGCATCGGCAAAGACTACAGAGAAGAAGAGAAGTTCACAGTGATGGACGAACCAAAAGGCGATCAGAAAGAGCCGAAAGAAACGACTCGCCCTGATGAAGCTGTCGGCGAAGGCTACAAGCGCACCGACAATCAGGACAAAACTGACGCACCCGAAGGGAAACAGAAAGACGTGCCACAAAAAACTCACACAGAGAAGCCTGCGAAAGATGTCATGAGTGAAGGCAAGACCATGAGCGCTTCCAAGCCATCGGCTTGGATGAAGAAAGCTGAATCGACTCCTGGCGAAGCCAACAAAGACATTAAGCCAGGCACGACTGACAAATCCATCGGATACGATTTTAAGGAAAACGATGGCGAGAGCGAAAAAGTGCTCGACGAACCTTCTGGCGACCAGAAGGCGATCCCGCAAAAGACTCAGAAGGATGAAAAGATCGGCGAAGAATATAAGGAAGAAGGCAATCAGGAGAAGACAAAGGCTCCTGAAGGCGATCAGAAACCGATCAAATCCGAAACGCATGAGTCGGATGTTAGCGGCGAATCGTACAAGGAAGACGGCAAGAACATAACGGAAAAGGATGCGAGCTTGACCAAGGTCAATGCTTGGCTCAAAAATCCTGTGTCTGACGATGCGGAGCCGACGTTGCCGGAGCGGTTTGCTTCGTTCACGGACATGGCTGACGAATACGCCACGCTGTACGGGTTCTATTGCCACGCCACGAACGAGCAGGTTGATCCTGAAGTGTTCGGGAAAGCCGTTGCCCACATCGGGCTTCAGTCTTCCAACACCATGATCGAACGCATTGATAAAATGCTGACTACCATCGCTCGCACCTTGGATCGAGTTAAGCCACGTGACGCCAGCGGCTGGAAAGAGGCTATTGGCGGGTACATGAAGCGTGAAGGCGGAATGTACATCATCGCCAAAACACGGGAAGAAGCGGCCAGCATTGATAAATGCGTGGAAGCGAAGATCGCTGAAGCAGGCTTCAAGCCCAGCAAAGGACGCACCAAAAGAGAGTCGGCGTTTGCAGCTTGTATCAATTGCGCTCCGGCTCCTGTCGTGGCGCCAGAAAAGAAGGAAGAAGTCAAAGCGGATGCGGTCAAACCAACTCACTCATCGCTCATTATCGACTCTATGGCGAAGCGGGCTGAGAAGGATGCCAAGTTCGCCGCCGTGTACAGCGCCATCGACAAAAAGGACTTTGACGGTCTGGTGGAACGTCTGTCCAAGCTGGAAGACAAGGGCGTGGACATTGTGAAGCTGGCTCATTATCGGTTTGATTGCCAAGGTTGTTTTGACGCCATCATCGGCAATATTGAAAAAGGCTTGGTGCCTACGGACTTCACCAAAAAATGACCCTCTTGCGGCGACGCCGGATTTACGGGCGAGTCCGCAATTGGAAAAGAATACAGAAGAGGAAATACGAAAAGTCAAAAAGGTTGGGTTTATGCCCCTTGTGTCAAGACAAGGCTGCCATCGGTCACGTCTTGTGCAGAGAGCATTTGATCGAACATCGACAGAAATGGAAAAAGAATGGCGTTCCCAGTAACGGTCGAAATATGCAGCCAGTGTCCGCTCAGTAAGCGGGATATGTTTGGCGTTTACATCGCAGCGCTTCGGTGCTCGGTGTGTCATTGTTTTATCAGCGCCAAAGAGATCGTCAAGGGCAAGTGCCCGAAGTTTGACACCGTGGAAGCGATGCGGACGTTCGCAGAGGAGAAAAAGCGTGAGCTGGACAAGAGTGGCAGTCCCAAGTGATGATCTTTTAAGTATCAGCGTCGTGACTGATGACGACACGGGTTGTTATTTGGATGACATTGGTGAACCTGGTTGCGGGGTGACGATGAAGTGTTATGAATGGCTTAAGAGAGATGGATTCAGGGAGAAGCTGGCCGCTCATCTGGAACAGATGGCTGCTGACATTCGAGCCAAGAAAGGTCAATTCAAGGAAGATCTTGGCGAAATCGTGCCGTTAGAAGGTTGATATGGGAACGTCTTGGGTTTCGTCAATATCGGTCGGTGACGTGCTGATTGAAAAAGGCGGCTTTAAGAAATGGACAGTGAAGTGGATTCATAATGGAAAGATCGGGCTGCGGGGCTTTATTCATGGGCTATCTGTCCACTCATCCATTCCACTGTCGTCGATTGAAGCGGGTCGGTGGGACATTCAGGATCGGGAGCCAGCGACGACGCAAACGGGCGATAACTGGACAGACGATCAAGAAAGCGAGGCGCCGTCAGCAATGGGCGCCGACCCAAGCGGCGAGGAAGAGGCAGGACAGGGATTTACGAAGGAACGGGATCGGTTGAGACCTAAATACAAGAATCAGCCCATTATCGACCCTGCGAGTCCGCCCGCAGGACATTCGGAGATAATGGACAGGGTTACTCAACCGCCGAGGGACGGCGCTTAAATAGGCTCGTTAGATCGAGCCAGAGGCATATCCATAACAGGATCGCCCACGGACGCCCTCGGATTGATGTTTGATATAGACCGAGCTTGTAGCCGACGAAGTGTTTGATGAGCTTGAGCGATCTCATCTGTGTTTCACCTTGTCAATGATTTCGCCAGCGTCATTAATCATGTCGGAGACGATGCCGCCAGCGCCCACGGTGCCTTTGGGGGCTTTGGCGACAAAGAACGAGCCGATTAAGGCGATTGGCGTCATGACAATAGCTTTGATGAAGGTGCCGACAGTTAAGCCAAGAGAAAGCTCGTTGGCGGGCAATTGGCTGAGGTAGCAGAGCACGACAAGTACGAACATGATGCCAACAAGAACGCCAAGAAGAGCCAGCACTTGGAGAGAGGTTTGTGTACCGACGGATTGAACGAAGCCGTAAATAACAATCCCGACACACGGGCAGACAATACCGAAAAAGAAGAAGAGGCGAAACGCAAGATCAATGATGTTGACTCGCTGAAAGAATGTTTGTGCTGATTCTTTGTGTAAGAGGTTGCGAGCGTTCTTGATTTTTGAGGCGGCTTTGATTTTTTCAACGACGGCGGCGTCAACTTCGACGTACCGTCCCAGATCTGGGCGCCATATTTTAGCTGTTTTCATAAAGTTGTCCTCCCTATAACATATACGGGGAGAGGGTCGAAACTGTGCAAGTATTTGAGTTGATTTTTAGATTCGTTTTTTAAGGGAGATGCGAAAAATGCCTTGGACAGCCATTGAACAGCCGATGGAGAGAAAGGCCATAGACTGGGGCGGGTTGTGGCGCAGGTTCAAAGAGAAATTCGTTCGCAAGAAACAAGACACGATCAAAGAGCCAAGTAAGACGCCAGGGCGGGGTCGTGGGAACCATAGAAAGGATCTGTCCAGACCAGTTTTGCAAGCGCTTATGTCCAAAGGGTACGACACCGTGCAATGGGACAGTGGGGCGTCGGTGCATGACGTGTGTGTGGCCTTGCACGGCCAGCGGTGGGATCTGAACCAGTTTTTGTCGGGATTGTCTCATGACGCTCCGCTCTTTGAAAGGAGCCATCCAGGGGACAAGAATTGCTCGGTTATCGTTTATTGCCGTGACAAGGCCGAGTTAAAACCAGTTCGTGTGGACAGTTTTGGACTGAAAGGGGAAGCTCAGCTATGAAAGTTTATCACGGAACAACAGACGCACTCGTAGACAAGATTTCAAAACATGGGCTTTGGGACTGGGAAAATAAGCAGCCAGCGTGGTTGACATCATCGCTCAATGAAGCCGTTTTCTTCGCTTCGTTGCGGGCGCTGTCGGGAGGCAAGCCCGTGGTGGTTGAGGTTGACGTTCCTGGCGAGCACATTGTGTCGGTTGGATCTCTCGGAATGTACACCAAAAAAGTGATTGCTGCCGACCGCATATTGTCTATTTACAACCCACCGATTCACATCCGGTCATCCATAAAGCGTCAATCCCTGTTTTATCCTGGTTGGATGGGTGTCATGGAGACGGCTCAGTTTATTCAACGGGCGGATGAAGAGGATTTGAGGAAGTTCAAGGATCTGATCGACAAAGGTAAATTTGATGAAGCGTGGGAGATGGTGGAATTGTTTTTGAACCTGCCTCATCACGAGCTGTCATCTACGCAGGCGTCGCTGACGCTGTACGCCGCTGTGAGCCGCTTTGCTGATCCGGTGGCTAACGGGGTGCCGGAGAGTGAGACCTTGACGGATTCAATTGGCGTGGCAGCCAATCATCGTGGCTATCAGGTCGTGATCGTGAAAGTGCCCCCCAATGCGGTTGAAGGCGTGCCGTCAGATGGTGACGCAGATGTGTCGTTTTTCGTGCCCAAAGCAGCCATTTCGCCGCTGTTTGTGAGGGCTGTTTATAACCCGTGGTGTCGCAGGGCATTTAAGATGTCGGCGTTTGACGTGGCGTTCAGCCTTGAGGACTTGCTGTCGGTCGTGTCTGATAAAAAAGAGCTGGCTGTATTTCACGGACTCGTGAACGACTGCGGCGAAGTTCATCCCAGGAACATTCCGTCGTTCGTTCAGCGTGCGGCGCCGTACCTTCTTTCCTTAATGAAGAAATCCAATTTAGCTTATCCGCCAGAACATCTCTTTGGCTTGATGCGCAAAGGCACAATGGTTCAGGACGGGTACGGCAATTATTCTTTGAACCGATTTAGCGCTGAAGATGAGAAGACGCTTTTGATAACGGTCGGGGATATTGTTAAGGACATCAACACCAGCACCGAGGGCGAGGTGATTGCCATATCGAAGATGCACCACGAAGCCGACATCGACATCGTGGTTCGCTGGAACAGACCGATTAACGGTCAGGAGATTTTTGAAGTTCATCCGAATGAAATTGAATTTGTGCGTCACAAAACCGAAGACGAGATCATGAAGGATATTGATCGTCGCTATTACGACGAAAGCATTTTAGAAGGCAAAGGCTTGAAGAGCAGACTTGATTACGGTGTGCGGTCTGCGGCGGATCAATCATTGTCGCCGGATCAATTTCAGATCCTTTGGGATTCCTATGACGCCAATTTGGAATATTACAAGGCGCTGGGACACATTGACACCGTGGACAGCATTCGTTATTGGGCTGTCGATAACGAGACGCCGAGTGGCGAACTACGATTTATTGATCCTGAAGACATCACTGTTGGGTTGGTTGATTTCCGAACCAGCATGAAACAGGAATATGGAAACGCCGCCGAAATGATTGCCGATGCCTCGAAAATTATTTTGGAGGTTGCCAATGCAAGACTCGATAGAGTCAAAGCCGGAGGACAAGAAAAACCCTCTACCCGAAGAACCGAAACCGCTCCCGAAGAAAAAACGACGAAAGAAGAAGGACGAGGAGAGGCCGCCAAGCCAGGAGAGTCCGCTCCCGATTTACCCCCAGGAACCCCCACCAGGAGCAAGCCTGATCTGAATGGTTTGATTGCTAACGATGACGGGTCAGAGTGCATTTCATTTGTTCAGGCGCAAGCGGAGTTGAGCACGGAACATAAGAAGTGGATGGTATTTGTCCAATTTAGAGAACCGACACTGAAAGATCCTGACGTATATGAGGCTTTAGAAATAGAAGATTACCTGCAACGTCGGTCGCTTTGTATGTCAGAGCAGCCGTCGAAGTAATGGTTTCTGATTTAAGGAGGAGGAACACTCAATGAACATTAAAGATCGGCTCCAAACATTAAAGGAGCAAAGACATCATAGGGTGGCACAGCGTCCATCCGTTCCAAAACCGACGACCGATCCTGGTGCTGGTAAGTCTTGGAAGTGGAATATGACGAAGACGGTATGGGAGGCACGACCTCAGAACGAACCAACAGAATTCCAAGCCGTGGAGTCTGGCAAAGTGACAGAGCAATGGTCTCATTATGCGGCAGCAGATGACGCTCTTTTTGTGGCGGCGCAATGGGACTTGAAAAACACGAACAGTACAAACTGGGATGCTAATACCATTTCTCGTGAAGTGCTGGCTTACGTGAACAAGAAATATCAAAAAAAGGCATCCATTATTGATTTGGATTGGGAATCTGGATTCGCTTTGGTTCGTATCGACAACGCCAAGGTAGCGAAGGCTGGCGTTGAAGTGTTTGCAGAGCTGAAGTCAGAAGCTCCCATTTGTCCGATGGATGAGGTCAAAATTGAGATTCATGCGTGCCGAGGCACATTCGGTGACAGCGCTTGTCCGTTCTACATGAAGGCGGAGCAAAAGGAATATTGTTCATTTAAGAAGTTTGGGAACGCCAACGAGAAAACAACTCTCGATGAATTCATAGACAAAAACAAAAAGAGAGAGGCGTCGTTACGTATAGCGACGGCGGTGTTGAATGCGTTGTCGGTTCCGAAGATGGACAAGAAAGCCTCATTTGTCGTTCCCAAAGAAGAAGGGTACAAGCCCGTGACTCGGTTAGCGACGGTGGCGAAAGGTGCTCATCAAGGGATCGTTCAGAAGAAAAACAAGGACGGCTCGTTTATGGTGAAGTGGGAAAACGGCGTTGAAGGTGCGTACTGGGCGCACGAGTTGAATGTTGTCGGATAAACGATGAAAGTCATATCGCATACATATGGACTCAAAACGGATCTGCTTAAGCCGGAGTTCGTCTCCATGAAGAAAGACTTGGAGATGCTGAACAAAGGTCGGCTGGCGTGGAGCCGTCAATGGGAGTACCCGTGGATCATACTTCAGGACACTTATCTGGACATTGATCATGTCGTGCTGGATGCGGGCGGCGGTCATTCCGTGTTTCAGCGGTATCTGTGCAAGAAAGTGAAGAAGGTCGTTAATGTTGACATCGACCCAGCGATTGCTGTGCACGAACAAGAGCTTCCAAATCTCGTTCCGTGTGTTTCGGATGTTAGAAAAATGCCGTTCCCAGACAATAACTTTGATGCTGTTTTTTGCATCAGCGTTTTGGAGCACGTAGGCAATGATCCGATGGAGACGTTCAATGAGTGTATGAGAGTGCTCAAGCCAGGGTGTCGTTTTTATCTCACCGTGGATGTCAGCATTGAGCCAAGCCCGTATCAGTTCTCGTTGGCCGACTTTACCAAGTTCGCAGGAAATCTTGGTATTACTCCGGTGCTTCCCGTGGATGTGTTGACCAGTCGTGAGTTCGACATTGATTGTCATGTCGATCAATTGGCTGTCTATGGCGTAGTGTTGGAGAAATAAATGGCTATCGTGGCATCCATGATCGTGCGTAATGAAGCTCACAATTCTTACTTTGTGAAGGTGCTGACTTCTATTACCGACGCTGTTGATTACGTCATGATCTTGGACGATAAGAGCGATGACGGAGGCGCCACGAGATCGGTGTGTCGGTCGTTTCCGAATATTCTATTTCGTGAATCGCCCTTTGATGTTCCGATGTATCCGATCAATGAGCCGAAGTTTCGTGAAGTGCAGTGGCAGAAAACGTGCGAGATTGCCAAAGATGGGGATTGGATTTTGGCGCTTGACGCTGATGAAGAAATAGAAAAGTCATTCACCTTAAAAGTTAAGGAGCTGATGGCATCTGAACACGATTGGTTCCGGTTTCGGCTTTTGGATATGTGGTCGCCGACAACGTACAGGGTGGATGGATATTGGTCGCCAGTGAAAGAGGTTTTCTTTCGATATAAGAATTTGCCAGCGGAGTTGCCGACAGCGGTTAATCACGTTCCGCTTTTGCCGAAGTATATCGTGGACAGTGCAAACGGCACTGAGCGGCGGGACATAAAGATTATTCATTGGGGCTGGGCTAACGAAGACAAACGGTTAGCCAAACAACAATTTTATCTTGACGGTCGTGCGGATGGGGTTAATTTGGAACATGCCAAATCAATCACTACTCCGGCGACTGTAGAGGAATACGTAAATGAAAACTGAAAACACAAGGAGAAACAAATGATCATTACTCAAATAATGCTTCGCAATGAAGCCGACAGATACCTGAAACGGGTTCTTGACAATGCGTCGAAGTTTGCAGACAAGATTCTTGTTCTGGATGATCGCAGCACGGACAAGACCGAGGAAATTTGTCGGTCGTATCCCAAGGTGACGTTTTTTACGTCGCCGTTTGACCAGTCTATGTTCGGAATTGATGAATCAAAACTTCGCAACGTGCAATGGGAATTGACAAAGAAGTTTGCCAAAGAAGGGGATTGGATCATCAGTCAAGACGCTGACGAAACATTCAGCGACAGCTTTATAAAGGAGCTGCCGGAGCTGATCAAGACCGACAAGTACGATTGGTATTCGGTTCGGCTCTTGGATATGTGGAATGAGAACGAGTACAGGGTGGATGGGTATTGGAGTCCGCTCATCACACGGCTCTTCCGGTACAAGGATCAGCCGTTTGGCTTTGCGGGCGCCATTCATTGCGGCTGCGTGCCTCGGTACATTGCCGAGACTCTAAATGGTACAGCTCGTTCGGATCTGTTTTTGAATCATTGGGGATGGGCAAAAGACGCTGATAAGGAGCGCAAGTACGAGTTCTATCTTCAGCGGGCGACAGGGATCAATCTTGAGCACGCTCATTCCATTTTTATGGCGCCCAAGCTCAAGCCATTTAAGGACGAGATTGAGTGGCCGCCGATTTTGGTGGCTTCGCTTTTGCGCAATCGTGGCTGGGTTTTGGATCGGTTCTTGGAAGGGTTGGAGAGTATTGATTACCCCAAGGACAAGCTGAGTTTCTATTTTATTGTCAATGACTCTTATGATGACACGCATGAAAAGCTGAAAACGTGGGCGGCGTTGAAGGACAAAATATACAAGCTCATTGAGATCGAGACCATCAACTTCGGCAACGCTTCTGACAAAGAGCACACGTGGGAAGATCAGAAGCTGGCAAACATGGCTTACATGAGGAATCGTGCGCTGGCGTCGCTGCACAAGTTCAGCTCGGAAGCGCTGTTCATGATCGACTCAGACATCATTATTCGCCACCCACGCATTGTGAAGCATATGGTTGGGCTTGAACGACCAATCGTGTCCGAAGTGTTTTGGGCGATTTGGGGTCACAAAGATGCTCAGCCGCTTCCGAACGTTTGGATTCGTGGCGGGTATGAAATCAGCAATGATTTTATCTCTATGTTGAAGCGTCCTGGGATGTATCCAGTGGGTGGCTTGGGGGCGTGCACGCTGATATGGAAAGAGGTAGTAGAGAAGGGCGTCAGCTATACCAGGGTGCCAAATTTGCCAAGCAATATGCGTGGTGAAGATCGGGACTTCTGCACACGGGCGATCTGTGCTGGCTATAAGCTCTGGGCAGACACGCACTGTACGCCGGATCATTTGGAGAAGCCGGACGGCTATAAAGAGTCGCCAGAAATTGAGGCTAAGCGCATTGAAGATGAGGACAAACGGTTTAATGACGAGCTGACCAAATTCAATGACTGGAAGAAAAAGCTGCCTCGGTACAATCAACTTAGCTTAAGCATCATGGCTAAAAATGAAGAGGAAAACATTGAGCGAGCGATTAAAAGCGGGCTGGCTATCGCTGACGAAGTGGTGGTGTGCGATACCGGAAGCACGGACAAGACTGTTGAAATCGCCAAATCGCTTGGCGCCAGGGTGATTGAATTTCCTTGGGACATTCCAACGCAAGGCTTTGCCGAGCCTCGTAACGCAGCGGTGCGTTCGTGCACAAAGCCTTGGATATTGCGGCTTGATGCGGATGAAGTGATACCACGGGATCAACTCTTTAACATTTGGAAGTTGGCGCAACGAGAAAACGTGGATGCTTATCTGTTCCCGATTCGTAACTATCAGGAAGATCCGCACGTGAAAGGATGGGATTCAAATTGGGTGTTATCTGAAACACTGCGAATGTTCGTCAACGATCCTCGTATTTTCTACACGAGACTTGTGCATGAAGACATTGACGACAGCTTGGTTGAGTTGGGCAAAGTGCGCAAGGTCAATATCGTGCGAACAGAAACGCCTCTCTATCATTTTGGATATTTGAAAGAGAAGCATTCCCTGAACGCCAAGCATGATTGGTATTACAAGCTGGCTGAACGTCAGTGCGAGCTGACGCCTAAAGATCCTCGTCCGTTTTTTATTCGGGCGATTCATCTTTATCACACGAAAAAGTTTGATGAAGCGCTTATCCTGTACAGGAAGACGGTTGAGCTTGATCCAAAGTTGTGGGGTGCCTGGAATGATATTGGCGTCATCTTGTTTAATCGTGGCCAATATGATGAAGCTCATGAGGCGTTCTCGAAAGCAAAAATGAATATCGGAACCAATAGTCATCCGTCTCACATTAAAAAGATTGACGATAATTTGAAAGCGATTGAGCTGACGCTGCAACGGCTTAAAGAAGCTCAGGCCAAAAAAGAGCTTCAACCAGCGGGGGTGAGTTGATAGGTGGAGATATTTCCAACTTGGCATCCTGATCTAAACAAGAAGCACTTTCCACGGAGTGCTGACTCCGAATACGTTGCTGTATTGGCGGGCCAGCGCTCGGATGGTGTTATTGTTCCCATCAACGTTTCGTTGATAGATGGGACCACGGATCAGTATGCCCTGGCATCCAACACGGAAATAGCGCTGCCGCCCATAACGATTGGAAAGGTCATCATTCAGGGCGTTGATTCACTGGGGAACAAGCACGACCTTTTGGCCACGCCTAACCTTGATGGGACTTGGAATTTGAGCTTGACCAGTCCCACGTTGGCGTTGGAGGCCAGCCAGCTGACGCAGATTGATTTGATCTTACAAGGACTGGTCCTGGCTTCGCAGCAGGTGGCGCAGATGTCTGACCTGATAACGACCGTCGCCACGGAAGCTACACAGTTGAGCGTCCTTCAAGAGTTGAAGGGGTTGTGCTTTAACGCACCATCGCTCAACCAGGAAGTGACGCAGCTGAGTATCCTGGCGGCAATGGATGGGTTGTCTGTTTCTGTTGGGGATGTAAATGTCAATACGGACGAGCTGGAAACCCTGACTCGAATTCAAACAGGGACGATTGCGGAAGGCTTAACCAATGTTCTGGCGCTTGAAGCGCAGGAGGTGACTCAACTCTCTGATTTGCAGATGCGGCTGGCGACGGAACAAACACAGCTCAGCATTTTCCAAGAGCTGTCGGGTCTCTGTGTTAATTTGGATTCTACGTCACTGGCGCAGGAGGTCACTCAACTCAGCATCCTTTATGATTTGGAAGGGCTGTGCTTTAACTTCAGTTCCACCACGCTGAATCAAGAAGTCACACAACTGAGCGTGTTGCAGACATTGGAAGGGCTGTCAATAACGACATCGGCTCCGCACGGAAAGTATTATGCTTTTGAGACAACGCAGCCAGCGGGCTTAACGGATGTGACATACAATTTTGGGGTTCGGATGCAGGATGTGTATTTTGCGACGAGCAATCCGGTGTCGGTAAAGTTTGGCTCTATATCCAATCCGGCAATCAATTTGGCGAACGGGAGATTTACTTTTGAGGAGCAAAACACGGACACAATGTTTGTGACGACATCAACGATTCCCGTTGATTTGCAGATTTATGCCAATGGAGGCACAGCATGAGCTTTGAAGGCGTATCTTCGGATTTATTCATTAGAGACCCGCTTACGAAAGAAGCGGCACGGGTCAGAGACAATTCGCTCCAAGTCATTGGTGCGTTCTTTTCTATTCAGGAAAAATATACTGGAAACAACGCCGTTGGGCAGCAATTTCTTTTGTCCCACACTCCCGTCCTAACCAATGTTGTCATTGAAATAACGGCTGATGGAATCAATTGGACAGGTTTTACGTCGTTTACAGTGTCTGGACAAATAATCGTAACAACGGCTGCGATTCCGGCCTCACCAGCCAACAATGTCCGTGTCACTTATTTCATAGCCAAAATTAACACGGTTGCGACCGTCACCAGCCCCAGCCTGGACCAGCAAGTGGCTCAGCTTTCACAAATTGAAATCAACACCAGTTTGCTGTCTCCGAATGTTGCCTTTGAAGTTGGACAACTTTCTACCATCATCAGTGAGCTTCAAGGATTGTCCATTACGATTGGGGATGTGGATGTAAACACTGACCAGCTTGAAGATTTGACACGCCAGTTCCAAGCGTCCAATGCGGAGGGATTGACCAACGTTATCTTGGCGACCGTGGAAGGGTTCACCAATGTTTATTTATTGCTCGGCCAAGAAGTATCTCAGCTCAGCCAAATTGAACTCAATCAAGTCAGCAACAGCGCTTTGATGTCTCAAGAGATTGCACAGCTAAGCCAAATCATTACCAACACGAGCGCAAGCGGAATCGATACGACCCAGCTCCTTAGCCATCAAGTGACGCAGCTCTCAACGCTTGAACTTTATGGCTCGCAGCAGGTGGACCAGCTTAGCAACTTGAATGTGTCCGTTTCGTTGGAGATTTCGCAGCTGACAACCATCGACCTGACAACGATGAATCAGATCACTCAGCTGTCCACGACCTTGCTTTATGAGTCTCAAATGGTGAGCCAGCTCAGCCAGGTGGAGATTAACCAAATTGATAGCGGGGCATTGTTGGCACAAGAGGTGGCTCAGCTTTCGGATTTACAAACCAGTTTAGCAACCGAGGTGACTCAGCTGAGTGTGCTTCAATCGCTGAGCGGGCTGTCCATTAACATTGGCGATATCGATCTCAATACTGACGACTTGGAAAATTTAACAAGACTTCAGACAGCCACAATCGCTAATGGATTTACCAATGTTCAGAATTTGGTTGCCCAGGAAGTAGCTCAGCTTAGCCAAATAATAACCAACACTGGAACAGTTGCTGTCGATACGACGCCTATTTTGAGTCATCAGGTTGAACAATTATCCACGCTTGAGCTTTATGGATTTCAAGCCGTGTCCCAGTTGAGTGTGGTTGAAATTAACCAAACCGATGGAAATGTTTTGCTGGCGCAAGGGGTTGGCCAACTTTCTGATCTGCAAATTCGTGTGGCGACTGAAGTCACTCAATTAAGTGTGCTTCAGGAGTTGAAGGGTTTGTCCATTAACATTGGCGACATTGATGTAAACACCGATGAGTTGGAAGGCTTGGCTCGGACGCAGATAGCCACGACAGCGGCTGGCTTCACGGATACCATGATTATTCTGGCTCAAGAAGTGGGCCAGTTAAGCCAAATCATCACTAACACTGGCGTTTCTGATATCGACCTGCGCCCTCTGCTCTCACAGGAAGTCACACAGCTTTCCGATTTGAATACGGCCATTGTTGTTGAAGTCACTCAATTGACAACGCTTCAGCTCTACGGTTCACAAGAAGTGGCGCAGTTGTCTCAAATAATTGTCAATACGGCAGTGTCTGGCATTGATACTCGTGCGTATTTGGCTCATGAGATCACTCAACTTTCAACGCTTCAATTATATGGGTCACAAGAAGTGGGGCAGCTTTCAACAATTATCACCCTTACAGCGGATGCGAGTTCTGCGCCGCTTACCACTTTATTGACGCAGGAAGTTGCGCAACTATCTGAGATTATTACCAACACCAGCGTTTCCGGTATTGACATACGACCATTGCTTTCGCAAGAAGTGACTCAACTTTCGGATCTCAATGCGGCGGTCGCCTTGGAGGTGACGCAATTAACGACTGTCAATACGACCTTGGTCCAAGAAGTTGCTCAGTTATCAACCTTAAATGCGTCCAATGACAGTCAGGTGATCTTGCTGACGCAGGAAGTTACTCAGCTCACGACTTTGCAGCTTTATGGCTCGCAAGAGGTTGCCCAGCTTTCAACGCTTAATTTGAACGTGGCGACGGCGGCAAACCAAACAGCACAAATAACTTTGTTGGCGCAGGAAGTTGGACAGCTGTCGAGCATTGTTACAAACACGTCTGTTTCAGGAATTGACATTCGTCCGCTTCTGAGCCAAGAAGTGACTCAGCTTTCCGACTTGAATCTTGCCGTGGCTTTGGAAATAACTCAACTCACAACGGTCAATGTGACGCTTGCTCAAGAAGTTGGACAGCTGACAACTTTGAATGTGTCAAACGACAGCCAAGTGACGCTGTTGGCGCAAGAAGTGGCCCAGCTGTCCCAAATCATTACCAACACAGCGACTTCTGGAATCGACATTAGACCCCTATTGAGCCAAGAGGTTACACAGCTTTCCAATCTTAATACGGCGGTTGTTGTTGAAATTCAACAGCTCACCACGCTTCAGCTCTACGGCTCTCAAGAAGTGGAGCAGCTGTCCCAAATCATTACAAATACGGCTGTTTCTGGTATTGATTTGCGACCATTGCTTTCTCAAGAAGTGGCTCAACTGTCGATAATGATTTTTGACGAGGTGGTTGGATTGACGACCAGTCTTAACGCTTCGACTGGCAAGAAAACCGTCGTTATGAAGACAGGAAGTTTGACGACAACAGCGACAACCGCAGACCAAATAATTTTGACCTATACGGTGACGGCTGGGAAAACGCTTTATCTTGAATATGTCGGGGTCGGAGCATCGCTTACGACCGCATCCAATTCCAATGATATTTTGGGGCTTGCGAGCTTTGAAAATCCAAGCGGAACAAAAGTATTGGGTGATTATCGACAATGGCCTGGCCACGGTCCTGGTGTTTATCCATTTAGTGATCCGCTTCCTGTGGCCGCTGGAACGGTCATTCGTTGGGTGACGACGCCAGCGGGCGCATCAAGCAGGATATGGGTGGGTAATTTTGGCGGGTACGAGGTATAAATTATGCAAATAATGGCAATGACATCATGGACAAGCTACAAGGCAATGGCTGTTGCAAAGCAATTGTTGATGCAATATGCGGAGGTGGACAATTTTTACGATGTCTACGCACCAGAGGGCGACATTTTCCTTTGGAATATCAAGATTTACAAGGATAGTGGAGCTGACCAGATAGATTTTGAGGCGAACTACAAGCCATACGCCAACAAGACCATCTTTGCGGAAGGCAATTATGGATTCCGTTTGACCTATGAAGTGACGGTAAGCCAAACCGAAGTGCCGATTATTTTGGTTAAAAATCCTGCGGCAAGCGGAAAGATTATTCGCATGGATGAAGTTCTGTTTGCTTGCCAGTCCAACACGTCTGGCGCAATCACGGCCAGGATTTATTACGACCCGACGGTGACAGCGAATGGGACAGCATACACGCCCATTTGGGGAAAGGCAATGACCTCACCGCCATCATCTGCCATGAACCTGTTTCTTAGCCCGACGACATCAGCTTTTGGGACAAAAACAAAAACGCTTCATAGCATGACAGGGGAAACTAAGGAATATGATTTTGGTGACGACCCGTTAATCATCGACCCGAATCATACCATCCTGTTTACGCTGACTTGTTTCGGGAACAGCCGTCCGGCTGGAATTAACCTGACATGGAGGGAAGTCTAATGCAGATTATGGAGCTTTCATCTTGGACAGCATTTAAGGCTTTGGTGACTTCCAAGGCGTTATTGATTCAGTATTCAGAAATGCCGGACAATTATGACCTGTTCGCCCCAGAAGCGGGTGCTTTCTTGTGGCATACCACTATTCCCAAGGATGGTGGTTCGGACCAAACAGATTTTGAAGCCAATTTCAAATCAACTGCCAATGCTCCTTTGGAAGTGAAAGCTGGCACAGGTCGTCCAGAACGATTGTCAATGTCGCCACAGCCCATGAACACTTATAACAAGTGGAAAGGGTATCAGGTCGTCATGGACCCTGGGATGACCTATTCGTTTGTTGATATCTCTTGGCCGACCCAAGTTTATTTCCGTGGCGGATATTGTTACACGAACTCGGATGACCCAGACGAATACATCAATACGGATGTTCTTTTGGCTGCCACCAGCCAGGTGTATATGCCAAACATGATTCAAAATGTCTATCTGGCAAAAGGAATTTTAATTCCGTTTATTAGTGACGAATCTATGGCCTTTCCAACGTCGCTCAAGCTCCGTGTTCACGTGCATTGTCCTGATGGATTGAGCGAAACCGAGACTCGGTACTTCAACATTCTGTCGGAGTATTTTCAATGAACGCAGTGAATGTTCTGAAGCCAGGAGATTTGATTTTTTATCCAGACGATGATGCCTGGAAGCACAATTTCTTTGCCTGGCTTCAGAAGATCGGCGGGGAAATGGGCAAGGTTCAATACCCAGGCTATACGCACGTGGCTATGGTGAGTTCGGAGCCGGACATTATTATTCAGATGAAGTGGCCTCGGCCCAATTTTGAGTTTTTTGCCGATGACATGAGACCGAAAGTAATTTATCGCCCGATGTGCTCGGATGCTGTCAAAATACGGGCGATTTACTGGTGCTATATGAACATCAACGACCACTACAGTTTTTTGAACATGATTTTGGGAAAATTTGGCGTGACCCAGTGCCACAAGGTGTGTTCTGGCTGGGTGGATACGGCTTTTAAGGAATCGGGCTTCCCATTAACGCCAATGTTGGACAAATTGATCAGTCCAAATGAGCTGGCTTCGAGCGAGGTGCTTGATTATGTCATGTCTTCCACCTAAAAACATCATAGCTCGCAATCTGCTGGTGACAGGTCAAAACCTGCCAGAGACGCAGGTGCAATTGACCTGGGATGCCGTTAATGGCGTCAGCGGGTTCAACGTGTACCGGAATTACACGCCCTATGGCGCATTTACGAAGCTGAATGTGTCATTGATAGGAGCCACGGGGTTCGTGGACAGCAATGTGCCCATTATTATTGACACGGACCCGTATTATTCGGTGACTTCCGTGAATGTACTGGGCGAAAGCACGCCGTCGGAGCCAGTGACGTATGAAAATTTGCAGGCGTTCAGCACGTCACCCTTTGGAGACGTGAACATGACGTTCACGACGCCTCCGCAGGTGTCCACGATCAATATCAAGTCCCAAAGCGGGATGTACCCGACGAATTTGCAGCAGGAATATTTCTTTCAGGAGATGCGGCGTCGCACGCTGTGGTTGCTTGAGCAGGATGGGGGCGATTTTTGGCTGTTCAAGCGCAAGCAGAAGGACATCAATGACGCCACGTTAAGCGAAGACTATGGACGATCAGACACGAACACGTATTTTCAGCCCGTGCGGGTGAAAATCCGGTATTACAATATGCAAGCCATGAAAGAGCTGGCTTCTTACGGCTGGCGCAAGCAAAGATTACCCAGATCGTGGACTTTATGGACGCCCAGGCTTCATGATCGTGACATTATCATTGATGGCGAGAACCGAAGGTACGAAATTCTGAACGTGACACCTTATTTTTTCAGGAATTTGATCACGCACCAAGATTTTGAAATGAATGAGCTTGAGAGAACGGACGCAGCGTACAAGCACCCGCAACTTATTGTGCCTGGAACGCTGGCGCCGTACCAACAGGTGTGTTGATATGATTTTGCGAGCGTCACGTTATGTTCGTCTTACGTTTGTCAGTGTTTTGCAGCAATTTTTTCAGGCATTTGGGTTGCCAGATCCGCAATTTATTGAGCAGGTGCAGCCCACGGGCGCTGTGCCGCCATCGGCTGGCGATTTCACATGGAATCCTGATAATAGGGTCACAAAGATCACGGTTTTTGAACATTTCCCTGTTCAGTTTAGGATCTATCCGATTGTCACTGTTGATACAGTCGTCGGCAAAGGATTCTTCAGGAGTCTCAATCGAGAGTTCCAAGAGCCGTTGCTTGGTGACGTGCTCATTGATGGATTGACGAGAACTGGCGTTGTTGCGGAACGATATGGAGGTCCGCTTAACTTAACCGTCAATATCAAGGTGTACGATTACGACCCGAAGAAGGTAGAGCGCATTGTTGACAAGATTATATCCGGTCTGAGATTTTTGGTGTTTGAAAAGCTCAGGATTTCGGGTATCGAAATACTGGATATAAATTTAGGGATGGAAGGCGTTGAAAAGATAGGGAATGACCCGATTACGACGCATGAAGTGAACGTTGATATTTATACCGAATTTGAAGAAACATTGTCCATAGCCGAAGCTGAACTGATTAAAAAGATTCAAATACCAGACATCGGCGGTCTCATTACGATTGTCGATGGTATTACAGACCCGAACTTTTAAGAGGAGGAGTACATCATGTCTATTAACGTTAAAGAATCTGGTGTGATTGTATCGGAAATCGAAAATCCATCATTGGCTCTTGGTCCTGGCGTGCAGAATATCGCCGGAATCGTTGGTACAGGCAGTGCGACCGTTGAAGTTGATAACGTGGAAACGGTCAAAGGCTTAACCAATGGCTCTGACATTATTCCAGACACGCTCACGGGCGAAGTAGCTTCGATCATTGGGGTTGGTGAGGCGCCAGGGTATTTCAACTTTGTCGCCGGAACTGACTTCAATCAAAACGATAATCAAGTTCAGTGGTTGCCGTCAGGACAACAGCCGAACACAGGTGCGTCGTACTATGTGTCTTACAACTTAGTGAAGGACGCTTCCTATTATGACGCAAAAACGTTCTTCAGCATCGACGACGTGAGAGCGACGTATGGCGCTGAATTAAACAATGGAGTCATCAGCGAAATAACGCTGGCGTCTTTGTTGGCGTTTGAAGCGGGCGGAGACGGAACCGTGGTTGTGGCTGTTCAAGCGGTGGATGGGCAAACAAGCTCTTACATTGACGCATTGGCGAAATTAGAAAGAGAAGAAGTCGATACCGTGATCGTGACTGGCGTGACGAACTCACAAGTTCGCACCGCTGTCATCAATCATGTCGAATTGCAATCGACTGACTTCAACCAAAAAGAGCGTCATGCTTGGATTGCGTCAAGCAATCTGAATGATACCGTGCAAACCATTGGCGGTATGGCGACTCAAATCGCAAGCGACCGTGTGAATCTCATTGCTCCGGCGTCAGTTGGCGTCACCGTGAAAGATATTGGCACGACCCAAGATGTTCGTTTGGTTGTGTCTTCCATCTACGCAGGTGCAGCCTTCGCTGGCGTTGAAGCAGCCAATGATGTTGCCACGCCGCTGCTGCGCAAAAAGTTGCCAGCAAGATTGGATGTCAACAACTTCAAATATATCCGAAGCGAAATTCTGTTCATGCTTCGCTCTGGGGTCACAATTCTCCAACAGAATGATAGTGGCGTGTACGTGAAAGAAGCATCAACCACGGACGTGTCCAGTATTGAGCGAGTGGAACCCAGTGTTCGGAGAATAAAAGATGTGTTGCGAAAAACTGTGAGGGCAGCGCTTGATGCGAGGTACATTGGAACGAAACTGCTTGGCGGCACGACGAAGAACATCGAAGCCAGCGTGCAGTCGATACTCCAAAACTTCATCAGCTCAAGCATCATCACAGCGTTCCGTAACATCACGGCGAAGCTCGACCTTGTTGATCCTCGCCAGGTGAACGTGTCGTTTGAAGTGGCTCCGGTGTTTCCGTTGCGCTTCATTCAAGTGACGTTCAGCATCTTCGTCAACACTGCGGTCTAAGTTTACGCCAAAGGAGGAGAATGAAAAATGGCTATCAAACCAGCAACAACGAGAATACAGTTAGCGACTTCCTATACCATCAAAATCCTGAACGATGCGGGAGCATTGGTGGAAGTCGGCTCGATTCAAAGCATCAATCCGTCCGAAACGAGGGACATCACGCCTTCGTTTGAAATCGGGACGACTCTCGGAAAGAAGATCGGGGAACCATTTGAAATGGTGCCTGGTCTCGTCCGTGAGAAGACGTTGGAAGTTCGGCGTCTGCGGCTGTACACGAAAAACATCATGGAGGCGCTTGGCGCCGCTGTGGGTGTTGGGACATTGTTTGAGATGGATACGCCTTTCGAGATCCATGAAATCGTCAACGTTCCCGTGTTCAATCAAGACGGAACGCCAAATCCAAATGCGGCTCCAACTGCGATAACGCAGAAGATCTACAAAGATGCTTGGATCAGCCGTTACGGATCAACCCGTGACATCACTGGCGATATTCGGGAAACTGAAACCGCCACGATTGTTTACGGAACGTCGGAAACGCCCGCTCAAGGAACGACAGGAGCGTAATCATAGGCGGTAATCGCCTATAAGTCGAAAACTGAACACTGAAGGGGGAAGTATGCAAAAGCTCGTAGAGGCGCTGTTAGGTCAGCGCAAGGACAAGACGTACCAGATCGGAAGTAGCAAAGTTGTCTTGCAGACGTTGACGGCAGGAGAACAAATAGAGATCAGCAGGATCATTGGCAGTCGCAACCTGGATTTTGCTTCCCAGGCTGAGGTTGCCAAGGTGCCTATTCTTGCTCGTGCTTTGGTGTCCATCAATGATGTTCCTATTGAGGCACAACCAGAGGTTCGAGAAAAGATGCGGCAAGATCCTACGCTGTCATCTGTGCAAGTCGTTGAGCAGGTGCTCAGCGAATTTGATTGGAGCACGATAGAGTACATTTTCAACTATTGCTACTCCGATCTGGTACAAGAAAGGGCGAAGGAGCTGGACGCACTAAAAAACTCCTCAAGGGATCAGTCGGCAGAGTCCTCTGGAAAATCTGCACCAAGCTCGGCACAACCCCAGCCCGCTTAGCAAGCGAGTTTGAGGATGTACATTGGGATTGGTCCCAGCAAAACCTTATTGCCGACGAGGAGGAATTGAGAGACAAGATTAAGAGCTTGTTGCCCTGGATTAATTACGAGCTTTGGTCAAGCATCGAAAAGGAAAAAGAGTCGAAGCAGCATTATCGAGATCAGCGTAAAGCTGAGTATCTTGATCTGTTGCGACAACAGGGTATCGACATAACGAAGATCAAAATGGAAAACATCGTGTTCGCAGAAGACGAAGAGGAAAGCGAAGACTCAGGAGAGTCGATGGAGGTGATTGAGTAATGGCTGATCCAATACCAGACCCGTCAGCGATTCAAGATTCGTTTCAGCAACTCCAACGGTCAGTGATGGAGTTGGGTAAAACTCTTGGCATTGTTGGCGGCATGGCTCGTACTTTTCTCAGGGATGCCACTGATTTGGCTAAGTTCTTTTCTGATCTGTCGCCAGAAGCTCAACGTGCTGGCGTGGCAGCCACTGAACTTTTGCGTAAAACCTTTGATACCGGACAGGCTCTTTCAAAGCTAAAAGAACAGATGAGAGAACAAGAAGTGGCATTTGAAAAACGAAAAGAGCTGCTTAGTCGTTTTGGCGACGCTGTGAAATCCTTAAGTTCGGATTTTGACATCACCACAATGAAGGTGAGCGAATTCAGTAAACGCATTGTTGGCGGAACTCTTAGCTATAAGGAGTTTGCCGACCAGCTTTTGCAAAGCACTGGAAAGTTTCGATATGGATTTGTTTCAGTGTTTGCAGAATTTGGCAAAGGTATGGAGCGAATGGACATCAATGTTCGTAAAGCCACTATTGGCATGATGGGTCTTGGTGAAGGTCGTGTGCGTGGTGCTCAAGGATTGGGTGGTCAAGAGTTTGGTCTTCGTCAGTATCAAGCCACTGAAGATCTGCGCTTGGCGGCAAGTCAAGCAATGATAAGCATGATGTTTATGGGCAAAAGCACTGAACAGGCTGCTTCTGACATCATGTCCATGACTCAGGTATTTGGTGGGGCGACACGTCTTATTGGAACAACTTTGCATTTTGTCAGCATGGAGGCAGCTTTGGTGGCGACAGCGTTTGCGAAGGCGGCTAACGTATCAGAACAGACCTCCCGTGCCGCAACTATTCATCTCACGCAGAGGTTAGGTATGTCCGCTCAGCAAGCGTCGTCAACGCTGATGAGTTTTGATCGGGAGGCTAAGAAAGCGGGCATGGGGACAGAGTTGTATACGAGCTGGGTTACGGAGCTTTCCCAAGCCACCGTTAATTACACAAAAGACATTCATTTTTCTCAGGCTGTCGTTGGTAAGTTTGCGAAAGAACTACAAAGCGGCGTTTTATCCGTTCAGCAATTTGCGCAAATGACTGGCGCTATGCGGAGCGCTGATTTTGGTCGCCAGGCAGGTATTTTGGCGTTGGCGCAGCAATTTGGCGTGAAAATGCCTGGCATGAGACCAGGGATGGGTCCATTAGAATCCATAGGTCTTGTTGGTCAGAAAGATATGCAAGCGAATTTGTTGCAATTGCAAGTTGGCGTTTTGAGAAAATTGGCTGCGCAGGTGGCGCCTGGTGCTGAGCCAGGATCGTTGCGTGCTATGGGGGCGGTGCGTTTAGCGATGCCGGAATTTCCAGCTCTGAAACAGTTACAGAATCTCAATAATGATATTTTGGAAAAGGTTTTGAAGAACACAATCAATATGACCGATTTACAAAAACAAATTGCCGCCGTAGAGCCACCAGACCCGACTGTTCAGATGAATAATTTGATCTCTGTTGCTGAGAATATAAATCTGAGTACGCAAACGCTTGCTGACGCCATTCAGACCACCATTCTTGGCAATGCGTTTCGTGTGTTTACGATTCAGATAGGACCAAAAGAACAGGAACAAATGGAACTCATGAAAAAGCAGCGTGAGTTTCAACAGAGACAGCAAAAAGAAATGTCTGATGTGAAACGTATGGAGAGTTTGGCTGCACGAGGCACGCCGGAGCAGCAAGTAGAGGCTAAGAAATTTTTATCTGAACGGACGGAACGTTTACAAGTACAGAAAAAAGAACAGGATGTTCGAGAACAGGGTTTGAGAACAATGAACGTGCCTGGTGCAGAAGCTCATCGTTTGGCGGCGTTAGAGGCGTTGGGTAAAAGCGGCGATCCGCTGGCTATGAAGCAGGCTCAAGACGAAATCAACAAAGCAATTACAAAGTCGTTTGAGGCGAAAGCAAGCACTCGGTATCGTGAACAGGTAGAAGAGAAATTCCCAACGTTTCCTATGGAAGAGGAGATGACTGTACCACTTGCGCCGACGACTCCATCACCAGCTTTGAAGGAAGATCGTGCAAAGAAGAAGACGCTTGCTCCTGTTAAAAAAATGGCTCAAGGTGGCTCTGGCGTAGTGACACAACCAACATTGTTTTTAGCCGGAGAGGATGGACCTGAGCGTTTTGATTTTACTGCTTTGTTGAAAACTCCTCTTGCGCAAACGCCTCGACCTCAGCAGCAGCCCGTGGGAGCTGGGGCAATGCCATCACGAAGTATGGCGCCGCAGCCTGATTCAGGCAGTAACGTCAATGTTGATGTCAAGGTTGGTTTAACAGGTGACGACAAGGAAGGATTGATTAGGCGCACAGTTGAAGAAGTTGAAAAAGCATTGCGACGAGATAATGTTTTAGGGAGAGGTCATTAAATATGGCATTTAGCACACGTGATCTTGTATCGCAAATGATCATCGGAAACTCAACGGTTCCGTTTCTTATTTTAATGAAACCCAACCCGCAGAATTTTCGCCTTAACTCTCGCAAGGTGGTCAGCGAGTCTCAAACGTTGGCGTCATTTGTGTTTGAGCATTGGGGCAATAGACCCGATGTCATGCAATGCGTGGGGTGGACGACACGCAAGGTTGGCGGCGCTGCTGATTTTGCGTTGGTTGATTTTCAGATTTTGAAACTTCAGCAAATTTTCAAAATAGATAAGGAGCGCATGGTGAGCTTCTTGAAAATGTTTAATAAAAATAATTTACCAACCGGAACCACATCTACCAATCTTCAATCTGGCGACAAATCCGTTCAAGACCAGATCACGGGAAAGAAAAACAAGAGCCTGAAGGACTTGGCTCAGTCATTTATTGTTTATCGGTATACGCTTTATCTTGGTTTTTTTACATCTTTCGCCTGGTCGGAACAGATTGATCGACCACGGCTGTACGATTACAGCTTTGAATTTGTGGTGACGTTTTCATCGACAGATTATATTGCTCGTAAGTTGTTGGTGAATTTTCCTGATGCGGCGAAAATTGGATTAATGGGAGCCGTGTCGTCAATCAGTCAAGCGCCAGGATTACTTTCATTGGGAGCGGCAGGCTAATGGCTAACGAATACATAGCGGGTGGCAAGGATGCGTTGGTTGAAAAGCAGTACGCTTTTGACCGCTCCTTTGATGTCATTGTCATTAAACAAATTCCGCCTACTCGTTCGGATTTATCGACCGCAATTCAGCAATTCAATGCCAAGTATGCAGAATTTTTGACTACGGTTCGTAACAAACTTGATTTTGTGATACAGCGTAAAGAGGTGATTCTTCAAGAGTTGTTGTCTGTTAAAAACAGTACAGGGTATTTTCCTATTTATCTGAACACGAGTCAGTTTGGCACGACGGAAACTACTGATTTTTCTTTGCTGTATGGTAACGCTCGTTATATTGACACCATCGCTTTGGGGATTGTTGATTTAACTCGTCCAGCGTGGATGGTGCGTGTGCGCTCATCCAAAATAGACGGCATAGAGGATATATTAAGTGCGTCCGTGCGTTTGTCGGTCAGTGGAACGGGTCAAGCGTCGATTACAATTAAAAATGATTTAGACAGGTATTGTTTCCGAAATAATGACCTCCTCCTCGGAAAGACTATTTTTGAGCCGGATGACATTGTTGTTGTGAGGTTGCCGGATCGTGACGCCAATTTGAATGTTTGCTTTACAGGGTACATTAATCAAGTTCAGCGCAATCGGGCGCCAGCTCAAAATACAATCACTCTTGAATGTGAAGACGTGACCAAGCGATTGCGATATTCACGGGTGGCAATTCAAAAAGCGTTATTGGATAGGGATCAGCAAGCTCATTTCGTCCCTCTGAGTGCTTTCGTGTTTCCGTGGGTGCAGGGTGAAGGCGGAGAGGCTGAAGCGGTACAGAAAATCATTAGCAGCGTCGGAGTGCTTGCGCTGTCCACAATTTATAATTTGCCAGATTTGTCTGCGAATGTGAACCAGTATAATTCTCTGTATAAAGAGAGAAATGTATTTTCAGTTCAGCCGTCGTTCAGCACTGCCATTCCTGGCGTTGTTGGAGTAGACACCAAGGGCATTGAAGAGCAAATTGGTGTGCTCAGAGAGACAATAGAGAAAGATCGTCTTGGCTTTACGGAATTGTATATCGACTTAAGAGATAGTGTCGGGATGTCAGCTAAGGGCGTTAAGGTGTTTAAGAACACCAAAGCAACTGTGTTGGCGCAGGAGGAAAATTTCATCAAGAAGCCTGTCATGATTATCGACGGAACAAATCAGCCCGCTTACACTGTGGCGTTCCGAAATGGATTTAATTTGTGGATGTCGGAGTGGAAAGAGGCAAACAGGCTGTGTCACGAATTTGCCAATACTGTCAATTTTGAATTTTTTGCGAACGAAGAAGGCATTATTCGTTTTCGTCCAGTCAATACCACGCTTTCTCATTTATTAGACCCAACTGATGTTCACATTTTACACGATTACAATATCTATCAACAAAACACATATGAAGACAACACAGAGATCGCCAGCGTCGCTGTTGCGACAGGTGATTGGAAAGTGCGACTTGGCACGAGCTTGGATTCGTTGGGCATTTTTGGGTACATCAAGGACAATCGGTTGATTCAAAAATATGGTGACAAAATGACCAGCCTTCAGCCTGTGATCGGTTTAACCACCAACGCAGCATTGAATGTTTGGGCAAGCTCGGTTTTGAACCGGATTAACAGCAAAGCATTTGCGGGTGGCTCTGTTGAAGTGGTGGGCGATTCTCGGTATCGGGTCGGGACGTATGTGCTTTTGGAGTCAAACAATATGCTGTTTTATATTGACTCCATCGAGCATACGATTTCTCCTGGCGGAAGTTATCGAGTTCGTTTGAGTTTGACTTATCGTCGGATGCCTGTGTATGACGTGGCTCAACTTTTCGCCAGTCAAGTTGGCACTTCGATTGGGACGCTGTATCGAGCCACGACTGAATCAAAACGAACTTTGGCTCGTAATTTTCTCGACAGTGATGTTGCAAAAAACAAAACCTTTACTCGCTTAACGCCATTGAGCATTAATTTGTCGTACAGAAACGTTGTGGCTAATTTAGAAAATGATGGATATAGCGCTGATGAGCTTCAGCACATTTATAATCCAACCAATAGTTTTGCATCGCCCAAGTTGGCATCAAGTTTGTCGCTCTTTTATTGTGCCGGATATATTTGGGAATTTGGAGTCGATATTGATTTTAATGACGCTCTTCTCATTCAAGAGGCGTTTGAGAAAGGCTTGAGCGCTGCTGATTTACAGAATCAACGTTTGCGGAACACTAAAAATAAAGGAATGCAAATAGACACCAATTTTGACAAAACAAATTCTATGACAGGACAAGTCGCATGATCAATCGGATCATAACACAAGGATATGCGGGGATTGAAAATACCAATTATTATGAATACCTGCGTGTCGGTACAATCGTCAAGATTGACTACAACTCGCCGCAGAAAGGCGGTGCGTCTCGTCGAATCACATACGGAACAGCTCAGATACAATGGGCGGATGTTCGGCTCGGAACGTTAGACCAAATCGCTTTGTCGTGTCCGATGGCAGGACAAGGTTGGGGTATATTTTCTTATCCACGAGCGGGCGATGTTGTTGTGGCTGGGTTTCGTCCTGGTGGGTTTGCTGTTGTGTTGGGTTATTTAATGGGCAATCCCTATTATGAGCGTGGAGCGGTTCAACCAGATGGCACCAGACAGCCACCATCGGCGTTGTCAGGCACTGAAGTTTTATATCGTCCTACTCGTTATTTGACGGGTGGTGAAGTTTTGTTCAAGTCATATCAAGGCGCTGAGATTTACATGGATCGGTTTGCCAATATGCGCATGATCGTTCGTGAGTCTCGTGACGACACTGAAATAAATGATCCTAATCATTTAACACTGGATGCGGTCAAAGAGACGAATAAGATTTTTGAATTATGGATGGGAACGGTTCGTGAGGATGATTTATATTTGTTAGCTGTTGATGAGGAGACAGCGACGCTCAAGCGAGCTGATAATAAAAAAGTCTCATTCAATGGCAAGGACGTGAATTTGGACTTAACTCATGCGTCCGGCATGAATTTACAGATCGATAAAGAAGGCAGTATCGGTCTAACGTCACCAAAAGATGTTGTGACGAATACCGCTGGCGAAGAAATCCATATGGCGACCAAGGGGTATACGATTGTGGTTAATGGCGCCAACGGCACGATCACCGTTACTTTGGGCGAAGATGGTGACATCAACATCACCGACGGCGCCGGATCTGTTATTGCTTGTGACGGTGCGGGTAAGATTAACGTAACGTCTCCCAATGGAACAAGTCTTGATGTCGAGGATGATAATGTTCAGATCACAACGTCGGGCGGGACGGGCATTGTTGTCGATGAAACATCGCAGCAGGTCAGCATCAATGCTCAAAACGTGGTGGTTAATGGGGGCGTGATTTCGTTGGGGCAGTCGGCGACACATCCGGTTACGGTTTCAGATTTGATGGCGACAGCGTTTAATGCTTTGGTGACGGCATTCAATACACATACGCACGTTTATAGCGCAGGTCCGGTGACTGGGGTTTTGACGCCCCCTCCTGTGATTCCGGCGGTGCCTGTTACGCCTGTACAAATTTCATCAACTGTGGCATTGGCGTTATAGATATGGCGAATTTAGATATTGTGATACCGCTTCCGAAGCCGAAGACAAAAGCTGCGCCGACGGTGACGCCTGGTAGCGGTATTCCGACAGCGCCAACGACTAAGCTGCCGAAGACGCCAGCGAGCGCCACGAAAGCTCAGGCGAATGCGATGAAATTTGTTGCAAAGATGCAGAAGATTGTCGGCACGATTCAAAAGGCGGTCGGTACGGTTACAGGTGCGACGATTACGTTGAAACTTAAACGGGGAGGGAACGTGATTTTTGAGAAAAAGGTCGCCCCTCTTTCAAATTTAGGATAGGGAGAATCGAAATGGCAATCAAGTCATTCGCAGATATTGTCACAGACATGATCAATTTCATCAAACTGAAACGTCCCGACGCTGATGTTTTGGAGGGAACGGTTTTGCGTGATTTGGTAGTGGAAGCTGTTTCCAATGAAATAGCGAGCGCATATGGAAATATCTCAACCTTGCAGCAAGCTCAGTCTGTGGTGTTCGCCAATTCTTTAACCACTGACGAGATGGATGCCTTGGCTGCCAATTATGCTTTGACTCGCAAACAAGCCACGTTTGCGACTGGCTTTGTAACTTTTTCAGCCTTCAATAAACCTATCGCCGACATCCAGATCGGATCGGGGGATGGATCTGGGGGCACGATAGTCAGCACCAGAACGCTCTCTAATGGAGCCGTTATTCAATTTGTGACCACGGCAACGGTTTTCTTAAGAACGACAGCGATTATTGACCCAACGTATGGAACTTATGACGTGACGGCACCTGTCATAGCCGTGTTCGCCGGAGCGTCCGGCAACGTGGGCGCCAATAATATTGTCGTCCTTCAGCAGCCAATCGCTGGCATCAACACCGTTACCAATCGCTTGGCGACATCGGGCGGGACAGACATTGAAAGCAATACTGATTTGGCTAATCGAATTGTGGCAAAGGCGCAAGCTCGCAACCTTGGAACCAAGCCTGGCTATCGCAGCCTCGTTATTTCGCAACCTGGCGTTTTGGATGCGTCTGTGGTTGGTCCTGGCGATGTCGATGCGGTGCGGACACAATATGGGAACGAAGTGGACATTTACTTGTTGGGCACGAATCCAGTACAGGCGCAGCAGGTGACAACGTTTTATAATTCTCAACTGACTTATGGTTTGGATTTCAAACCTGCGGTCGCTATCATTGGCGTCGTTGGTCTTTCCAATGCCATACCGTTTACGTTTTCTCAAAACATTGATTATGTGCTTGCCCTTGACAACACAACACCTTACGCTCATTCAATTAGGGCGTCGGATCTGATTCAATGGCTTCCGTTTGGAAGCAGACCGGACAATAGTTCGCCGTTCACGATTGCGTACATTTACGATAAGAATGTGCCGGACACGCAGTTGATTTTGGAAGATCCGGCCAATAAAGTTTTAACGGCTGACGTGTTGACCAAAGAGGCGACCGAAGTCTTTATTGATATTGGTTTTCAGACAACAGCCAATGGTGGATATGACAAGGCGGTGTTGTTGACGCAAATTGTCGATGCGTTGAATCTGTACATAAACAGCACAGGGCTTGGCGTGCGTATTGAACAAAGCGATTTGGTGTTTCGGTTGAGGAATACGATACCTGGCATTGCGTCGATTTTGTTGCCATTCACTACGCTTTCTCGTCGAGCAACGCCAGGAGCGAATCAATATTTGCAAGCGAAGCAGACTGAGTATTTTAGGCTGGATGGAACAAGTCTGACCGGAATAACGGTGATCTAATGCCTATTGATGTTCAGATCGGAAGAGTGTGCGATCACAGAATAACGGATGAGACCCTGACGCTGAATGGGTTAAGTCCTTATTATTATTCTGACTTGCGCTTTCCGACGAATTTGAACGCTCAGCAAATTGAAGTTCGTGAATTTTTTACAACAGAGTCGAACCAACATTACGTCTATATTTTGGACGGCATAACGGACTTCAAGCTGATTGGTGATCAGAGATTGGAGTTCAATGAATTGCTTTTTGCGCCTGGCGTCAATTTTGTGGAAGGGAGCACGTTTGTTATACCGAATCGGATTTATTTGGCGAACTATATAGCGCCGCTGGCGGTATGCCCAAAATGTTTAAGCGCAAAATCGTTTCGGGACATTGGATTTAACCAGATGGGGCAGCTTGCTGAGGTGACGAGCACGAATCGAGTTCGTCAGAATGTTTCAAAGGCTTTATTGACGGTCATTGGAAATAACGTTTTTAACCCTGATTATGGGAGTACGCTGTCATTTGCGATTGGAGAGAAGTTGACACCGACCATCTTTTTCAAACTTCAACAGTCGATTGTCAACGCCATTCAAGGGTTGATTGAAATTCAAGCGCAGGAGGTGGACACCTTGCCAGCCGATGAGATTCTTCTTGGTCTAAACAATCTATCCATTGATATTGATCAGGTTGATCCGAGACTGATCAACATCGTTATCGACGTGCTGGTGGGGACGTTTGACTCCGTGACGACAAATCTACAAATGAGGGTACAATAATGACTGCACTATATCCGAACAGCGTAGCGACTGATGCTGAGCTTTTAACTGGCGTCAACAATTTGCAAACGGCAATTAATGGCGCTATGGGCGCCACGGGCGACAACACGGGGGGAAGCGGAATCGCTTTGTTGACCACGGTTGGGTTTCCGATAGCAGGGGTAGCCACGATTGAAGACGAGGTGGTTTATTACTCAGGCATATTTGGCAATAATCTGACCGGAATCATTCGTGGTTTCGACAACACGCTTGCGGTTTCCCATGACAGCGGCAAGCTCATCGGCATCGAATACATTGCCATGCACCACAACGCTCTCAAAGATGAAATCAAAGCTATTGAAGACGATCTTGTGAATGGTATTCGTGTCAATGCGTTCCCAAACCTGCTTGTGAACTCTGGATTTGAAATATGGCAGCGGGGTGGCATATTTGCCAGCCCAGCCAATAATGCTTACACGGCAGATAAGTGGAAGATGAATTATACAGGGGCGCCAGTCACTCTCGTGTCTCGCAACTCAACAGCGCTTTTTCTTAATTTGGGTCAGTATTCTCTTCAATGTCAGATCGGCTCTGTTGGCGGAGCGACGACGTTTTCCGTTCGACAATCAATTGAAAATTATTATGACTTCATTGGCAAGACCGTCTCTTTTTCGATTTGGGTCAACTCCACTAACCCAGGCATTAAAGCGTTCATTACCAATGGCACGATCTCCACGTCATTATCAGTGGCTCATGCGGGCGGATCAAATTTTCAACGCTTGACGTGTTCGTACACGGTTCCGGCAGGATCAACGAATTTAATTGTTGGTGTGGGGTACGTTGACGTGGCGCCAACGCTCAGCACGTTTTATCTCGATTCCGCTGTTCTGGTGTTGGGATCGAAGGCTGTTGATTATCAGCCGACTCGCATTGCAGACGATTTCATTCGCTGCCAGCGTTATTATGAGGCTGGACGGATAACATCGGCTGGGTTGTATAGCATATCAACGACTTCATTTTTGTGGACGCCACGAGTTTTCAAAGTCACCAAGGCAAACATTCCAACTCTCACTTCATCAGGGCTGAGCGTATTAACGTCGTCAGATTCTGACGATAGTGTGAATTGGTCGGTGCAGGCTAATGAGAATGTGTCGGTGGATGAGTTCTCGTTTCGTTTGCATCGTTCCAGTTATGTGGCTGGGACTTACAGAGCTAACATTTTATGGACAGCGGAAACTACTTGAGGTATTGATGGCTTTATTTAACACATCTTTATTTAATACGAGCCTGTTTAACACGCAATTTGCTCCTAAAATTGCTGTTCCGACCGTGCTTAATCCACGGTCTTATTTGGGCACGTCGGAGAATTCGTATGTCTTCTTCTGGACATTGGCGTGCTGCAACGATTGTCTGGGCGGACTGCCTGCCCCGATTTCGCAATATGATTACGAGCTTTGCATAGACACAGACCCAAATTTTAACAGCCCTAATTTAAGGTGCTTTTCAGGCGATGATACCGTCACAGGATTCGGTATTGGGGGGTTCGGGGAGGACGGATTTGGCATCGGAGGCTTTGCAGGAGGCACCCGTGGTTTGGTAGGATTTACCAAGGGTCAACTTGTAACAGGTTATGAAATAGCTTTTCCGATAAGAGCCGAAGCCCAAACGATTCAATATTATTGGAGGGTCAAGGTTTTGAGCCAAACGCTGGAAAGTCCTTGGACGGACACCCAGACGTTTGTAAGGGATTCGAGTCAGAAAAAAGAAACTACAAACCGAATTTACACAACTTATCCTGATGAGAACGTCTACACGAAGGATACCGATAGCACTTATACGTTCCTTGTAGCCAAGGAGCATTCTCGTCAAATTGAGGAAATGCAATTTGAGGCGTTAAGGGCTAAGCGGGATATTTATCTTACCGACGTGCGTGACGAAGCGCTATATAATAATTTTGGCGCTTTGTATAACTTTGCCCAAAGTACGCAAACTCTCCAAGAATATCGAGAGCAATTGATTCAGCTTATCGGCGCCTACGAAACTTCCGGCACGTATCAAGCGCTCATCGACATCATTAGAATCTTCACCTGCCAAACGCCAAAGATCGTTGAAATCAAGGATTTGACTGGTTGGAGAATTTTCAGTCCGTCTGATTTAGAACCCAACCGACCGCATTATTACATCCAAGATTCCATCCATCCCAGCCTAACCATCATCATCAGCACGTACAGCAAAGCCGAGAAAGCTCATGCGTTTATGATCACGGTGGATAATATTTTTGGTTTGACGATTGATGAAAATCTTTTGAAAGAGCTTATACTGGAATTGATGCCAGCAGAAACGAAAGCGGAATTTATCTTCACACCATAAGGAAGAGAGAATGAAAGGACTTGCTTTATATTCAGGAATTGAGCCAGTGGTTGATGATTTTAACATCAGCCTCAGCCAGTTTACGCAACAGGCTGTCAAAGAACGTTTAACCGATTACGTTGATAACGGCATCGTTCATCAAGAAGCTGGCTCGACGTTTGAGTTCGCTTTGACTCCCAATACGCTGGACAACACGAAAATTGATGTCAGCTTGGGCACGGCATACTTTAGCGGCGAAAGAATTTTTGTTGATGCTAACGTTTTATACGATCCGACCAATCCGTACAAAACAGACCTCTCGTCCGGCAAGCCGACGCCACAATCGACTGGGAATATTTCTGTCTCGCTTGCCAATTACACGCTTGGCACGGTCAACTATTTTTGGATTCAATACCTTCAGACCATCGACATCAGCCAAATTGCTATCCATCCCATCACGGCTGAAAAATTCTTCACTCGCCAAACCGATGGGTATTGGATCATTGTCAGCACAACCAACAATCCAATTTCGTTGCCATTAGCCAATTCGGTTTATTTGGGATCAGTGACAGCGCAAGGCACGGGCAACCCACTCACTCCATCTCATATCAGCCTCGTTAATCGAACCTTCGCTGTGACTCATTTTAATGCCGTCAAAGTCAAGACCCCCAAAGCGGATCGGTCAAACGCAACGACAGTTTATAACGCAGACGAAACTCACGTGGCGGATGATCACGTCATGGCGATAGGGACAGGCACGATCACGCCTGTCAACCCGCACGGATTGACTCTGGCTGACCTTGGTGTGGTGTCTGCTTTGGAGCCATTGAACGAGCTGTATCAGAAAGAAACACACAACAATATTATTGAAACACCCGACATAACCAGCGTCGCCAGCGCTCTTTATCCGCAGGTGATCATTGTCGATCCTGGGAATGACTATCTGTCAATTCCAAATTTGTCCACTGCGGAATCCTTGTATGTGAACGGAATCCGAAAAGCAGCAACCAACATCATGGGCGGCGCTAACCCAATTACGATTTCGTTTCTTGGCCAAGCAACCAATCTTTATTACGGGTATTTGGACAACAGCGGTACGATTGCGATCACGACCGACTATTTCAACATCGTTTACACGAACAAATATCTTCCTTTGTTTTCGGTCAATTGGCTTCCGTTTGACCCTGCCGGAGGCGGTGGGAACATTCGCAATCCAGACGCTCCGACATCAAGGACAGCAAAAGACATGAGACCGTTTCTGGGAGAAAATAATATTGAAGTGCGGTACAGCGATCCACTTCTGGTGGATTTATTTCCTGGTCGTAAATGGCTGAACATCGTGGATGGTCAGTTCAAGGCTGTTAAAGACACGGGCGGAACGATTGTTATTTTAGGATAACTATACTATGGCAAGCACATTTACACCAAACGCAGGATACGAAAAGCCAGCTCACGGCGACCAAAATTGGGACTCTCCTTTACGTCGCAATTTTGATATTGCCGACTCGCTGTCAGCAGTCAATATAGCGTTGCAGGTTACGTCGGGCGGTGGGCTGAACGTCGTCGTTGCTCCTGGTCAATGTCAGATTGGCGGCGCCGTGTTTCCGTTCCTCGGTCAAGCCACGAAGACGATGACCGCCAACACGACCAATTTTATTTTTGTCAACAACATCGGCGTCATCACCGTAAATACTACTGGGTTTCCAACTCTTTCTGTGCCTCTTGCTCGTGTTTATACCGGAGCAACGAACGTTATCTCTGTTGTTGACTCACGTTCATTCTTGGGAGGTCCTGGCGGCTCTGTGGCGGCTGGCGTCAATACCTTGTCCATTATAGGCGCCATCGTTGGTTTGCAGGGCGACATCATTTTAATTGAGGGCGCCAACATCACTATCACGCAAGATTCTCCAAATAATAGGTTCATTTTTGATGTGAACGGTGGCTCAATTAATAGAAAATTTAGGCAATCGCTTTCACCAGCGCCTGATGGGTTAAATGCCTTGTTCACGACGCCTGACAATTTTGTTTCTGGTTCAGAGGAGATTTATGTTGACGGCGTATTGCGAAATTCTGGGGCGACTGAGGACTATACCCTGTTCGGAGTGAATGGGATTTCATTTACGTTCGCTCCGGCGGCGACATCAAAAATCTTGGCCAGCTATAACCCAATGTGATGAGGAGAGATTATGTCACGAACATTTATACAAACTGATGACCTTCAAGACGGCGACATAACAGCGCCGAAGTTGGCTGTTAATTCGGTCACGAACTCAGCCATAACGGATTCCGCTGTTACCAATTCCAAGCTGGCCAGCCTATCGGTCTCGCAAGTTAAAATTGCGAACCAGGCTGTCGGAACCACTCAAATTGAGCTGAACGCCATTACCTCAGCTTTGATCGCTCCAAGTGCTGTCATCAGCACGTCTATCGCTCCCAATGCCGTCATAGACACCGCTTTGTCCTCCTCAGCCAAACAAGCCGTTTTGACATATAAAAAAGTCACTGGCTATGTTCAGGTCAATGAAACTCAAATTGTCCAAAACATGACCAATGTTGACGTGACCACCATTATTGGCGTGACCACGATTCCGGCTTATTCGGGCGGTGTCACTGAAGGTATCCTCGTTGATGAACCAAAGAACTACAGCCCTATTCGCAACTCCTTCACGGGATTGCCAGCGGTAACGAACTCATTAGAAATTTATGGACGATTGTCAGTGACCAATCCAGGCACAACCGAATGGTCAATGACGTTTTATACTCAACCTGTGGGTGGACCTGAAGTTATCACTCCGATTCCGCCTGGATTGACCATCATTGACTGGCAATATCTCCAACGCTTTAACCTTAACGTGGTTGATGAATCGTGGGCTGCGGATGACAAGTTCTTCAACGGCACGGTTGACCTGACAGAAGTCCTGAACATCAATCAGCTTTCCAAAGACATTTACACCACTCCCGTGTTGACCAATTTGGGCAATGCTCATTTGGCGGAGCCGCTTGAGACTCAAATTCGTGACATCGTAACGGGGCTGACCACAATCACTCCCACGCTGGCGCCACGGTCTGTGCCTGGTTTGGCGATTCAAATCAACGCCATCACTCAACTTCATATGTCGTCTGGTTCGGTCGGTCTGACACAAATTGAAGACCAATCTATTGTGACGGTAGCGCTGCGTGATCTCAACGTTACCACGGACAAGCTGGCGAATTTAAGCGTCACCACGGACAAGATTGCGGACTTTAATGTTATCACGTCCAAGATTGAAGACGATGCTGTTATCCAAGCCAAAATAGCCAGTGCAGCCGTGGGCTTGACTCAGCTTGAGAATCAAGCCGTGACCAACACCAAAATTCGAGATGGCGCTGTTTCACAATCCAAAATTTCAGCCGGAGCGGTTGGGATCACACAAATCGAAGCCCAGGCTGTAGACACGCCAGAGCTTCGTGATGGCGCCGTCACCATGCCCAAAATTGGGGCTGAGGCTGTTGGCGTCACGCAAATTGAGCTTCAAGCCATCGTCAGCAATTTACTTAGGGATTTCGCCGTCACCAACCAAAAACTGGCAGCTAACTCCGTTACCACGGACAAGATTGCGGACGGAACCGTAATCGCTGTTGATATTGCTCCTGGCGCCGTGGACACGCTTGAGCTGTCCAATTCGGCTGTTACCAATCCAAAACTGGCGGTCAATGCCGTGACGAGCACGAATATCAGCGATACGGCAGTCACGCAGAGCAAAATAGCGGCAGGCGCCGTTGGTTTGACTCAGATCGAGCCTCAATCCATCGTTACCACTCTCATTCGAGATCTGAACGTGACTCAGCCAAAAATCGGGAACCAGGCTGTTGGCTTGACTCAAATCGAATTACAAGCCGTGGACACGGCTCAGCTTCGGGATCTGGCAGTCACCGCAGCGAAAATTGCCAATGGAACCATAACCGAAGCCAAGTTATCCGCCAATGCCGTTGGAACAACCGAGCTTCAAAACTCATCCGTGACGAACGCAAAGATATTGGACGCCACGATCACGAGCGGGAAGATTGCATCTGGTCAGGTTGTGAAATCGCTTGGTGCTTATGGTCAATCTACTTTGACTGACAATGTGAAGCTGGAAGGCAGCTCAGCCATTGTCGTCACCACGGACGGACTCTCAAACGCTGTTCGTATTGAAGTCATGTCTTTGAATCTGTCGCAATTGAGCGACGTGTCCATCATATCGCCTGTGGTCAATGATGTCCTGCAATGGAACGGCGCAGATTGGATCAGCGGAACTCCGGTCAACACATCGGCTGGCGCTGGTGTGGTTTATTTCTTGGACGATGCGCCGTCATCGGATGGAAATTCATCTTTAACATTTGCACCAAATACCAATGCTGAACATTCTGACAACGTTGTGGTCAACAATTCTACAGGGTTCATGGATGGGTATTTGTCCGCTGCGTTGGGTCGCACTCAAATTGATGGCGGTATCTGGGAATTTGATATTTACAGGTACGTTGATACCACAGCCGGAGTCTCCACCATTGTTGCCCAAGTGTTGAAACGTTTTGTTGGCACGGGCACGTTATCCATATCGGCAGGTCCAGGCACAAGTCGAACAGCTACTGTCACTGGCGGTACGCCATTCCTTGCCGGAGATGCCAATGCAGACATGACGCTGGCGGGTTATTTGGAAACGCCGACACAGACGTTTCAAATAACGGGGTGGACTTCATCTTCAGTGGTCACTATCGCCACGCCAAACGGGTACGTAAGTGAATCTGGTGTTGCTTATTCGGTACATCGTTATTTGTTTCAGGCAGAGACGGGCGAAATCAATGACACCACGGTTACGCTTGAAAACGTTATCACAGCTCAGCCTGCTTACACTGGTCTGAGCTTAACCGATGAATTGTCGGTTCGGTATTATGGACGAACAACCAATACTTCCAACACGACCGTTAGCCAAACGCATGACGGCACGCTTCATTATTCCCACATTCACACACCGCTTGTTACTCGCCACAATGATTTGGCTGGGTTGCAAGGCGGAGCTGGCGACGAACGTTATCATTTGACCGCCACGCAATCATCCTATCTATCGACAATATCCAGCAACGTTCAGGATCAATTGAACGCCAAGGCTTCTACGACGCTTAACAATCTAACCAATGTCGCCTTCAATCAAGACCTGACGCCCGACACGGGCAATACTCGCAGCATCGGCTCGCCAAGCAAGCCTGTTCAGGACGTGAATCTGAAAGGCAGTTTGAACTTGCAACAGAGCGGCGTCGGCACCAGCGCCGTTTCAGTCAAAGCGCCTGCGTCTGTAACGCCATATCCGATAACTGTGCCTGCCGTGCAGGGGTTATCCGATACGTTCCCGCAAAATGATGGGAGCGGTAATCTGGCTTGGAATTTAGTCAACACCAACGGAATCCAAAATCAAGCTGTGACGCAGCCAAAAATTGCTAACGCAGCCGTTGGGACGACTCAAATTGAGCTTCAGGCCATTGTTGAGTCTTTGCTGCGTGATTATGCGGTCACAAATATCAAACTGGCTCCTAACTCGGTCACAACCGATAAAATTGCTGATGGCACTGTGATTGCGGTTGACATAGCGCCTGGGGCAGTGGACACCTTAGAGCTGTCCAACTCAGCCGTGACGAATCCAAAACTGGCAGTGAACGCAGTCACCTCAACCAATATCAGCGACAGCGCTGTCACCAATTCTAAAATTGCTGCGGGCGCCGTGGGGCTGACACAAATTGAAAGCCAGGCCATTATTACAGGTTTGATCAGAGATGGCGCCATCACCAATCCAAAGGTGGCAGCGAACGCTATTGACACACTTCAGCTTTCTGATTCGTCTGTGACCAATCCAAAACTGTCCGTTAATGCGGTCACGTCAACCAATATCAGCGATTCAGCCGTGACGCAAACCAAGATTTCTGTTGGTGCTGTGGGATTGACCCAGCTTGAAAATCAATCCGTTACCACGGCTGCCATTAGGAATCTGAACGTCACCCAAGGCAAAATTGCCAATGGAGCGGTAGGGCTGACGCAGATCGAATCGCAAGCCATCATCACTACGTTGATTCGTGATCAGGCGGTGACGCAGCCAAAGATTGCAGATGGAGCGGTTGGCTTGACACAATTGGAGCCAAGCGTTTTCGCTTCTGTCCATCACCATTACACCAATGTTTCTCCGGTGAGTGCGCCGGACGGCATCACCACATTCTTTGCCTTCACTGTTCCTGGGACGCCCGTGAGCGGGCAGGAATCGGTATTTATCAATGGTGTTTTAAGATATTCAGGGGTAGGTAATGACTACACGGCAGCCTATCTGACCAATCAGTTGTCAGTGACATTTACGTTTGCGCCATCGGGTTCGAGTCGAATCGTGGCAAGCGGGATTTACTAAGAGGTAAATAATGTCCAGAACATTTGTTCAAACACAAGAGTACGCCAGCCAATCGGTAACGCAGCCCGTTATCGCTAACGGTGCGGTTGGTCTGACACAGCTTGAAGACCAATCCGTTATCACGGGCAAGATTAGAGATCTGGCTGTCACCAACGATAAGCTGGCTCCCAGTTCCGTTACGTCGGACAAGATCGCTGACGGGACAGTTATTGCCGTTGACATAGCGCCCAGCGCTGTCGATACTCTTGAGCTGTCAAACTCGGCTGTTACTAATCCGAAGTTGGCGGTGAATGCTGTCACGAGCACGAACATTTCTGACACCGCTGTAATTCAATCCAAGCTGGCGACCGGAGCGGTGGGAATTACCCAGATTGAAAACTATGCCATCACCAACATCAAGCTGGCGCCCGATTCGGTCACATCTGACAAAATCGCCCCTGGAACCATTGTTCAAACAGACGTTTCTGATTCAGCCATTACCAATTCAAAATTGGCTGTGAATGCCGTCACCTCTGACAAGATAGCTTCTGGTCAAGTGGTTAAAACGTTAGCCCAAGTGGGCGGACTGACGTTGACCGATAACGTTAGCTTGGAGGGCGGCACCAATATCCTTCTTGAGACCCTGACCGTTGGTAACAAGATTCGGATTTCAAATGTGGGTGGCTCAGCAGCGATCAATCTTCTTACCAATGGCGGATTCTCGATTTGGCAGCGTGGCGGCGGAGCGTTCACGACCAATGGCTTTACCGCAGATCGCTGGACGCTGGCGCTCGGCAGCAACACGGCGTCAATTTCAAAAGAGATGACGTTTGTTGACAACTCGCCTGCGGCATTGAAGGCTGTGGTTACTATTTCGTCTGGCGTGGTATCGCTGTCGCAGACCATTGAAAACTATTTGGATTATCAGAATCGTGCGGTGGCGTTCACGATTCGGGTGCGACCTGGTGCAGCCACCAGCATTGTCGCCAAAATCACGGACAGCAATGGCTCCACGTCATCGGCAGCCAACACAGGCACGGGGTCATATGAGACGCTTTCCGTCACACGCACGCCTGCGGTTGGGATCACGTCACTCACGTTTTCGATTGAAATCAACGCCAGCCAAACGTGTTACGTCGATGGCGCTATGGCTGTTCAAAACACTGATCCACTTACGTTCGCAGCGCTCAGTCCTGCGGAAGATTGGGATCGGAGCCAGCGATACTTTGAAGTGGGTTACAATGATTTTTCAAAATATGGCGCTTCCGACGACACGACCTATTATATTGATGATGACATTGATTTTAATGTGGTCAAGGCATCGGCGCCCGTGATAGCATTAACGAACGTGCAGATCTATGAAGACGGTTTGGGGATAACAAACGCTGTGGCGGCCTACACTTTGCTTTTAGGCATCACCGATCATTTGTTGCGTGGCTTTTCGTTGAGAGCCAGCAAGACCATAGGTGGGCAACGTCCTGTGCGTATGGCGTTTAATTGGACGGCAACGTCGTGAGGATAAAATGAGTGAGACATTCGTACCATCAAGAGCGTTAGATCCGGTCAATAGCCCATATCAGAACCTCTTAACCAATGGCGGGTTTGAACAATGGAATGGTGGGACACTTTTCACCAATCCTCCTGATCAGCAAAACGCAGCCGATGGGTGGGCAGTACGAGTAGTTGGCGTAACGGCGTATACGATTTCTCAGGAAGCAACCACTATTGACAATGGCGCTTATTCCATGAAAGTCAATATCACCAACGCTGGCAGCGGAACACGTTTGCGTGTTGGTCAAACTCCTATTACTTCCAACAATTCTGCTTCTTTGAATGGAAAACAGCTTTCTCTTTCGATGCGGGTAAAAAGCAATGTTGCCGGAGTGTGTGTGATGGCGTTTTGGTCTGGCGGAACCATTTTGTCCACTGCCCATACTGGCGATAACACTTGGCAGACCCTAAGCGTAAAATTTACGCCTGGCGGAGTTGGGTTATCTGTCCATGTCGGTTTTGATTCTACGGCGGGCGGAGCTGCGCCAGCTAATGGAATATTTTATGTTGATTCGGCCATGTTGATGTTGGGCGCTACAATTCCGACTTTTGAGCCTGATCATGCTGAAGTTGAATTGTTGAAGACGGGATACTCGTCTATTGTTCAAGGGAACACTCGAAACATTCTTATTAATGGCGGTTTTGAAATTTGGAATCGGGGTGATATTTGCGTTAATCCACAGCCATCAGGATATATGTCTGTCACTGATGGGTGGGTTGCTGAAGCTACCACCACAAGCTCCATTCCGACTGTTACTTATGGTCAAGAGACAGTGAATTTCGATCCATTGACGGGTCGTAATGCGCTGTATATTAGCGTCACCAGCGCTGGATCTGGAACCACGCAAGCTGGCATCATACAAACCACTTATGGAAATTCGTTTCGTAATCGTACCGTTTCTTATGCGATGCGAGTTAAAACAACCTTGGCTGGTTTCAAATTACAGATAACAGATCTAAACACGACTAAATATTCAAATGCGCATTCGGGCGGTGGGGGATGGGAAACGTTGTCGGTGACGTTATCTGTTTACGCCCTCGCTAATTATCTTTGTTTTAGAGCTGGCTGGTATGATGTGAACGTACCTGGCACAGGCGTTGTCTATGTCGATAACGCAATAGCAAATATTGGACCTGTCTCAATTCCATACGTGTCTGAAAGCCAAGACAATGACTCTATGCGATCCTATTCATTTTATACTCAGTACGGGCATGGGGTCGATAACTTGGCTGACAATGGCGGATTTTTATGGTGGCAACGAGGTACAACATTTAGCAATCCAGCCAATGGCGCCGAAACAGCCGACCGATGGACAAATCAATATAACACTGCCACGGTTCAGCCAACGTTTACGATCAGTAGGCTTGGAACAGCCTATCCAGATCCGCAAAGTCCATATGCGATGCGCTTTCAATGCACGGTGGTCGGGACAGGAGTTCTTAACGATGCTCGATTTGCTATTCAGTATTTTGATACGGCTGCTTCTCACCGATCAAAGCCTATTACGTTTTCAGCCTATGTTCGTTCCAATTCAAATGGTTGCGGAATTTTGTTACAAGGAGCAGCCAGCTCACCAAGTATTTATAGAAGCGCTTATCATCCAGGTGATGGGAATTGGCATTTGTTGACAGTCACAACTTTTATAGATGACAGCACTTCGACTGTGGCTTTTGGGATTTTTGCGCCAAATGCGGTGTGTTACGTTGATGCCACGGCAGTGATGGTGGTGCAAAACGCTTCACCAGCTCCTTATCAACCTGTCGCACCATATCAAGATTTGATTCGGTGCCAACGATATTATGAAGTGTCGAGTCCAATATTTGAAACCGTGGAGCCAATTAGTCGCAACGCTGGCGTGAATTACTGTGCTTATTTTTCTATTCCGTTTCGTGTCACGAAAGTTGCGACGCCAACGGTAACATTATCATCTCTTTCTGTTGTTTTGTTGCACTTGGCAACGACTGGCAACAGTAGTAGCAGCGATACAGCAAATTGGACGGCTGGCAAAGGCGTTGGAGTAAATGGGTTTTATGTTGGTTTAACACGTACAGGTGATCAAACCACGTATCCGCTGGCGTCGATAGAATTTAATTGGGTAGCCGAGGTGACTTAATGGGAACGACTGTAGTTAATCGGGCTTTAGATCCAAATGCGTTTTCGCCATTTCTCAATCTTCTTAATAATGGAGGAATGGAAGTGTGGCAGAGAGGAATATCGTTTTCTAATCCAAGCATTAATGCGTACACGGCAGATAAGTGGCAAGTGTCGCTAATTGGGTCTCCAACATTTACCATTAGCCAAGAGTCAAGCATTATTGATGGTAAGGGTTCATATTCTCTTAAATTGAACGTGACGGCGGTTGGCGGCGCCACCGTGTGTCGCATTGTTGGATTCGTGGAAAACGCTTCAGCGTATGCTGGCTTGACCGTATCGGCGTCGGCGAGAATAAAATGCAATGTCGCTAACACGGCAAAGATCAGATTGCGGGATAGTATCTTTAACACTCCGTCGGATTATCATACCGGAGATAATACCTGGCAGACCTTGACCGCCACGCAAACTGTTTATTCAGCAACCAGCCAATTATATTTGGAGATCGGTATGATTTCCAGCGACGTTAATGTGGCTACGATTTATATTGATAATGTCATGCTATGTGTTGGTAGCCAATCGTTATCATTTGTGCCGTTGCAACCTGCTGATAATTTTTCACGGTGTTTGCGTTATTGCCAAAAATTTGGTGGCGGGGCAATTAATCAAGATGTGGCAATCGGCATAGCTCTATCTACGTCAGCGTGCGAATTTCCAATTCACTATTTTGTGCCAATGGCAGCCGTGCCGACAGCCACAGTTTTTAGTTCAACGAATTGGAAAACGGGCAATCCGGCTGGCGGCTTGGTGGTTATTGGAGCATTGGGTTTTGCAGCGGAATCGAATCATAGTGGATATTTTGCTGGTAGCAGCGTATCGGGTAGTCCATTGACAGCGTTTCACGCAGCAGAATTGTTTTCGTCAACTACATCCGAATATTTGCTTTTAGAGGTTTTGTGACATGACAACAAAATTAATTCCTGATCAAGATCTTAGCGTGACGCTGGCACCGCAGGTCAATATGTTAATTAATGGTGGATTTGCTTTTTGGCAGAGAGGAACCTCTTTTAGTTCACCCGCTCTTGGAGTTTACACAGCAGATGGTTGGTATTGCACCAAGAATGGATCTCCGACCTTTACAATCGCCAGAGAAGGGGGTGCGGGCAATTATGATGTGTTCCCGTACAGCCTGAAACTGGATGTGACGGTGGCAGGCGGACTCGGCATAGGGGTTATTCAGTCCTTGGAAGGGCTTATAGGCGGATCATTAAATGGGCGAGTTATCAGTATTTCCGCAAGAGTCAAATGCTCTGTCGCAAATAAAATTCAGATTGGTTTTGCTGATGCGGGGAGTTGGAGATTTTCTTCCTCGAATGCAGGAACGGGATGGGAAACTCTTACATTGACAACCACGGTATCGGCTGTAGGTTCTAATGGGGAGCTTACCGCTGCTATTGGTTGCTTAAGTCATTTGGGCGGGTTGGCAGCGACTGTTGTTTCGACAACTTATATCGACTCAGTGATGTTGACGGTTGGCAATGTACCAATTAATTTTATTTCCATGCACCCTGCTGATGATTTGGTGCGGTGTCAGCGCTATTATGAAAAAACAGAGAGCAATAATGAAACAGTCGCCCCTTTGCAACGATACACTTCTCAAAATTATTACCAAGTTCTTCAACGATTTTGTGTTCAAAAATATGCTGTACCGACCGTGACGATAACGAAGGTAAATTATTACATGGGTTATTTACCTACGAGCGGTAATGCCAACAGTGCAGACGATAAAGCTAATTGGAGTGCGATCTCCACTCCGACCAATAAAGATGCGTTTACTATTTACGGTCAAAGAACTGGCGGGGATCAAACCACGTACAACATTTTAGATTTTATTTTTACTTGGACAGCAGAGGTAACTTAATGACAACTCAACTGAATCCAAATCTTGATTTTTCAATGACGTTGCCGCCACAGATCAATCTGCTTGTGAACGGTGGTTTTGAGCAATGGCAGCGTGGCTCAGGACCGTTCTCTAATCCAGCTATTGCGGCGTACACGGCTGATAAGTGGCAAGCTAATTATGGTGGCGGCCCAACATTCTCAATCACAAAAGAAACATCTATTGTCCAGTCTGAAGCCACGTCATTGAAGTTGGACATTACTGTTGTTGGCTCAGGAACATCTGCGGCGATTTTTCAAGATTTAGAAAACGCCCGATCATATAGAGGAAAGATCGTGACGGTTTCTGTTGCCATGAAATGCAATGTGCCAAATGCGGCGATAATTTATCTCACAGATGGATTTTCAAGTTGGATTTCGTCGTACCATACTGGCGACAACACTTGGCAAATATTGACGGTATCTGCGCTCGTTGGCGCTGTCGCAACAGCGTTTCGTGTGACTCTTGGCTTACCTACATCATGTTTTGTCAGCACAACTTATATTGATTCGGCGATGATGACCGTCAGCCCAGGGCTAATCAATTTTATTCCTCTACATCCAGCCAACGAACTGGTGCGGTGTCAGCGCTATTATGAAAATGGATTCTTGGCAACTTTCATCCCTATCTATCGTAATGCGACGCCTGGAAATGAGGTTATCACTTGGGTTCCGTTCAACACAAAAAAAGCAGCGGTGCCAACTAATACCGTCACTATTGTCAGCGCTGTGCGTGCTCATTCGCCAACGACTGGTGCAGGCAATGGCGGAGCGGATGGTGCGAATTGGTCAAATCAAACCGCTAATCCAACAGTGAGCGGTTTTTCGTTAGACTCAAGTCGCAGCACTGATCAAACCACGTATCCCATTTTGTCCATTCAATTTAATTGGACAGCAGAGGTAACTTAATGACAACTCAACTTGATCCTCGAACAGATTTTGCAATGGCGCCAGCGCAGTTAAATATGCTGGTCAATGGCGGCTTTGAAGTATGGAGCTTGGGCACTTCGTTTCCTAATCCACCCACTGGTTCATACGTTGACGATAAATGGATTCATTTTCATAACGGCGGTACTGTCAACTTCTCGCAAGAGAGCGTCAATGTTGACTCTGGCGTTTATTCTATGAAGATGGACGTGACGGCAGCCAGCGGGAGCTTTTTATGCTATGTGGCGCAAGACGTGGTTGATTGGCAAAATTATATAGGCGCTACCGTGAGCTTGTCTGTCCGCATCAAAACCAATACTGCTAATTCAATCAGAATGCTGATCCATGACGGATTGACCAATACGTATTCCTCTTATCACACTGGCGATGGAACTTGGCAAACGCTTATCGTCACAAAAACTTTATCAGCAACAGCCAATCGACTACTGATAAAAATTGGCGGTACGGATTCTGGCGACATGAAAATCGCCACAACTTATATTGATTCAGCTATGCTGGTGGTGAGTTCCAATCCTTCAAATTTCACACCCATTAGCGCTGAAATTGACAAAGTTAAAGCCGGAGCAGTTTCTGATTTACGCAACAATGCTCAGAACATTCTCGCCAACGGCGGGTTTGAGCAGTGGGATTATGGAACCTCGTTCGTGGCTCCGATTAGCAATACGTTTTTGGCAAATAAATGGCGAACGAGCTTTGGCGTGGCGCCAACGTTTTCAATCAGCCAAGAAGCGTCTATCGTTGACTCTGGTCTATATAGCTTGAAATTTAATCTGACCAATGTCGGGTCATGTACAGGAATAGTCATCCTTCAATATTTAGACAATCCAGAATTTTACAACGGGAAAACTCTGTCCTTGTCTGTTCGTGTGAAAACCAATCAAGCAAGTTGCATACGTGTCCGCTTGTACAACTCGGTTGATGGACCTTCGTATTCGCAATATCACACAGGCGACAATACCTGGCAGACATTGACTGCTGTTAAAACGCTGTCTGTGGCAAACTTGGATATTTCGATTGGGATGTATGGCGCTGGCGATGTTAAGGTGTCAACAACTTATATCGACTCTGCTATGTTGACGATGGCTACCAATCCAATCAGTTTCGCTCCGACGCTTGCTGAACTTGATAAGGTGAAGGGCGGAGCTTTGTCGGATTTGCAAGACAACACGACCAACATTCTAACGAACGGCGGAATGGAGATTTGGCAACGAGGAACGTCTTTTTCGAGTCCTGCCAATGCTGTTTACCTGGCTGATAAATGGAGACTGTATAAAGACTCAACACCAACGTTCACGGTGTCTAAAGAAACTTCAATTGTTGATCAGGGCGGGGCGTCGTTAAAATTGGATATTACAGGCAGTGTTGGCGGGAACCAAATAGCGATTTATCAGCGACTTGAGAATTTTAGAAATTTTGCAGGGCTGACGATGACGGTCAGCGCCAGAGTGAAAACATCAACCGCAAATCTATTTCATCTTTATATATCGGATGGCGTGACGACCACTTTCTCCGTTAATCATTCTGGATCAGGCAACTGGGAAACGTTGACGGCGACACAGATTATGAGCGGATCGTTGACGACAGTCGAAGTTGGATTTGGCTCATATTTATCACCGCAAGCCAATGGCACCATGTACACAGATTCAATTATGCTGATCACTGGCGCCACTCCGATTGCTTTTGTTCCTCAGCATCCGGCTGACGAACTGCAAAGATGTTTGCGTTATTACGAAGTCAGCAGTCCTGTTTATGAAGGAACGTGGCCAATACAACGGAACGTTTCGACAAATTCAATTTCTTATAAATCAATTCCATTCGTTGCAGCTAAACAGGCGGCGCCGACAATAACGATTTCAGGCTACACGGCTGTGATGTATTATCTGGCAGGGGTAGGCAATGGCGTGAGCGGGGCAGATCAAGCCAATTGGACATTGACGCCAACGGCAGGGTTGCAGAGCTTTTATGTTGGCTCAAATCGGTCTACTGATCAATCCACATATCAGCTACTGTATGTTGAATTTGCGTGGACGGCAGAGGTAACATAAATGAGTATTTTATCTCAAGAACTTGACATCTCAGGTTTGAACTTTCCTCAGACCGATCTGAAGATCGGTCGGTTGTTCTACAAAACCGACACGAAACTTTTATACGGTTATGATGGTGTGACGTGGACTCAGATTCAAGGCACGAGCGGTGGCGGCGTTTTAGAACGTGACAACATTATCCCGACCGGATCTGTCAATGGCGTCAACATTACCTACACCTTGCCTGAACAATTTTATGCTGGTTCGTTGGTGGTGTCTCGAAACGGTTTGCTGCTTCAAAATGGAGTGGACTTTTTTGAGCAGCCTGGGATACCAGGGTTCACGATGGCGTCAGCACCGTTGACCGGATCAATCCTCATCTCGTTTTATTCCTTAACAGCGACCGCCACCATACCAACCAAGGTCGCTCAATCATTCGTGGCTACCGCTGGTCAGACAGTTTTTAATCTGAACTTTTCTTATACGCCTGGTAGCGGTGGTCTGGAAGTTTATTCCACTGGATTGAGGCAACTGATCACGACTGATTATGCTGAAACCAACAGCACGACCGTGACCTTTTCTTCAGGTCGTCAAGTTGGTGAAATCGTCCAATTTATTGGCACAGGTATCCAGCCTAATTTGGCTCATGGATCAACGCATAACTGGACGAGCAGTGATCCCATCCGAATTCCATTCAGCTCAGCATCGTCTTATCCATCCAGTCCGCTTGCTGGTCAGCCAGCATACCGGACAGACGTGCAGACGTTCTCATTTTTTAATGGCGTGACGTGGATTGTGACTCAAGGCAGCGGTGAATTTACACGGGTTGAAATCACACCATCAGGATTGGTGAATGGCGCCAATACTATATTTACGCTTGCTGAAAATTATGTTCCTGGGTCATTAATTGTCACCAGAAATGGATTGACGCTTAAGAGTGGCGTTGACTACGCAGAACAGCCCACTCAGCCAGGGTTTACAATGACGGTAGCACCGCAGGTGAATGACACGTTGTTGGCGTTCTATAAACTTCAGGCTACCTTTCTCGGCAACCAGTTGGCTGAACTTCGACAAGATTATGTGTTGCCTACAGGGGCGACGGATGGAGCAAATATTACCTATACGCTGCCATCCACGTTTGTGGCTGGAACACTGATGGTGACTCGTAATGGATTGGTGCTGGATAATGGCATAGACTTTTTTGAAAGCCAGTCTTTGCCAGGCTTTACCATGACTGTGCCGCCTGCTTCCAACGCCACGCTGAACGCTTTTTATCGCATTGCTAATGGTGTCGTCGCTCCCGCACTTCAGCGTCAAACAATTGTTGCGACCTCAAATCAGACTGTCTTTGCCTTGAATTTTTCCTATACCATGAATACGGGTGGTTTGGTTGTTTATTCCGGTGGCTTGATCATGGTCAATGGCGTTGATTACACGGAAACGAATCAGAACACAGTCACGTTCTTCACAGGTCGCCAGCTCAATGAAAACGTTTCGTTTATAAGCACGGGTGTGGCTCCAAATTTTGCACACGCTTCAACTCATAATATTGGCGGGTCTGATCCGATTTCGATTGCCAATTTGGTTGGCACGACACGAGTTGTCACGGCTTCGGGAGCGATAGCGGTTTTGTCTACCGATTATCGTATTATTGTTCGCAAGGCAGCCAGTGAAGCGACGTTTGTTAATTTAATGTCCAGTCCTTTGATTGGCGAGCAGATTATTATTAAGGATGGAAAAGGTGATGCGTTGACAAATCCGATCATTATTCAGCCAGCCGCCGGAACCATTGATGGCAACACGAATTTAATTATTTCCACCAATCACGCAGCCGTGATTCTTGCGTATGATGGGACTCAGTGGGGTGCAGAATGAGTTATCTTACTGGACTTGAACGGGTGGCGCAAAATATTGGCAATTCCAATCTTTTTGTTAATGGTGGTTTTGAAATTTGGCAAAAAGGAACGACATTCAGCAGTCCGGCTAATTTCACGTATACCGCTGACCGATGGTTTGCGGCAAGCGGCAGCAGTGTTGGCGCATTGGCATTTACTGTTGCGCAAGAGCCTGGGGCTGGCAATGTCGATAACGGCAATTATTCGTTAAATCTCACCGTCACGAATGCGGGCACCGCTGGCAATTGCTCAGTCGCTAACTATGTTGAGAACTATATTTATTATCGAGGTAAAATAATTTCGGCATCAGTGCGAGTGAAGACAACCATGACCAAAGTTCGTCTTCAACTCGACACTGGTATCGCAGGCGCTTTCTCGTCTTATCATTCAGGTTCTGGGAATTGGGAAACCTTAACGATCACATACGCAGTGGAATCTAATGCGTCGGCTTTGGGTATTTACGTTGGACAGCGCAATGAAGGTGGCGGCATCCAGACTGGCACTTTTTATGCCGATTCAGCTATGATGGTTGTCGGGACAGAGCCGCAAGCGTTTGTTCCTTTGGTCATTGCGGACGATCTGGCTCGGTGTCAACGGTATTATGAGCTTTCCGGTTCATACAATCCAGTGGTTGCGTTAGAATCCAGTTCATCGAGTACGGCACGTATCGTTCATCCGTTTAAGGTAACTAAAGCATCTACTCCAACTATCACTATGTCGTTGGCGACGGCGCAGCTTTGGCAAAGCCCTACACAAGGGACTGGTTCTTTGGTTGATACGGCGAATTATACTGCCACCACAGCCAGCGTAAACGTTCAAGGATGTTCGACCAGATTTGACAGGAACGCTTCGCAAACAACCTATAATGTTCTTGAACTCTCTTACAGCTATACGGCAGAGGTAACATAATTTTGACTCATATTTCTCTAATAGGAGGAGAATAACAATGCCAGTACAAACAGTCTACGTTTCAAACATGACCGATGTCGGTGGGTATAAAGTTGATGTCGTCCACAACGATGGCATCAGCCAAAACATTGCCGTGTCCACTTTGCCTTTCACAGTTGGCATAAATGGATTAACCAATTACACGCAAATCAATGTTGAGTGTCAGACGTGCCATACCGTGAGTCAGTATCCGATGGCGGGTGGTCCAATTGCTCAATATCTTCACTATCTGAAGATGATGACGCTCAGCCTTGCCGACGTACAGGCGCAAGCTGCTGATCGTGGTCTTCCGACCACAGGCACACAAGCGGCATTGGCGGTGTCAATTCTCATTGACGAGTGCTCGAAGCAGGGAGTGTCTTACTACAATCTTCAACAGTTCTAAATTGAAAGGCGAATGAAAGGAGTTGAACAATGGGTCAATTCTGGGAAGTTGGTACTGACGGAAGCGTTAAGGGATACGGGATACACGAAAACCTCCTCCTAAATGGTGGATTTGAAATAGACCAAACCAACAATGGTTCGGTCTATACGAATCCGGCCAATGGTGCTTTCACATTAGATTCGTGGCAAGTTCTTAAAGCTGGCAGCTCGTTGCCAACAGTGAATGTGAATCGTGCAGCTCGTACTGACCTTGGCGCTCAAGTCGATAGCGGCAATTATGCAATGAAACTTGTCGTGTCGGGAGCGGGGTCGCCGGATGTTCAGTATGCGATTTACCAAGTCTTCTCCAATTACCAACAATTCAAGGGATTGAAGCTCTCTCTGTCCGTTCGTGTTTATAGCTCACTGCCGAACGCTGTCAAAATCTCCATTGATGACGGCATCACGGAAACTGTTAGCGCCTTCCATCCTGGCGGCGGCGCTTATCAGACGTTGACGGTCACGCAGACCATTGCCACCACTGCCACTTATCTCCACGTCAATGTGTTTCGAGCGTTCGCTCCTGACCTACAGATCGGAACGTTCTTTGTCGATAGCGCCATGCTGGTATCGAGTTCGTTTCCTGTTACGTTTCGTCAACGAGGAACGGATTATGGATTGGATGGTTCTCGTTTGGTGGCTGGATCAGTAAATCAGGATCGTATAAACACGGCATCGTTCGTTGGGTCTGGAATTGGTTTTAATCAGACCGGAACGATTCAGGTCTTCTATCAAGCGACACCACCAAGCGGCTGGACGCAGCTCGTGACCAATAATGACAAGGCGTTGCGTATTGTAAGCGGTGCTGGGGGTGGAGTTGGCGGATCGTCGTCAATGTCAACTGGATTCAATTTGGCTCATGCTCACACTGTGAACAGCCACAGCCATACCGTGAACGCCCATACTCACGGCATCACTGGTCATAGCCATACCGTGAACAGCCACAGCCATACCGTCAATAGTCATACGCATGGCGTCAGTTCGGATGGCACACACGCTCATACCGTGAATGGGCATACTCACTCTATTGGTGCGGACGGAACTCATAATCATACTGGGGCAAGTGGCGGAACAGCGCCAGGCACAGATACGTTTGCCGATCACCAACACAAAGAATCGTTTGTGTTTGGCAATACTGGCGGCACTGAGGCTTTTCAGATAAGCGATACTGCTTATGATCATAGGCCGGAACGAGGACCTTGGGGCGTCGCTGCCTCTCCCGATCCGAGATCGTTTATTGCCGATCCTTGCACTGGTCATACTTTTTCTGCCTATACTGCTCAATCACTCACAAGTCCCACATATTCTTGGGCGTTGACCAGTCCTGAAGGTTCGCATTCTCATGTTGTGAACAGCCACACACATTCTATTGGGAATGATGGATCGCATAGCCATGCAGGAGCTACGGGTAGCGCAGGTCCTGGCACAGATTCACAAGGTGCTCATGCTCATGGCGCCGCTACGGGTGCAACAGCGCCAGGGACAGACGCTCAGGCGCCTGGGACGAGTGCGACAGCTCTCACAACCGACGCTCAATCTCCTGGGACGAGTGCTGCGTCACCTGGCACGGATACGATTTTGGGAACGTTCACGCTTCAATACATTGACGTGATTGTGGCGCAGAAAAACTAATGAGCTATCAAAACTGTCCCTATAACGGGAAACGGTGCATCGACGGATGGCGTAGCGATTTTGAAGTCGATCCAGCGACCGGAGCGCAAAGCAAATGTCAGTTGTGGCGCCAGGTGCGTGGCAAGAGAGCGCAAAGTGACGAAGTTGTTGACAAATTTGATTGCGTTCACATTTGGGTTTTGGAAGCCTTGATCGAAAACACTCAGCGCATTATGCACACGGGCGTCGCTGTTCAGGAAGTGCGAAACGTGATATTGGATGTGTCGCCCCCGCACGCTGCCGAGCGAGCGATTGAAAACTCAATGCGTCGGATGCTTGTGCAGTCCACAGAACCGTCGTTGACGCAGGGAGAGGTGAAGCCAAACCCAATCGGGCAAGCCATCGTTAATGAGCTTGAAAATCGTGTTGGCGTCAACAATAATGGTAATGGGGAACAGCCAAACACTTGATGGATTGAGTGTGAATTGTCCAAAATGTGGTGCCATATTAACGGAAACGCACTGGCCAGGCATGATCACTGGATACGATCTTCTTTGTAATTGCGGGTTCGCAAAAACGGTTTATTATGGAACTACTGAAGAAAATAATTCAATTTCTGATAACGTGGCTGAAGCCAAAGCCGCCAACGGAACCTACGGCTCCGATAATCCCGCCCCCACCCGTTTCACCGTTATCCTCCCTGACCGGAATAACGATAACGGAACCACCTAAGACCGCTCCGCCGCCACCCAAGCCACCTCCGCCACCATTCGGAACGCCTTTAGATCGGTTTATGGCGTCGGCGCCGCTATTAAAGATTCGTGGTTTTGATCCGTACATCGTGCTGGCACACGCTTGGCATGAAACAGGCGGGTTTGATCGTGTGATCGGCAACAACAATTTCTTCGGCATCACCAGGCCAAACGCCTGGACAGGGCTGGTGCTTGATATTGACACGCACGAGTTTGTGAAGTACGTCTATACCGATTCTAAAGATCCTGATCTCAAGAACAAAGCCATCGCTTACGCCAAAAAGCAGTTCCCGAACATAACCAAATTTGAAGTGGAGTCAGGCAAGCCAGGTATTTTGTGGGTTAAAGTGACCACGACACGTCTTTTTGTGGATTGGGAGACGACGGACGAGGCTGTTATTTGGTATTGCGACAAGATCCAACGGATGTATCCTCAATCGTATAGCTTCAGAAACGTGCCGGATAAGTATTTCTTTTGGCTGGCGAATGGAAAATATCAGTGGGCGACAGATCCGCAGTATGTCAGCTCGCTCACAGGCGTTTATAACAGGGTGACGGCGCTGGCATCCATTAAAAGTAAGATGGATGCCATTGCGTGACGGGTATGAGCGAGGTGCTGGTTGCATCCAAAATCGAAGATGAATTGAGGTGTTTGCCATCATCGTCTCGTCCACGAGTCATTCTTTTAGACCCTGATCATTGGGAACGATTTGTCTGGGAAATTAACACGACCGACAGTTTATCGAACAGTGAAGTGCGCTGTGGTTACGTTGCTGCGTGCGATGTCGCTGAAAGCGATGGCATACCAATATCAAGGGTGTATGAATTTGTGTGCCCAAATTTGCGGCTGATCTTTCGACGCAATGCGCACATTCAAAAGATTCGGATCATTTCTCAGATAAAGAGAGCAAGGAGGGTCAAATGAGTCTGATAGACAAGATCAAATTGTTGTTCGTTGCCAGAAAGCCCGCTGCGGATTTCTTGGCGAACGTCAAAGAAGTAAAGCGTGGATGGAAAACCATTCACTTCTGGGTCTCGCTTTTGGGATCTGGAATTGCGTTGGTGGCTTCCATTAAAGGGTTCATCCCTGCTGACATCAGCTTGATTATCACAACCGTGTTGGTGGGGTCGTACAACATCATGCGTGGTTTTGATAAGACCGATGAATCCATACCACATCCGCCATTGAGATCGACAGAGTTTTTGATGGGTCTCTTGGCTCAGCTCAGCAATGCCGTATTAGCGTTACAACAGGGCGGCGTGTCGAGCGCACATTTGGCGATAGCAGGAACGATTCTTGCTGGCGCTATGTCAATTGCTCAAAACCTGACCAGCATCAACAGTGGTTTGCCAGCTCCAACCCCAGCGCCAGCCAAGCCCGCCTAAATCAAGACTGTGGGCGCTGGTTGAACGAGTCCAGACTTTAGTGGCTCGCCTTCCATCTGTGTCTATCACGAAAGTGGTGGACGGAAGGCGAGCTTGGGGTGTTTGGATTACCTTTAGATGGTAAGAGCTTGTTCTGGCGTTAAACGTTGAGAGAAAATTCTGTTATACAATGTTTGATATTTGATTCCTGTAAATTCAGACCATTCAATCAATAGCAGATTGTTTCCAAACGCAGTGATGCGAATATTATTTCTTTGATTTCTTGTCTGCTCTTTTCGAGTTGCCCATCGACAATTACCTGGCTCATAGTTGCCATTCACGTCAATGCGCTCAATGGTATGTTGTCGTGATGGTTTCGATCCCATGTCGGCTAAAAAGTTCTTGAATTTGCGCCATTGTCGGCATACTTGAACACCTCGTCCACCATAATCCCGATCTTGTTTGTCTCGACATCGACACAACATACTCGTCCATGATTTATATTCAGGACTATGATATGTGCGTGCGGCGTGACCATGTATAGACGAGCGTTTTATTAATAATTCTTTTCGTAAACATCCGCATGAACGTGAGTTTCCTCGGCGCAGATCGCTTTGAGAAACTATCTTTTTGGTTCCACATTGACATTGACAGAGCCAATGTTTGTAAACCCCTTTTGATTTGGCTTGCGCAATAACTGTCCAGCGACCAATTTTATTTTTTATCATCCATACCGCTTTTTGTGTTCATACCTGCGAAGGGCTAACGTGGTTGGCTCGTTCCGGCGAGCGTTGAAGCGTCGAGGCACCCAGCGCAAGTTCGTGTAATAAACACCCTTGGCCGGATCAATCATTTGCACTTCAAGCGTTCGCAAATCCTCATACGTCTCAATAAATGCGCTCGCTACCAGCTTGGTTGCCGCCACTTTGTGGCGCACGCCGTTACGATAGAGCCAATACCAGGTGAAGTTCTGATAATGGAACGGCTTAAGGGAGTGAAACGGCTTTAGGAGCTTGCTTTTGATGCCCTTCAAGCCGCTGGGTCGTATTCTTCGGACTTTTCCATCCTTGCTGACAGAATAATTCGGGAACGACGGTATTCGCTTCCATTCATTTGTTCCAGCCATTAGCGTTTAGCCACCCTTTTGTCCCAATTTTTGCTCAGGACAGATTTTCTGTAATCTTCTCCATCAATCCAGATCTGTTCGCAATGTCCAGTGATCGTGCTCATGAGCTGCCGACCCTCGTCATCCTGTGATTTCATCAACTCTTCGATGTTGTAGTAGGTGGTGATAATGTTGGGTAGCATGGCACGGCGGCGGTTGTTCAAAAGGCGGGCAATTTCACGGGTCATGTAGTCGGGACCACGCACAAACCGTGCCAATTCCTTCTCTTTGCTGGCGTCTTTGTCTCGGCTGATCTCGTCAGGATTGCGAAGGAACTGATTGACGCCAAAATTCTCAATGCAGAGCACGTCCAGCGTCTCAATTTGGTTTTCCAGCTCATCCATTGGTTCTGGATCTTGCTTGGATCGCCGGATGATGCTGGTCATGTCATTAAATTCGATCATTTTCACCTTTTTATCGAGCCGGAGAGCTTCTTTGAGCACGCAGGCGGCCAGCATTGACTTTCCGGTGCCGTGAAAGCCGTACAGAACCATGCCCAGACCCTTCCGGTAAGCGTTTAAGAGGTTGTCCATGTAGAACCGGACTGTTTTGAGGGCGAGGATGCGACGCTCTTTCACTTCTGCGTCTGCCGCAGCCACGTTGAAGTCGTCAATTTCAAGATCCCACAGTTCCCGTGGGATGTTGGCGAACGCATAGCTCACGTACTTCCTGTAAATGACGTGGCATTTGCGACGGCATTGACTTAAAACGTCGTGTGCTCTCGTACACTCCGTGCATTTGTAAATCAAATCCTCTTTAGCGAGTTGCAGCGCTTTCTCGTAATTCATTATTCGTCCCCTTTTTGAAGAATCATTTGTTTCAGCATGATGGCGCCAGCGAGGTGCAGGTCTTTGGCGGCGTCAGACATCACTTTTTGTTTGGCAAGCGGATCAAGACCATCAATTTTGATCTCCTGTTCCGCCAAAAAACGCTGCGTGTTGATTTCGTTTGTGCGTGAGTCTTTGTCGCTGATGATTCTCAGGTATGACATTTTCATATTAATCTCCTTTCGGTTTTCTTAGCTCAAAATTATCTTCTTCAGGTCGTCCATCGTCAATTTAACGTTTTTGGCGAACGGATCAAAGAGCATATCCTGATACCCTTGCTTGCGTGCCAGGATGTCCAGCATCCGCTCTTCCACGGTGTTCCGGCACAAGAGAGTGTGGATGGTCATATCCTTGGTTTGACCAAGGCGCCGGATGCGTCCGACACGCTGCGTCATGCGGCTGGGTGTGTACAGCAAGTCAAAGATGACGATGTGGTTGGCGTCTTGTAGGTTCATGCCATAGCTCAAGCAATCGGTCGTGAGCAAGATGCCAAGCTCGCTTTTCTCTTTGAAATCTTTGACAGCGATTTGCCTGTGCGCTCCTTTAACCCTGCCGGACACGAAAATATGAGCCAGCTTCTCCTTATTTAGGCGCTCGCCGATGCGCAGGGCGGCTTGCTCCCATTGCGTGAAAATGATGGTCTTGTCGCCTGGCGGCGTGGCTTTAAGAATGTCAACCAAGGCTTCCAGCTTCGAGCTGACGCTGGCGGCGCTGTGATCGCCAAGGTCAGAGAAGTCGCACGTCTCTCGTAGGCGAGTCAAAACTGAGATCATTTGGCTGTACGTCGTGCCGTTGACAGACACGGTGAGCGTTGATTGAACTTTTAGATTCTCATAAACGGTTCGTTGTTCTGGGGTCAGTTCCATCCAATGATGTTTGATGTCTGTCTTTGGCAGCACACGACCCACGTCTTCATTGGTGCGCTTCAAAATGTACGGCTGGATGCGCTTGATGAAATCTTTGATGCGGTCGATGTGCCAGCCTTTGATTTCGTTCCAAAAGCCCAGCTTGGCATAATAGGATTTGAAGTTGGTTAGGTTGCCGAGGAGTTCAGGGTTGACCAGTCGGAGGATGTTGAAGATTTCATCGAAGTTGTTTTCGAGCGGCGTGGCGCCGAGCGCCCAGAAGTATTGGGATTCGATGCGACGCAGCGCCTTGGCTGTCTTGGACATGAAGTTCTTGGCTTTGCTGACCTCATCAGCGATGATGATGTCCGGCAGAGCGTTCTTGAATAGGTTGATGTTGGCGTAAATGGCTTCGTAGTTGGTGATGAGAAACATATCTTTGCCAATTCGCCAGCGATTGAATTGGTTGTGTCTTTGTTCTTTGGTGCCATCAATCACGATTGATTTTTGATTTGTAAAGCGCTCGATCTCGGTTTGCACTTGCCACTTGCACGAGTTGATGGTCACGTACAGAACTTTTTTAACGTCTCTCACCTTTTTCAAAATAAGGCAGGCGTTCAGCGCTGTAGATGTTTTTTGAAGACCGACAGCATCAGCAAGCAAAACCTTTTCACCAACCACCATAAATGTGGAGCCGACTTTTTGATGCGGATCGAGTTTTATTTTTGTTAGTTCTAAACACTCGTTTCCGTCAATGGCTTTTATTTTCTCCAATTCTTTTTCGCTGTTGTGGAAACTGATCAGATCGTTTTTGAAATTGTTTCCTTCGGTAATGTCCAAACCTTGTTTGTTTAAGGTGTTGATAACGAGATCGTAAAAAATGTAGCGGCAGATCCAACTATAGGTTGCTTTTGACCAGGCGCACCCAGGCGTGTTGCGGATAGCTTCTACGGTCGGTGCGTGGTATGGGAAGAAGAGATGAAAGGTATATCGGTCTCGTACTTTAAGCTCGGCGTTCATGGTTTCGGGTCTCCTGACAGAGCTGATGATGATAACTGATTTGTAAAGTTCGGGCAATTTATAAAAACATATTGAGTTGTCTACCTGAATATTTGCACGGTTTTGACCCCTTTCCCGTATATGTATATAGGGGCGTACTACGTCCTTGTATTGTATATAATAAGGAGGAACTATGAATAGGTTTTCAACGTATCTGAGAGCGCAGAATCTGGCTAAGTTGCTTTTGACTCAGGCTGAGGACTTTGCTCGAAAAGGCGAGACCGACAAGGCTGTACGGGACACCGTGAAGGCGATGCAGGCGTTCATGACAAGCATGAACAACATCGCCAGCTTGCTTCGGGAACCTCGTCGGAAAATTCGCTTGGCACACGAGCGCAAGAATCGACCAATTAAAAATGTTGCGGTATCATCTAACGATGGGGTATAATCTAACGCTTCATATGAGCGAGAGCGAGAGAGAGGTATAACTATGGCGCACTTATTGGTATATCGGTGGGAGCATGATAAATTTCCCAAAGAACAAAAAATCAACATTCCTTATCCTGAACGAAAATTCCTTCCTCACATTCTTGCCAAAAAATTCAACCTTCATAACATCAGTGTTGCGTTTGTATTTCGCAAAGCGAACAAAGGCGATGCCACGTCTTCGACGTGGAGCGCACGTATTCGATTGCCCAAGCTCGATGTGCCTTGTTCGTTGGGCGTGATCTATCATGAGCTTGCCCATGTTCTGAACACACAAAAATTCAAAGATGACAAAGACTATCACCCAGGTCATAAAGGTTCATTCAAGCGAGCGTTGATCAAGGTCTATATTGACAGTGACAGGTTATACATTACCGACGCCAGAGCAGAAGCTGAACAAGCAATAGCGACGTGGCGTGCGGAGCGAGAAGCTAAGGAGATCAAGGCGCAGAAGATTTTAGATCGCAAGGCGAAGCTGAAAGAGATGCGTCGCACGCTTGAGTACAGGGTTGATCAAACACGCAAGCGGGTCAAGAGCCTTGAGATGCGGGTGAAGCGGTTACAGACAGCCCTCAAGAAAGCCAAGCACGTCTTATTGGTTCGTGAAGGTCATTTGGCTCGGCGTCGTCAGGCGAAGGAGACAATAGAGCAACCATGCCAGAATACAAATTTGGTCTTGGCAGAGACCGTCGTATCTTGACTCGGTATCATTCAGCAGAATGGATGAGGCACGTGGTCGTACCCGCCCAGAAGCCACGCTATGGCGAGAAGAATGGTCATTGCAAGCTAAGCGAGGCTCAAGTGAAGGAAATCAGAGCCGATCATGTTCACACGGGCGTTGAGCTTGCGAAGAGGTTTGGAGTGACGAAGGCTCACATTTATCGGATTCAAAAACGAAAATCAAGAAGGCGGGGTTAGATGGAAAATTTGTTTCGTGGTTCATCGGGGTACAGAATTTCGTCGTCGAAAAATTCCCAGTCATTATCATCGGCGCCATCTTTCGAGAACACAACTTCTTTGCCAGCTTCGTTCTCTGCCACGATCCATTCCTTGCCAATGAACCGGACGATGAAGAACTCATTGGTGACGCAGTTGGGTCGCTTGTATCGTCTTTTGTTTAGCTTGAGGTCTTTGAGTTTCATTTTAATCACGAATATATGTTACGTGTTCGTATTTGTGATTCGGGTCTTTCATGTGCGTACAGAAATCGGTGTGGATGACTTGGCAGTGCTGGCAGCGTCCCGTGATGATGCAGCGGGATTGATAAATTCGTCTGGCTTCAACGTGGATGATGGTCATCTTCTTTTTACAGTTCGGGCACGTAATTATTTTGAGCTTGTTGTCAGACACTTTTTGAGTTTAATAAATCGCCGTCATTGCATGATACCAAGATAACAGAGGGGGGCGTATGTCGAATAAGGCTCGGTTCGTGTTCTACCTGGAAGGGTTTGGCAATACCGGAGATGACGTGGCGTACTACAGCATTATTGAACATGAAAACAGAAAGCTGATTGGATCAACGGTCACGAACGAATGTTTACGAAATGGATTTAAGACTCCGGTGCCACCGACGCCAGAGTTCAAACGATGGAAGCGGGACGTGACAGCTAAGCGGCGTTGCGGCGCCTGTTGGTTTTCAATTCGCACCAAGGCAGATCGGGATCGGCATATGGAACTGCTGCACAAGGAACCGGAGAGGTTGGGCATATGGCGTTAAGCATGAAAGAACTCAAAAACGAAATTGATGTTGTGATGGCGGAAACCAAGGACAAATACAATGTGCGGGTCGCAGCGACAATGGAGTTGACCAAAAAGGAATTCATCATGTTTCTGGTCGCTCGCTTCTTCATTAAAGATTATTTTATCAAGAAGACTTCGAGCGTTGAAAATTTAGACACACGTTTTTTCAAAACCATGTTCATGACCGGAGTGAGGAAGGTGACAAAGACCGTCTCCCTGGTGTCGCTTGAGTCCATGCTTAAGGATATTCGCAAAGACCTTGAACGAGAAGATGATGACGATTTGGCTCTGTAACCGGAGCCGAGTTGCAGGCTTCTATTAAAAACGATGCGTAAAATATATGAGATTACTTGCACGATTTGGGTATGTTTCCCGTATATGTATATAGGGGCAAACAATACCCCAATCTCCCACAGTCGGGCGCAGTCAGCCCACGGTAGGGACAAAATGGAGAAAGAAAATGGAACTGTTCAAAGCATCCTCACAATGGTCATCCCGACCAGCAGATGAAAGGTTCGCAACCACCCAAGCGATGTACGATGCCTGCAAGGGTTATGCGGACACGGCTAAGGTCTCTCAAGTGCCTTACGGCGAATTGAGAGTGGAAGCAGTTAAAGACGACGTGCAAATCGCTGGCAAGGCTGGCAGGTTTGCGAAATTGACTCACTGGGCGTTTGGGCAACTGTCACGCATGGTCGGCGCACCCGCCGATTACTTGCGTACCGTTCCCGCCACGCTCGCCTCACAAAATCTCAACTGGGGTTTGAAAAACAAGGCTGAGGACTTCGGCACAAAAGAAGCTCAGCTTCTGTTTCACTCCAATGGGGATTTGCTTCTGCGAAGCGTTACCTCAGATCAATACTCCCGCATATGGAATTGGCTTATCGCCAAGCGTCTGATCTCACTTCAAGACATGGGTTGGAGAGTTCCACCTGCCCGCCCTGCCTTGCCAGATCAACCAGGGACACGTTCAGCGACCAAAGATGACGTTCTGGACAGTGCCAAACTGTTTGACATTGGCATTCACGAAGGTGATCTCATCGCTCCTGCGGGGCTGTACGCTTCCGACCATGATATGTTTGCTTTCATGGTGAATGAGAAGCACCCCATCGACAGTGGATCAGGCAAGCCCATGTATAAGGGATTGTTTGCCTGGAATTCGGAAGTCGGTGCTTCATCGTTCGGACTGATGACGTTCCTATATGATGCTGTGTGTGGCAATCACATCGTGTGGGGCGCTCAGGGCGTGCGTGAAGTTCGTATTCGACACATTGGTTCAGCCGATGAGCGGGCGACTCAAGAGCTTCAAGTTGAGTTGAGCCGTTATTCGCAATCGGCTGTGGGCGACATTGAGATGGCTATCAAGCGGGCACGGACAGTTAAGATCGCAATGAAAAAAGAAGACGTGTTGCAAAAACTGTTCGACAAGCGGATCGCCACGTTCACCAACCTTGAGAAGGCGTATGGGTTGGCGGAGAAGCATGAGTCCGTCAATGGCGCACCGAACACAGTGTGGGGCATGGTGTCGGGCTTAACTCGTTTAAGCCAAGACACGCCTTTCGCTGACAAAAGAGTGGAACTTGACCGTCAGGCTGGGAAGCTGATGGAGATCGAGTTCTAAGCAGGCTTTCTCCTTCGCCCATCGACCGGAAAGCGGTGGGCGGGGATAGAAAGCAAGAGCGAGAGCGAAGGAGGTTACTATGGCGAACCATAAACACAAAAACATGGGCAACGATAGATGTGAGTGTGGCGTGGCGGTCTTGACCGCCAAGGAGGTTCACATCTACGGACTCAAGGCAATCAAAATGGCGGGCGGCGACGAGACGCCACGGTTCGAGGCGAAGATTACCGAGAACGGGAAGGTCATTGGAACCGTCTACAACGAAGGCTGTGGCGGGTCATGTGGTTATTTGATGGACAACTTGCATGACAATTCGCAGTTCGAGGCGTTCATCAAGCAATGGGGCATCGACAACAAGCAGGACTTTGAAGTTGCGGATATGTGGGTCTATGACGAGCTTGATAAATACGATGAGCGCAAAATGCTTTTGCGCCGCTCCAAGACAGCCACGCCGTTCCGAGTAAAGGGCGATCCCAAGGATGAGTGGCGGTTGTGGAAGCATCCTTATTGTGAGGGCGTGAAGAAGGCTATCGAAACCAAGTACGGTGATTCTGTCGAGACCATTTTTGTCGGCAGATAATGAAGGAGGCGATTATGAAGGACTCAACGTTAACGGCACTCGAAGATTACGTTTATCATGGCACGCCTACTGGCGGGTTCCTATATTCTGTACTGACCAATGACCTGTTTGGTGCTGTTGGTCATGCAGATGCGCAAAACTCTCAAGATTTGGTTGAAATTTGCACCTATGTTTATAACAAAATACCAGTTGGGTGTTGGGGATCAAAAGCAAAAGTGACGAAGTGGTTAGATAGATTTCGCTCCGATAAAAAGGAGCGTTCGTCATGAGTCGAGTGCTGACAGAATGGTACGACCGCTGGGCTGAGTTTGATTGTCCGACGTGCGACAGATATTTCGGTTTCAAGTTTCAGCAGCATGAGCACGCTGAGAAGACTGGGCACAAAAAGGCTAAGCATTGCAAACAGCCTCATCCGAAAGGACGTGGGTATTGCCAGCGGGCGAAGGGTCATGGCGGCTGGCACGCTTATCCAGGGTCAGCGTATGTCGTCATATGGGTGGATAATAAGGACAAGAAGGAGACTTCGATATGACTTGCGCTTGTCACGACATGGTTGTTTACGGAACGCACAGCAGTGAATGTCTTTGTCAATGCCACGTCATCGAGGAGCTTGTGCGGCTGGCGATCAAGTCCAGAGATTACATAGCCAAGACTGATGGGTACAACGATGGCAACTTTTTTGAGAATCGGTTTATGAATGAGCTGGAAGATGCCATCGCCCAGTTCAAACCACGTCAGTATAAAAGGAAGCCAACACCCGATGAGCAGGAAAGGAACTTGGGCGGGTTTAATAGAGCGGAGCCGACCAATGGATAAGGCGATCAGAAAACAAGAACGAGAGAGAAGGAGGAATATTATGAAAACAGAACCAATAAAAACAGGAGTGGTTATTGTTCAAGATGCGTTAGGAAATTTTGTCCGAAGCGAGCATAACGGAAAATTCAAATTTTCTCCTGAATATCCAGATGCCTTACATTTCACAATCAGAGAGGCTGAACGATTGTTAAAAAAATACCACGCAACCACTGTAATTGCTGGATTAAAAATAGTTGAAAACTATGGGCAGGAGGTTAAGTTATGAAACTAAAACAACTGTGGTATATGTTAGCTCCTAATAATTCTGTGACGATAGATGATTTGGTAGAGGCTTTGCAAGGCAAGATTAAATGTCTCCGTCAGTTTTGCAATTCCGATGAATTTACCAAAGGGCGTCTATGCGGAATGGAAGAGACTTTGAAAACTGTTCTTGATGCCAAAGAGGATGGTCTTAAATGAGCATCAACAGCGGCATACAGAATTGGCAATGTCCGATCCACAAATTTCATGAAGTCAGGATCGACGCCCAGGGCAAACCGGATATTGATGAATCGAAAGGTTTGTGCCCTCATCTTCGGCAGAGCTTACAGCGGTGGAAGGATCGGGAGATCGGGATTGGCGGACATTATCTCAAAGGTAAGCGTGAAGTGGTCGTGACCGGATTTGATTTGGGTGATGTGATTTTTCAAGAGGTCGGAAGCAAGCGCCGCTCGAAGGTTACGAAAGCCGCTTTTCGACGACTATGGACATTCAAAGGAGCGTGAGCGATATGAATCATAAATTGGTCTTAGGCAAAGTGGACTACGATCAGACAGGAGTGAAAAACTGCCAGGCTGTCATTACGTGGAAATTCGAGAACGGAAACTTCTCTATGAGCGCCGAGATTTGGAATCCACGTCACACTGACATTTACTGCGGCGGTCAGTGCGTGGATGAGGTTGTGTCGTACTTCCCCGACAACGCCAAGGCGCAGCGTATGGCTGAGATTTGGGAGCGTTGGCACCTGAACGATATGCGAGCTGGCTGCGAACATCAGCGGGCGGATCGCTTGGAAGATCGGCGAATTGATCCGAAGGAGTTGCCAGACCATAAGGGCAATCGAGATGAGAAGGGCTTGTTGGCGATCTGGGTTTTGCCGTCCGAGCATAAAGATGGCTTGCTCACAAAAGCGTGCCCGACCTGTGGATACAAATACGGATCGGCTTGGCTTCGGGAAGAGATACCGCCTAAGATTGTTAAAGAGATTCAAAGCTGGGCGGGACAATCTTCGGGCGAGAAATTTCAATATCCAGGCGAGTTGCCTGATCGGATGGGATAGGAGCGTCCATGAAACAGCGTTACGTCATCATTCACGTTGACGGTCATTTAAGTTCGTTCGTGACGGATGGATTTTGCCCGCTGAAAAAAATGCAAGAGATTGTCGGCGGATATATTGAGCACACTCGTATTCGCATTGATATGAAGCCTTATGATGTTTTCGTCAACGAGGAAGGACGGTTGATGCCGTTGGAGCCGAACAAGAGATTCAACGAACTCATGGGCAACATTCTTGTTGGTCACGTTGACGTTGATGGTAATTTTGAGGGTCTTGCCGATCATGAGTTGATGGAGGTGCCACTTGCTTATTGATGACATTGCGGAGATGCGGCGCAATCCAAAAGCTCAGAGCAACTTCAATGAGTTGCCTACGAACTTTATGGCTGATTTTTTTGACCGAGAGAAACCAGTTGTGTTCAGAGTCGATAACGTCTGCGAGTATATGGAGGCGAAAAAGAACGAATGGGATTGGAACGATTTTCCAAACGTGGCGCCCGCTTACCGCTCAATGTGGATGGAGTGGCAATTGAAAAATGAGAACCGTCAAACCATTGGTGTTTTGATCAGCAGCGCCGAGTGCCGAACCACGCAAGAAGCGGCTGATGCTTTGCGTCAATTGAAATTAACGGTGCTGATGAAGTTTGGGTTGAAGGACACGGATGACGTGGCGAAATCACTTTTGGAAATGGCTGACGTGCCGCCAGAGCAGTTGAAATGGATTTTGCACATGACCACGTTTGTCCGGTTTAATATGGAGAAGTTGATCGTGTTTGTCGGCAACACGTTTTTACTTGTGAAAGAAAATGGCGAATCGTTTGCGAGTCCTGAAATGAACGGCAAGGGTGTCATGAGTCACCCATCGGCATGGATCGTAGAAATGCTCAAAGGACGAGCAGAACAAGGTCATCAAAGCGCCATCGCTTACGCTCATTCGCTGGCAGGCGTTCCGTGCATGAGCTTGTCGTTTCTGCACGCTCGTGGGATCAAGGAGCAGGCTGCGCCACCTATTCCAGACGCTTTGCAACGAGCCAGGGTCAGACGTGGGCGGCTCCCGCTATTTCGCCACCATACGCTCGTTCTGGACGTGCCGAAGCGAATCATCCGTGATGGCAACCAAGGTAATGAGGATTTGACGCCGCAGGCGCTTCACTTGGTGCGTGGTCACTTTAAGAATTTCAATGAGAAGCCGCTGTTTGGCAAGCATAAGGGAATCTGGTTCTGGCACCCGACTGTGAAAGGCAACCGGAGCGCAGGCGAGATCACGAAAGATTACGAGATCAGGGTTCCGAAGAATATATAAGGAGCGTAAATGTTATGAATAAAAAATCACCAATTCTGTCTCCATATCAAATTGAATGTATTATCCAACAGCGCAGAAAAGACCATCAGTATCTTCATAGTGCGTCAACCAAAATGCCGATTGGTTTTTATAAAGCCATGCTGTTGACGATAGAAGAAGACGTTATATTTGCTGTTCCAGATTATGGAAGTAACATGGGTAACATGGACACGTGGGTATGGTGTTTTAAGATTACGCACGGCAAGTACAGGGGACGAATTATTCGTGGTATGTCTTCTCGATCATTGCATGAAACAAGTAAGGCGTATAGATGGTGTTCTGCGATTAATCGACGCCGACCAAAAGTTGGTCAAGCTGTTGATTTGACAAATATGTTTGATAAACGTTGCGGTGTTTATGTTGGGTGTAGACCGAACGGATTTAGTGTGGTTGACGATGTTATGACCCTTAATGTGCTTGCGGAACGTGATAAAAAAAGAAAAAAACATATCGCTCGACACAAATTACTTCATAAGCATTTGGATGAGCTGTTGGCGGATTGTGTTTCTGATGATTCAAAGTTTCGGCCATCCAAAAATACGGTTATGGATTTGATGGTATGGTCGTGTGAGCAAACTAAAAACCCAACAGGAGAACAACAATGAAAAAGAAACTGACATGGCGTATAGTGTTAAAAAAATTACAAGAGATGTTTGATGAAAATGAAGAGCTTGATGAGGTGGCTAACGTGCTGGACATTCTTGATTATATGGCAATCATTGGTGTTGATGGAGACGAAGCAACTAAAGCCTATCATGCAGTTGTTAGACGAGATAGCAAAGCGTATAAAATAATGGAGGGGGGTCATGGACGAAGAACGAGGAACACTTAAAGATGGCGAGCCGCACCCAGCGGCGCACATGGCACGGGAATATATTGCCAAGCTATCGCCTGCGACGCTGGCGATGTTGCAGGAGTCGTTTGCGTCCTGTGCTATTGAAGGGAATCGACTGGCTGAGGTGTGCGGAGAAACGTTGCGACGGGTGCTGAACAGCGAACTCGTGAGCGACCGCTATTTGATGGGTCTCTACTCTTTTGTCTCTATTGGATTTAAGCATAAGCCCATAACGCCGAAATCTATGAGAACCCATCGAGATGGTATTGGCGATGCCTTAGCTTATCTCCAAGTGTTGGCTGAACGAGAGAAGGGCGGTTCGCCAGAGCGCATTGCCTTGTTCAAAGCGTTGGACATAATTGAGCACGATTTATTGGGCAAGGTTCGTAAACGTCTCAAAGCGTTTGGAGATGTTAAAGATGAATAACGCACTCGATCTGTCAAAATTGAAACAGGTGCCATTGCATCAGCACTTACAGGAACGCATTTATGACGGAGCGTTGGGCAAGATGATTTCCCATCCACTCATTCAAGAGATCATGTACAGACCGGAACTGAACGAGCTATACAACAAGCAGTACGAAATGAAAACACAAAAATGCCAAGAGGCTTATAAAGCCAAGGACTGGGGGCAGTACATTTGGTGGTACGAAAGACCATACCGACTGGTGGCGTTTAAGCTGATCGAGCATCTTCTGTCCGATGCTGAGTATTGGATATTCCTTGGTCGGGTCTGGATCGACGCTGAGATCATTTGGAAATATATAGCGCAGTGGAAAAAACTGTTCAACTCCAAGCGACCGCAGCAGCATTGCTTCATGTCTGCGGGAGATCAGGATCATCTGATTGCATTGCCTCAGTCGCTAACGATTTATCGTGGCTACGTGCAGGGCGTCAATGAGCGTGGCTTGTCGTACACGCTGTCGTTTGATAGAGCGGAATGGTTTTCTAAACGTTTTATTCGAGACGGTCAGACACCACAAGTGGTTACACGTCACGTACTCAAAGATCACGTGTTTGCCTACCTGGGCGGGCGTGACGAGCAGGAGATCGTCATCAGGCCAAAATACTTAAAGGGGGTTCTATGAAAAAGAAAATTGACATTGACTACATCATGAACCGAGTTGGTAAAGCGCTGGATACGCAGTTTGAAGCGTATTCGTGGGAACACATGATAGACGATTGCGAGCTGACGCCAGCAGAAACGTATTGGGCAAAAAAGAATTTGTCGTATCGTGTTTATCGAATCGACGATCAGCCACGTGAGGCGGTGCAATGAAGCGCTCTCATGATTTTCAAAACCTCAAGAAAATTCTGACACGGGCGTACAAGGGAGTACAGCACATCGAAGCATGGCCAGCGTTGTTGGATATGCCTGGCGAGTTTCAGAGCCGGATCGTGGAACCGATTACGACAGCTTTTAAGACAGTCGAGGATATGGGTAAGGAGTTAAGCAAGCGACCTATTCTATAGTGAGCGAAAGCGGAGGATGGAAATGAAGATTAAGTTAGTCATGCCAACAAAGGTCACAATCGGAAAGAAAGTTCTCTTGGGAGATAATTTTTCCGTCACATCGTGGCGCCATACGCCAGTTAGCAAAGTTGCACGGAAGCATTACATATTCACAATCAGACCCAACGATAAAAAGAAATATCGCTATTACGCAACTCAATCTTCTCCTGGTTGTGTTCGTATTGATTTCGAGGAAGCTAAAGATTTCGTTTGACGTTAAATGAGCGAGAGCGGAGGTGACTTATGAGCGGATACTCAGGCGGCAATAGCAATCCAGGCGGAGATTACACTGTGATGGTGCGCTGTGTAATGTGTGGGCGCACGGAAACGTATGCTTCATATATTCTATCTTCGATACGTTGCTCGAACATGGTGCCAACACGTGATCCGATCAAATACCCAAACGGCGTGGAGCCTTGCAACGGCATGATGCAGCCAGTAAATAATGGCGGACACGTTGACATACGGGGGCGCTAACATGAACCATGTCGAAGAACTCACAAACAAAGTGGCTTATCTTGAAGCCGAGAGCGTTATTATGAAGAGCGCTTTGAAGCAAATCGTGGCGTGTGATTATCGGGGGAATATGCCGACCGAACAATCCATTGCCAAGAAAGCGCTTGATACCATCGCTGATTTTCGAGCTAAGTTTTTCAGCGGCGAGAAGATCAACCAATAGATTTGCCTCGGAAGGTAAGGTTAGGGACTGGAAGAGGCAATCACGGGTGTCCCTGCATGGCGTCTTTTAAGAGGGGTGCCATTGCAGGGCACCATATTTTGATAGGCGGTGTGTCATGAAAAACGCACTCAGAACCGGAGAAGCGAATGGTCGAGCCAAGTTGACGTGGGATACGGTTGGTCAGTTGCGCCAAACATATCGTCAATCTCGTCAACGCTATCACAATGAAAGTCGGAACCATCCTGAGCGAAACCGTGTGTCGGTGTTCAAGCTGGCGCTCGAATATGACGTGAGTCCAGGCACGATGTACGATGCCTTGGTTGGAAAAACATGGAGCAAAAAATGAAAAACAAATCACCAGAGCATTTCAAAATCGCACTTTATGGCGGCGTCAATATGTCGGTCGTGAAGGCGTCTTGTCTCGCTGAGGCAACGCAGTTTGCCAAAGAGGAGTATGGTCGCATTGGACTTGATTACGTTCAGGTGGCGACGGATGATGACGTGGCGTGGTTCCAGGGGATGGGTGGGTGCATTTATGACGCATCGAACCAGGAGCGAGGATGAAAACTTTGATGTGGTCTCTCTACCAAATTCCAGGTCACGTTTATTTCTGGCTGCATCAAAAAGAACGGCGGAGACTTGCGTCGCTGTCCTGCCTATTGTTTGATTGGTCTGGTTTTACGTTCGTTACTTACCACTTGAGCCGTCTGTTTCATGAGTGATCCCAAGCACTTCATCCGTAATTTTGAATACCAGCCAGGGACGTTCACCGTCTATATGGCGCTCGTGCTCGCTACCGGAGACATGAGCAAGCCGCCTATCACGCAACAAGAACTAAAATTCAAATGGCTCGAAGACGAGACCTGCTTTAAGCGTAAGAAAATCATGGACGCCATTCGTCACATGAAAAATAGAGAAGTGTTGCTTACCGACGAGCGCTTGGACACCATCTATTACCGCTTCACGTTGCCCACGCACGCCGAGATCGTGGAAAAGTTGTATGCCGTGCGAGCACCTGTAGTTCAGGTCGCACGATCCACGGAAAAACGAAATCTCACCACTCATTATTTTAACTATCTCATGAACTACGCCAAGGGCAAGGACGTGAACATCTCCTATTGTGTCAATAAAATTCGGGCGCTCATTAACGATTTTCACAGTCGCAAGCTGGCTGAGATAGAGATTGATCATTATTTCAGAACGCTGGCTCATAAAATGTCTGAGGGAGCGAACCTTCAAGCGCTGCTATCATCGCCCGAACCAAAATCTGAGGAAGGCTTGACAAAGGTGCCGAAAAAAGTTGTAGGATGGTCGGATTGAAAATGAAACCCGAACTGTTGAGGAGGAATCCATGCCATCCGAAGAACCATACCGCCGCATTGACGAAGATCTTACCGTTGACGAAAACGACATCTCGAAAGAGATGGCTACAATTCCTACCAAATATTTTTACTGGTCCAGCCAATTAGCCGAAGCTAAAAAAATCCTACGAGATACCAAAGTTGCCTGGGATATTTGGTTATCTCAACGTCGTGATGAAGTAACAAAAGCAGCTATCGCTGAAAACAAAAAAATAACCGAAGAAGGCAAAGAGACCGCCATTAGAGTTAATTTCACGCAAGAATATGAACGGCGTTTAGGTGTTATCAGTGATTGGATGCTTAAAGTTGATCAGTTGTCTGGCGGTGTCGAAGGCTTGAGCATTAAGAGCAAAGAGCTGATGACCATAGCATCAACACAACGAACCGAGCGTGAGTTGTCGGCAGATCGCAGTTTAAGACAGCGATAAATTTTTCCCACCGAATAGAGCGAGAACGAGAGCGAGACATTGGGTTGCACCCACCTGTAGTGCGCAACCCTTCCATGAGCGAGAGCTATCCGATCCTGCCATCATAGGATCATTAAAGTTAAAACTAAAATTAAACTTAAAAGGATAACTTCTATGGAAGAAAGATCAAGAGTCTCGCCAAGTGAAATCACCAGAGGAAACAGACCCTTAGAAAGAGAGGAATCGGATTTTCGTCGTCCGTCCGAGTCACGTCCTCCTGTCGCAGACAAAGAGCCGGAGTGGGTAACGGAAGGCAAGGAGCTTCTTGACCCTCGTGAAATCGAGCGTCAAGTGTCTGAGCGCCGAGCCAAGAAACCGAATTACCTGACCGGAACCGTCACATCCGGCGGCGGAGGTATCAAGATACCGGAAGACGTGTACGACGTGGAGCTGCTTCGTATCGAAGAAGGCCAGATCCCTGGCAATCCAAAATATGCCAAGGATGATGGCTCAGACCCGAATGCGATGGTAGACATTTGGGAATGGCACTTCCGTATTGCGGACACGGACATGGACTACAAAGGCACGGTCATTCGTGCTATTTCAAGTCGCAGCTTGCACGAGACCAGCAAGGCTTATCGCTGGGTAGGCGCCATCACGGGTCAGTCTCCTGCTTCGGGAGACAAGATTGACTTGGTGTCCTTATTTGGAAAGCGGTGCAGGATTGGCGTGAAGTTCAACGACAAGGGCTTTAGCCAAGTCGCTGAAATATTCAAGCTATCGCCACGATCTGGAACAGAACGTTAGTTAATTAGAGGGCGGCCATGATAGGGTACTTCCACACCCCTGTCATGATGCCGCCCTCTATTTTTGCGCCTAAACCAAATCCAAAGGAGACCATATGAGCGAAAAAGTTATTGATCAAGCCTTAAAAGATTTACAAGAGAAGTTCGGCAAAGGGTTTATTTTTCAATCCGGCGACGAGATCCGTGTCGCTGTAGAGCCAATCGGTTCCGGCAGCCTGGCGCTGGACATGGCTACCAAGATCCCAGGTCTGCCACGGGGCAAGATTGTGGAGTATTACGGGCTGGAATCGTCCGGCAAGTCCACGATGGCGCTGCGAGCGGTCGCAGCAGCGCAGGCACAGGGCGAATACTGCGCCTGGATTGACGCTGAGCAGTGCATGGAGCCTATTTGGGCACGCAAGCACGGCGTCATCATGGAAAAAGGAAATCCATACGACTTGTTCATGGTTTATCCTGACTGGGGCGAGCAGGCTATTGAAGCCATTGACACGCTCGCCAAGACAAATAAGTTCGCACTGATCGTTGTGGATAGCGTCGCCGCCTTGGTGTCCAAGGCTGAGCATGAATCTGCGATGGATAAAGCCACGGTCGGTCGTCAAAGTCAGATGATGAGTACAGCCTTGCGCAGACTTGCGTCTGTTCTTAATACGAGTCGAACGACAGTGATCTTCATCAATCAGTTGCGAGAGAAGATCGGCGTCATGTTCGGAAATAAGTACACCACCCCAGGCGGACTTGCGCTTAAGTTCTATTCCTCAGTTCGTGTCGAGTATTATAAGAAGAACTTAAGAGAAGGCGATGACGTGATCGGAAGTGAGATCCACTTCAAGATCGTTAAGAACAAAGTCCGGTCGCCGTTTGGCGAAGGGACGGCTTATCTTATCCACGGCGCTGGCATTGATGATGCTCAAGAGATCGCCAAAGAAGCCGTAGACAGCGGCGTGGTGGGGTTTGAAGGGCGCCGCTACGAGCTGGACGGCAAGGAGATCGCTGTCGGCATCAAAGAGTTCCTTGAGAAGATCAGGGCTGATGCAGGGTTCCGCACCAGCTTGAAGGAGAGAATCTTGGACACGCTCAAACCAAAGCCTCCGGTGCCTCCCAAGCATTTAACCCCCGTCCCTGGCGCTCCTGAGCCAGGTGCGCACATTCTTGAGCAGCCTGCCGAAGTTCAGCAAGAACTAAACGAAGCCACGAAGATAACCGTGCCGGATGACGACGCTCCGACACGGCATCGACGCAAGGCTCATAAGTAGGTTGCCGTGTTTATTCCACAGGAGTGCGTGATCAAATCAGTTAAATGGGATGGCGAGGGCACGGTCGTGTTTGACTTCGACTCCGGCGGCGATATGACTGGGTTTTCGTGGGCGGGCGCCAAACGCAAAGACTTCTGGCATCCTGATCATGATTGGGAAGTGTGGCTGCGGGCTGGTGCACGCTTGCGATTATGGACAGTCCAAATCTCTGGCGTCATCGGATTCCAATGGTTCGATCCTGAGCTGAACCAATGGGAAGACGTGTGGTGCGCTCTCAACAACTTCCAAACCAAAGCGGAGCGCAAGGCTGCTGAAGACGCTTATTTTGGTGAGATTGAGTCCATCGGCAAGACCGTTACGGATGCGCTGAACCACGGATCAGAGCCGGAAGCGATCATGAAACTGTTTGATCAAAAAGGCTACACGGGCAACATGGTGTTCTGGATGGTCGGCACAGGCATCAAAGACACCACAAATAAAGAGGCGGGCGAAAAAATGCGGGTGTTTTGGAATAAATACTGGGGCGATGAAAGCGGCAAGCCAGGTTTATTAAATCCAGCGATCATGACTATTAATACAGGAGGCGACAATGGCGGGGGAGACATTACGAATGAAGCTGAAGCATCAGGACAGGATCATAGTGTCGTTAAAGAAGGAGCTGGCGGAGACACGAGCGGAGTTGGAACGCCTCAAGCACAAGAATAGATCGCCACGCATGACGCAGATGCGGGCTGTGCCGGAACTGAAGCAGTTGGAGCTGCCGCTGGCGGTGTGATTGCCTCATCTCAATATCTTCAATCCGTCCCGTGTGACTGTTGTCGTCCGACATCAACCGACACCAGCTCACACGGGAACGGCTGGGTGGAAAGCGTCAACAACATGGAAATGGTGTACGTGTCCGTAACCAATCTGTGTGAGAAATGTCGTCAGCGTTTGGAAGAAGCGAAAGATCAAATCAAGAACGTGGTTGCATTGGTGTTTCCGGTTCGTCGAAATATTCCCAACAGCGTGGCTCGAAAGGGATTTGTGTCTCTTAACTTGCCCAGGCCACGCTGTGCGTTATAGGAGTCAATATGAACTTCGTACAAATTTTATGGCAGCTTTTGGTCGGCCATGCTTTGGCAGACTTCGCTTTACAACACGATCCGATGGCACGTGGAAAAAATCGCCACACGCCGATTGATTCTGCACGCATACCGCCAGGGCAAAAGATTCAGCGGGTGTGGCCGTATTGGTTGACCAGCCATGCCATTATTCATGGCGGCGTTGTATTTTATATCACAGGCGATTATTGGCTGAGCGGCGCCGAAACGGTCTCGCATTGGGTGATTGACTGTTTGAAGTGCGAGAACAAAACCACGATCCACATTGATCAGGCGCTTCATATCGCTTGCAAAATTTTATGGGCATGGATTTATGTCGCAGGAATTAGTTGAAATCGTTGGCAGATTGCCAGTTAAAAAGTTTGATTATCAATCAGACGGATGTGAGTTCAGGATTGAATGTGTGGCCAGCGCCAAAGTCAATACTGACGAGCTGATCAAAGTGTTTGGCGAGATCAAGCGATTCTTGCCGCCCGTGAGTGTTTATGATGTGCGCTCGGACATCACAAACTATACGCCAGGGTCAACCGGAGAAATTACAGTGCGTTGGCAGGCGTTCACTGAAAGTGGTCGTGGTTATTTGCGTGAGATTGCGCAGGCGATTGCAAAAATCTATTACAAAAAACTTGCTTTCGATTCAAAAAAGATCGAGACTCGTCCGCTATCTTTAGAACATAAAAGGAACGCCGAATGAACCAAGATAGAACCTACGTCTTCAGCATTGACTTTGACAAGCCCTTTCTTGGCAAAGACGCATTCCTACACTCCATTCATAAATTTTCTCCACACCAAAATTCAATTCATGTCTCCACACCATTCTGGCCATTCACCAAACAAAGACCGCCACGCATTATGAACACAGGGCGCACCAAACCTATCAAAGCACGCCTGGTATCGTGGGACAACAAAACCAACATCCTCGTCCTCACGCTTGACCGTTACGAAAACCTTGAACCCAACGTACCCCTTTTTCCATTTACAGAATTACACAGGAGCCAATTCTGGATTGATTTTGAAGCAACGTAGCACAGGGGTATCACGCCCCAACAGCGTCACGTTCTTGACAAGACTTCTGATGTGGCGTTTAGGCGTTATTCTCCGGTAGAAAACAAGAGTCTCACAAGCTCTATGCAAGCGGAACAAGCCTTGCAGCCAGTCGTTGAGAAGCCTTCGTAGCTGGGTGGCCTGGTGGTCCCAGGAGCCGTACACGCCAAAGGTAGAGGGACGTAACTGGTTAATGTTACTGCCGTGGATACAATTATCTGCGCTCGGTGAGAGTAAGCCCCTCACCAAGCGATGCTCAGATGTAAGTGATCATCCGCCGCCGGACATATAAAGACTTCTTTATTAGCCGTGCTACATCCAAATTAAGCCTTTTTCTCTGTTGTTTCTCTCCGCACCTTCGGTGCGGGCTTCATTGTTCGATCCGCCGAGATTAACCCGCCTCGCTTCGCTCGGCTCTTAATACTCGTCGGATCAAAGCAAGACACGAACTGGGTACGACAAACTTCCCAGAAGAACAGCGAGAAACAAAAACTTTTTTATTAGTCTGTTTTCCTAAAAAATAGTTGATCTGAGTTTAGTACAGGAGTGAAAGTAGTTGTCGTTTTGTTTGGATTGTCTCGAAGGTAGTACAAGAGTGAAAATTTTATGAGGAACCGAAACAAGCAACGATGGCTCTCTTCGGAGATGTGGGTCGTGGTACGTGCTATGTCTGAAGCGGGTTTTTAATCAAGATTGTTCTTGGAATCATGAAAAATAAATTGTTACAATCCAGCTTAGTGAAACAGAAACGAATCAACCACAGCAGTGGGAGGTCACGAAACCATGAGAAAGAGCCAACACGCATTCCTTCCGAAATTTTCCAATCTATCATTACATCCCAACAAGAATTTTATTTGATGATTCTGCGGTATCGTTATACGCCATGATCACCGACACGCAGAAAGAGAAGTTGGTGAAGGTTCTTAATTTGACCACATCGAACCAAGATGGCGAGGCGTTGAACGCTATTCGGATCGCCAATAGTATTTTGGTGGCGGAGAAGTTGTCTTGGGAAATAGTGATTGAGCGCTTGTGGTGTACGCACTGCAATAATGATCAGCCCGTGGAAGCGATGGCAAAATCTATTTTTGATCATAATCTTCCAGGGTCGTGGGCGCACGATTTCAGTAAAGGGTTGATGGCGTCGTACCGGAAGAATAGGCGGTTGACGCCACGTCAGATGGACACATTGAAGCGGCTTTATGAGAGTTCAAAATAAGAGGAAGTGCAGGGCGTGTGATGGCACTGGTTTCGTGCCAGGGTTATCTCGAACAAGCGTGCGGATGTGCGACTATTGTATTGGGACTGGTCATCCGCAGCGGAAGCTCTATCGCATGGTGGATAGACCTGTGGCTAAGAAAGAAAAGGATGGAGTTTTTATTTTAGTGGGAGGTCAGTATGATAAAAAAAATTAAACGTGCGCCTCTTGTTCAGGCTTTGTATGAAGTTTTGTTGGCTGGGGATGGTAATTCAACTATTGCTGACGTGTTTGGTGATGCGTTTTTTTCAAATACTGATCGCATTTCTTCTGGCAAACAAGCCAATATTGCTGATGGTTTGTTTGCGATTTCCAAATCAATAGATAATTTGGCGGATGTTTTAATGAAAGGTAAGAGGCGGTGATGGTATGAGATATTTTTGGATGCTGTTGTTTGTCAGCGGAGTGGCGCTGTCGTGCGATTACCCAACGTGTCCACGGTCAGACCTGACGCCAGGGGCGACGATGCAGGTGGAATTGGAAACGCTGTGTGAGCCAGGGTATACGATTCAAGTTCGCCACGTCACGACAGGGATGAAGAAGAAAGTTTTTAAGCGGTATGGCATACCGTGGTCTAAGCACGCTGATTATGAGGTGGATCATTTCATCAACCTCGGTATCGGTGGAGCGAATGACATCACAAATTTGTGGCCGCAGGCTTATGAGCCACGTCCTGGGGCGCATGAGAAGGACGCTGCTGAGGATTATCTGCGGCACAAGGTGTGCGGTGACAGTCTTCCGGTTGATCAGGCGCAAGGGTTGATTCGGGTGGATTGGGTTAAGGTCTACAACATGATAGGAGCGAAACGATGACGGACATGACGAATTACGATAAGATTTTGGCGTTACCGGAAGAGACCAAGGATCAAGTCAGGGACAAGATTAATTGTTTTATTGCTGAGGATTTTTACTTGCGTGATCAAATGAAGGCGCTCGATCTTCAGCGCAAGTTATTGGGTCAGCATCATGAGCGCTTGATGACAAAGTTGAAGAACATTGTTTTGGCTGATCCAACAACCACCAAGGCGTTGTAATGGTTGAGTTCAATAGCACGGAAGAGAAGCGCTATTACGTGGCTCTCAATGACGCTTGGCGAAAGCTGTTGTTTATCTACAGCATCGCCGGACAAGATAAACAGCGTCGCAAGTTCGTCAGGGGTCTCATAAATGAGATCGAATATCATTGCCGGAAGCGTGGGGTTCCGATTGCTGAAATGGAGGCATCGCTCATGAAGGAAGTTGAACAGGGTCGAAAGGAGTACGCTGCGACTGGCGGCGTGCCTGTGAATTTCAATGAAGGGAAGGCGCCACAGGCATCCGCATAAACGTCATGAAAGCGATCATGGTTATGTTTCGCCAGTTCGCTACGGCAGCCATCGTACCTACGGGACGACGCTGCGCCAGGTGTCGGTGTCGTTACCTCAATACGTGAGACGGTTTTTCAAGATGGATCTTAAAGCGGAAGATATTGTGATATGAATAAAAAAGTGAAACGTTGGTGCATGGATTGTGGCAGGACTAAAAATCTGCGCAAGCGGTATTTCACCACTGATTTTGACGGGAAGAAAATATACGTGACCAAGTGTGATCACTGTCATGAGGTTATGAAAAAGATTATGGCGGTATGAAAAAGAAATTCACAATCATGGCCAAAGGTGACGATGTGAAAATGAAGGTGTCGGTTTCTATCGCCGCTCGCCCTGGCGTGTTTTTTCGTCACACGTTTAAGAAATTTTCTGAGAGTCAGGCTGAGAACATTATAGAAGCCGTCAGCCAAAGGTTTGGCGCCGTCAATATCAAGATTAAAGGAATTGGGGTGCATTAGTTGATATGGTTGGAAAGATAATAAAAATCGTCATCGCTGTTGGGATTGTTTTCTTCTTGGTGTATTTGAGCCGGAGGTTTCCGAACAGCTGGTCGTTCATGAATTTGTTTGTGAGATGAAGCAATCGGTTAGGGTAGCCCTGATATAGTGATTTGGATGAATTTGAAACGGAGGAAGTGGTAATGGATTTGAGAGAGTTCTCTAATACGGAATTAGAAAAAGAGTTGCAATGGCGCAAAAAAGTTGTCAGTGATTTGGAGAAGCGACCGATTGGTGTTTCTGTTTATAAGCAATATACGGGACGATGGTGGAGAATTGTTATTCGATCAAGAGATTTTAAGGATTTTCAAATGTATTATTGTTTTGCTCGTGATCAAGATGATGCTGTTCGTAAAGTCACAGCAGGACAATTAAACACTTCAAGTAAGCGTGTGGGTATTTATGTTCCTTGTGGTGCCGATTTACAATTCATCGAATCCTTTTTGAGGAATCCGACAGAGGTTGGAATGTCTGTTTCAGTTTTAGAGTCAAATGACCCCAATGCAATGAGTTGGTTGAGGTAAATATGAAACATTGGTTGTCGCTGCTGTTCATTTTGGTTCAGGTGGGTTCAATGACATACGTGAATCCAGATTGTGTCATTGCCGTACAGTCTGCATTTGGTACAAGGACGGCGATAGAGTTGGCGAGCGGCAAGTCAGGCTCGATCACGGTTTACTCGGATTGGCCGCTTGAGACCGTGGTTAAGGTTTTGCGCAGCGCAACATCGAAATAGATTTGTGGGCTGGTGAAGATCATGGTTACTTCTATCTGATGAAAAAGACCTTGATCGTTTGTTCCGCCCGCTTCAAGAATGGTACGTGTCGAAGATGAGAGTTACTTCCACTGCTAATGGTGAGACGGCTGGTTCGATTCCAACCCCCTGGCACAAGCCAGGGTAGCTCAATGGTAGAGCGCAATAATATCTCTTGTCGCTTGTTACCGTACCATTCTTAGATTTCAAGCCGAGTAGTGTAGAGCAGAGATACTTCATAGGAGCTGTAGGCCGTGGGGTTCGATTCCCAACCTGCCGCATTTGCGGCAGTAGCTCAGCGGTAGAGCGTCAGCATAAAAGACACTCTGTTCGTTTGTTCTCTCGGCGAATTTTGGTCAATAGTAGCGACGGTTCGAGTTACTTCATTGCGACGATTGACTTCGGTCAATCACACCAAAAAGAATGGCGACCCTTCGGGGTCACACGAATACCATTAGCCGCTTGCGAAAGCGAGCGGTCGGCAAAGGCACCCACTGGGTTTCCTGGCTACTCGGAGCAAGTGATCTCTATTGGCCAAACGTTTTAGTTCATAAGGAGGCAACATGAAAACGAATGTCAGCATGAAAACAAAGCCGATCAAAACTCACGAAGGCGCACGGGCGAAGCGTATCAACCCTGAACTTCAGCTCCGGCGATCTGTCATGGCTTGCCTTCTCTTTGAAAAGGAGTTCTACGAAGAGGGCGAGGACATTGCCAGCCGGATTGCGGATGGCGTGGCGGATGTTGCCCCAGAAATCGTGGCCGCCATCGCTGTTGAGGCTCGTGAGAAGATGAAGCTGCGTCATGTTCCTCTCTGGATCGTTCGCCACATGGCGAAGCTGCCGGAGCACAAAAAGCTGGTGGCGAAGACGCTTGAGCAAGTGATTCAGCGGGCGGATGAGCTGGCTGAGTTTCTGGCTATTTATTGGAAGGATGGGCGGGAGAAGTTATCCAACCAAGTTAAGAAAGGACTGGCGCTGGCGTTTCCAAAGTTCAGCTCTTACAATCTGGCCAAGTACAACCGTGACGGCGCTGTGAAGCTGCGTGACGTGCTGTTCCTTTGCCATGCCAAGCCAAAGGATGCAGAGCAAGCTCAGGTCTGGAAACAGCTTATTGACGGCAAGCTGGCGGCGCCGGACACGTGGGAAGTGGCGCTGTCGGCTGGCAAAAACAAGAAAGAGACCTGGGAGCGGCTGATTAAGGAAAAGAGCCTGGGCGCCCTGGCGTTGCTGCGGAATTTGCGGAATATGAATGACGCCAAGGTGAGCGAGGATGCGGTTCGGTCAGCATTGAACGACATCAAGATCGAGCGAGTGCTGCCATATCGCTTCATTGCAGCGGCTCGGTATGCGCCGCAGTGGGAGCCGGAGCTTGAGAAAGCGATGTTGAAGTGTCTTGCTGCCGCTGACAAGTTGGCGGGGAAGACGTTGCTTATGATCGACGTGTCTGGAAGCATGGACTATAAGCTGTCAGACAAGTCGGAGCTGACTCGCATTGATGCCGCTTGCGGACTGGCGATCTTGCTTCGTGAGGTCGCTGAGAATGTGACTGTCTATACGTTCTCGCAAAGCAACAAACTCGTTCCGGCTCGTCATGGGTTTGCGCTTCGAGACGCTATTGAGAAGTCTCAAGAGCATGGCGGGACTGACATTGGCGGAGCTGTGAACTTGGCTAACCGGACGGAACATGATCGGCTTATTATCATCACTGATGAGCAGTCGCACACGACCGTGGCTGATCCGGTGTCTAAAAAGGCGTATGTCATTAACGTGGCCAGCAACCAGAACGGAGTTGGGTACGGAGCGTGGACACACGTCGATGGGTTCAGTGAGGCTGTCGTCGATTACATCAAGGCTTATGAAGGTTAAGCATCGTTATAAGACAGAACCAATATTTAAGGCGTTTATTGCGCCGAGGTCAAAGTTACATAGTCAATTCGGTGAAATCACAAACAACTATGATAATGAGATTCAGGTTGTTGTTACGACTCGTGTTCGGATCTCTTATAACGGGAAGCGTCGTGCAAAACGAAGTTAAGATCATTTACGAAACACCCGATCCTCTTGGGGTCAACCGTATTAGTATGGGCGGTCTTGAGAGGATCGGGTTTTATTGTGTTCTGCGTGGGAACACGCAAGAGAATATCGACATTATAAAACGGTGTCTGAAAGCGTTGGAAGACGACTATGGTGCCGTTCAAAAAGCACAACAAGGGGAGACACAATGAAGGGTAAAGTCAAATGGTTCAACAACCAAAAAGGGTACGGGTTCATCACCAAAGGCGATGGGTCTGGGGATGTGTTCGTTCATTACTCGGCAGTGCAGGGTGATGGATATAAGGAGCTTCACGAAGGCGATGCCGTGGAGTTTGAAGTACAGCCGAGCGCCAAAGGCGAAAAAGCGATCAATGTCAAAGTCGGAGTAGCGTAAGTTTTAAGCGAACGGGTGAAATTTTGGAGTGCCAGTAAGTAGCCTACGTCTCCATTGGGCAGGTGTAAAGTGCTGGACAGCCTGCGAAAATGAGAATAATTAACTCATCCGGCCAGTTCGCATAATTTTTAAGCTCGTGTGGCGTTGCAGCGTGTTGAGGCTTGTCGCCTCTTCTTGGGGTGCGTTACCTCTGCAAAGGTGAAACCAACCACGGGCTTTTGCGGGATGGAGCATCATCGGCTCGTTGTTTCATGAGGCGGCTTGGGGTCTTCGTACCCTGACTCCCGTTAATATTTGGCTCCTGCTATGGTTAATACTGTCCTGCGACGAGACCAAGGCAATACACGCCAAGAGTCAGGCCAGGAGCCTCTAATTATGGAGATTGAGCATGAATGTCATGTACAGGCGTTTTCGATGTCACAAAAGCGAGTGCGTTCATTTTAAGCACTGCGCTATGGTGAAAGGTCAGCAGCGAACGTCCAGGCGTTATTTCTGGGCGGCTGTTGTGGTGTCATTTCGTTTTGTGACCTCTTCCGTGGCACGGAGTGGGGGTACGTTTTTGCAAGTGGTGTGCGCAGATTTCAAAGCGGGAAAGGGATAGGAGGTTGTTATGAAGATTGGAGAAATAAAACTTGAAAACAATTCTCGGATTGTGTGTCCAAAATGCGGAGCGAATAATTTACATCCCGAAAGTGTATTATTTTTTAATGAACATAGTGTTACGACTATTGATAGCTCAGAAACGGCTGTTGAGCAACTTCGTACCGAGGATGTGGATACAGAAGAAGATTGTTTATGTGTTCAGTTTGTTGGCGAGTGTAAGCATCGGGTGGTGATGAGGATTGTTTACCATGAAGGATGCTCGTATGTTTTTACTGAATATCCAGATGTGAATGTTAATGAGTGGCGTTCTTTGTGGCCGAAAAAGGATTGAGCGGGAAAGAGACAGGCTAAGGGGTCGCCTGCGGCGTAACGCAACCAGGCGATGAGGCAGGCCGAGAGAGCGGGTCTAAACAGCTCGCCTCCGCACCGATTTGCGGATGGTCAAAGCGGGCAAACGTAACGGGGTAAATGAGCTACCTGAGTCGGAGTTCTGGTTTACCACCATCCGCATTAATTTAATAGGAGGTCAATATGTTGATAGCGATAGACACGGAAACAGGTGGAGTCAAGGCGGGCGTCAATGCGCTGCTGTCGGTGGCGGCGATCAAGCTCGATAACGATTTCAACCCTCTTCCAGATGGTCAGCTTCATATTTATATCAAGCCTCACCCGTCACGGACTGTGGAAGCTCAGGCAGCCAAGGTGAATGGGTATACGCCGGAGAAGTGGGAAGCCAATGGCGCCATTGATCTTCTTCGGGCGATGAAACGCCTGCACGATTTTGTCCCATTTGCTGCGCAAGCGCTGGCTCACAACGCTGGGTTTGACCAGAAATTTATGGATGACGCTATGGAGCTGACCAAGATCAAACTTGGATTTTCGTACCGCTGGCATTGTTCGATGGCGACGTTTGCGGCTGTGAATGAGGCGTTGAAGCTGGGTTTGACGAAGTGCAGCCTGGACAGCTTGGCGGCTACGAGCGGTCATTGGGGCGCCGACTATCAGCGTGGCGACCATAGTGCTCTTGATGATGCGTTGGCGTGCGCCGCTGGTTACAAGTGGTTGATTCAGAAGATCCGTTTGGGCGCTCAGCCAATAAAGGAAGGTGAGCTACAAACTCATGAAGCACAAAAATAAGTTGAAGAAGCTGCAATCTCGTATTCGAGATTGGGAAACGACTATTAACAAAACTCCCGACAACAAAAGAGCTTACAAGAAGCCAGGGAGTGTGAAGAAATAAAGAAATCTGAAAAGGAGTACATCATGGGCATAAAAGAGATGCACAACGTGACGTTGACGGTTGAGAGTATTCTTAAAGACAATCATGAAGCACGAGACAACGATAAGCTGTTGCTTCTGGAAGTTTGGGAGCGCTGTGGTTTGGTGTTGGACGCCGAGCAGAAGCGAGTGTTTATGGAAGAGTGCCCGCAGTCCGAGTCGGTTCGTCGGGTTCGGCAGAAGTTTCAGGAGCAGAAGATGTACCTCGGAACCAAGCGTTCGATTCGAGCGGCAGAGCAACGGAATGTGCGGGACGGGATTAAGTCGGTAGCAAGCAATAGATAGGAGCAAGAGCGTGAGCGACGTAGATTTACGAGATCACCAAGGTCACACCATTGATGATCACACGGGCATTTGCTCGTGTGGTGTTGTCATCGACCCGCCTCTTTCCTTCTCTGAAATGGATCGCAAATTCTATGAGCTTGTTGAAGCTGTTGTGTCCATTGCTGAATCCATGAAAACCATCGCTGAACATTTGGAGAATAAGCCATGAGCGAAGCCAAATATGTCGTGTGCGATCTGGACGGGACGTTGACTGATCTTGAGCACCGTCTTTACTTAGTGCGTCAGCCAAAACCGGACTGGGATCTGTTTTATAAATTGGCGGCGGACGATGGGCTTCATGTTTGGTGCAAGATTCTTGTCAATGCTATTCATGATTTTGGGTACAGGGTTTTGCTGGTGAGCGCTCGGCCTGAGTCAATACGGGGTCTTACGAAGACATGGCTAGCTAAACATGGTGTTAATTACGACCGACTTTATTTGCTTAGAGGCAAAAAAGATTACACGCCGGATGATGACCTGAAGATGGCGTGGTTGAAGGAATTTGGAACAGAGAAAATTCTTTTTGTTGTTGATGATCGTCAGCGAGTCGTGGATGCGTGGCGTCAGGAAGGGTTGACGTGCCTCCAATGCTATGCGTGGGAAGAGTTCAAGCGACCAAAAGGGTAAGTTATGAGCGAGAGCAAGCAGCCAAAGATAATAGTTAAAGACGGCAGCACGCTTTACGTCTATTCGTGTGCTGAGTGTGGGCAGGATGTTGAATATAGCCAGCCAATTGTGACGGCGGCTTTGTGTGACAAGTGTAGAATATTAGAGACACCGACCGATGATGGTAAATGTGAAACGTGTGGGGCGAGTCCGGTTGTGTCAGGCACTGGGCAGTGCGGTCCTTGTTGTTTCGGCGAAGCCGATACGGTGAATGGGAATTGGTGAGGCTGCTTTTTGGTCATCTGATTCTGTTGTTGGAGTTCTTGGTATGGTGGATTTGGTGGCTGCTGGGGGCGCTGTGGCTGTTGATATGTATGGTGGTTGTCGGTTCGTTGGCTTGTGATGTTGTTCAAGGTAGGCGCAGGCGCAATAAGGAAAGGGCGATATGAAAATTATTAAGCAGTCGTGGTCATTTCATGTTCCTGTGGTTGGAGCGGATTTGCTTCGCTCAATTGAATCGGCAGGGCGTACCTGCTATAAGTCAGAAGAGAAGGTTGATACAGAAAATTTTATTCGGTTAATTATTGCGAGAGGGCATGAGTCAGTTCTGGAACATGGCAATGCCTCGGTGCGCATTGTTACAGATCGTGGCGTCACTCACGAATTGGTGCGTCATCGGATCGCTTCGTACAGTCAGGAATCTACACGGTATTGCAATTACGCCAGCGATAGGTTTGGAAATCAGGTGACGTTTATTTTGCCTGTGTGGTTTTATGCTTATCATGCTCAAGAGGAATTTGATGGAGATTGGCCAAGTCAGAACAAGATACCAATGAATCATTCTTATTATGAGTGGTTGAAAGCCTGTCAAGACGCAGAGAAACATTATTTGGAGATGTTGAGGTTTGGTTCGACTCCGCAGGAAGCCAGGGCGGTTTTGCCCAATTCGCTTAAAACTGAAATCGTTATGACGGCAAATCTTCGTGAGTGGCGTCATTTTTTTCGATTGCGGACGGCGCCCGCAGCACATCCGCAGATGAGGGAATTGGCTGAATCAATGTTATCTGGATTTCGGCAATCTGTTCCA